AGATTATCTTGACGTGGTCAAGACTCCGCATTCAGATGCATTTGATATGCCGCGATTGCACAACGATTTTAAACAATTTTACGAGCAATATGATCGGCGCCGTGGCAAAAATTTCCGCAGGACTTTTCCTGCATTGAGTGAGTGGTATGACACAATATCAATATAATTCCGCAGATTTAGTCCGACCAACGGATCTCAACGATCGCGAACAATTTCTGCTGAAAGACAGCAAAACATTCTGTATCTATCCTTGGATACACCTGCATGCTTATCCCACAGGTGAAGCCTATCCTTGCTGTCATGCAGAGATGCGATACCCAGTGGGCGATTGCAGAAAGAATACCTTGGCCGAAATTTGGCAAGGTCCGTCCATGACACAGTTGCGAGAAGACATGTTAGCCGAACGGCCCAACCCGGCCTGTGGTCGATGCTATGAACAAGAGGAATCGGGATTTTTTTCAGGTCGGAGATCAGCCAACAAACATCACGGTCATCACATCAAGAAATTAGAAAGCAATCCGTTTGAGATGACTTATTGGGATATACGTTTCAGTAATCTTTGCAATCTCAGTTGTCGCAGTTGTGGGCATATCTTTTCCAGTTCATGGTATCAAGATCAGATCAAGTTAGCCGGTCCTGAATGGGCCAAACACAATAGACCTTTGAACATTGCAGGTCGCGATCCCGAAGATATGTGGAACCAATTGTTACCGCATATTGATTATGTAGAGCAGATATATTTTGCAGGTGGCGAGCCTCTGATGATGGATGAGCACTATCGCATCCTGGAAGAATTAGAACGCAGAGAACGATTTGATGTGCGCCTGATCTACAATACAAACTTCACGCAAGTCAAACTCAAAGATCGATATGTGTTTGACTATTGGAAAAAGTTTAAGAGTGTAGCAGTAGGAGCCAGCCTGGATGCCATGGACTTGCGTGCTGAATACATACGCAATGGTACCAATTGGAACACAGTAGAAGATAATCGTCGTAGGATGATAGATATCTGCCCCAACGTAGATTTCTATATTTCTCCTACGCTGAGTATCATGAACGCATGGCATCTACCTGATTTTCATAAATCTTGGGTAGAGCAAGGACTGATACGTGCGCAGGATCTCAATGTCAATATCTTGCAAGATCCAGCACACTATAGAATAGACATAGCACCTATGAAATACAAACAACGTCTAAGGATACGCTTTGAAGAGCACCTTGATTGGTTGAGAACACAAGATCCTTTGCAACGTGCCACGGTGGGTTTTGAATCGGCTATCAATTTTATGATGGGGTCAGATAACACTCAATTACTGGAGGTATTCTGGCGCAAGACTCACGAACTAGACGCCATCCGCGGACAGAATCTGCTGTCTGTGATACCCGAACTGGAGGCCTTGCAATGAAAATACCACACGAGAAATTCTGTGTGTTACCGTGGGTTAGCTTAGAAACCAGTCCCATAGGCACAGTGAGACCTTGCTGTTTGGCCATGGACGAGATAGTAGATGATCAAGGGAAAAAATTCCAACTTACAAACTCTACCTTTGACCAGATACAGAACAGCCAACATCTAAAAAATCTGCGTCAGCAGTTTTTAGATGGCCAGCAACCACAGACCTGTCGTAGATGTTGGCAAGAAGAACGTGCCGGTCGTACCAGTAAAAGGATGCATACTCTAGATAGGCTCAAACATATGGGCATTTCTGACAATTGGACAGCAGATGCTAAACCTTTGATGTTTTTGGATCTCAAATTAGGTAATATCTGTAATCTCAAATGCCGCATCTGTGGTTCATGGTCTTCGTCGACTTTTGCTTCAGAAGAGTTGAACTTTATTGTTGATAGAGAAGATAAAAAGAAAAGTTTCCATTATCAAATGTTACGTGATGGAGCATGGCCGCGCAACAGCGAGCAGTTTTGGCACGAACTGGATTCGGCCATGGCCCAAGTCCGATACATTGAGTTCACTGGTGGCGAACCTTTCATGATCCGAGAGCATTTTGATCTACTGCGCCGCCTGGTAGACCGTGGATATGCTCATCAAATTGAAATACACTACAACACCAACGGCACACAATATCCCGAAGAAGCCGAAGACATCTGGTGCCATTTCCGGCATGTTGAAATCGCTTTTTCTGTGGATGACGTAGGTGAGAGATTTGAATATCAACGTAGCAATGCTGGCTGGTCGGAAATCAATCACAATATCGAACTGTTCCGACAGATGAGATCTAGGATTTCAAACATCACTCTACAGGTGTGTTGCACCATCAATGCGTTCAACGTGATGTATCTGTCAGACGTGGCACAATGGATCGATCGTCAAAAGTTTGATTTTGTCTACTGGAACATGTTGCATGATCCTTATTATTTCAGTATTGCTAACCTGCCCGAACGTGCTAAACAGGCAGTTCGACAGAGATTGTCAAGTGAATGGGTGCCCGAGTCATTCCGATCTGAGTTTGATCGCGTGGTAGATTTCATGATCAATGGTGCCAGCACTGATGGAAATCTTTTGAAGATAAAGATAAAAGATCTAGATCTAAGGCGTCGTCAGAACCTTTCACAGATAGCGCCGGAGTTAGCACGAGTGATAGATTATGAAGTCTGAAACACTGTGCATGGCTCCGTGGACACACACATATCTCTCGCCACAGACCGAGAGGAGGATGTGTTGTGCCAGTCGTGAGCCTGCACAGAACTTTGAACAGTATATAGACACAGCCGCCGGCAGCGGACGTTATATTCCCATCACACTGGATGAACATTGGAACAGTGAACACATGAAATCTGTGAGACGGCGCATGATGGCCGGAGAGACCTTGCCAGAGTGTGCGGTGTGCAATGAGAAGTTATTGAATACAGATGTCTATCGCAGTTACTTTTGGGGACTGTTTGGTCACAAGTATGAGGAAGCCATGGCAGCCACCACACCCGACGGTGTAACCACACTGAAACCAGTGAGCTGGGACTACAGATTTAGTAATCTTTGCAACTTTAAATGTCGCATGTGCGGAGACATGCTTTCCAGCTCTTGGGAAACTGAAGAGAAAAAACACGACATGGTAGACTGGTCAAATCCCAAAAACAACTGGATGCGGCCTGATGTCAAACGTGAAATCATACAGTTCCAGGACACACAGGTAGAAGCAGAGTTTGCTCAAGCAGTAGAAGAACATCGTGTAGAAGAAATCTATTGGGTGGGCGGAGAGCCGCTGATGTATGAACAGCATTGGCGCTATATGAAAAGAATCATTGAACTGGGTGATGGCCCAAGACTTTATGCAAGATACAATACCAACCTTAGCCGCGTGGATTATAATGGGATTAGTCTTTATCGTGATTTGCTGGCAAATATACGAGACTTCCAAATCTGTGCAAGCATCGATGGAACAGGACCCATCGGAGAATACATCAGAACCGGTTTGGCCTGGCCCGTATTTTTAGAAAACTTTAAACGTGGCCTAGAAATCGCACGACATCGCAGACAGATGCGATTGGACTTTACTTTGACTCTGCCAGGTTTGTTTGAAGTTGAGTCGATGCAACGCACAGCCGATGAACTAGGTGTTGACATCTTGGCCAAAGTTGTGTTTAGTTTTACTCCGGACATTTTAATGAGTCCGCTGGCATTGCCTAGAGAAATATTACATCGCAAAGTGGATGAGATAGTGCCTGCCACACGTGGCGCACTACGAGATGTTTTACTACAACTCAAGCAAAGACCCACGTTTGCGGAACAATGGCCTGATCAATATCAAGCAGGATTGATCAAAGGCAAGCGCAGGATTTTAGAACTAGAAAAGATACGTGGTGATCAATATACCATGGCACATATATTACAACAAAATCAGGACATGTATGATTGGTGGCAAGATATTAGATAGATTGCAGATTGATCTACAAAATCGTCATACTGGCGATCTACTGCCAGTATATGTGGACATCTATGATAACTCTCTCAGTCATAAATGGCTGTCAGCACTCAATGATCTATTGCGGAAAGATTATCATCTAGAAAAAAACTATTGTTTCTTTGGGTTTGTCGATCATGCTCGCAACGGTTCCTATATACTAGAGCAGGTCAATCTCAGTATAGCGGCAATCAATCAAGCCAATCTTGGTTATCACATCGACGACTATTTTGATATGGCGAATTGTATCACAGATACACCTATAGATGGTCGCGCAGCCGGTCGCAATATCATACATGACAAGTTCAACTGGTTGCATAGATATTTTGAAGATTTACAAGGTGTCAGCGGCTCTCCCAAAGAATACTATCTAAAAGCTAATGCTGCCACACGCTGGCATATCCGGCAATTGAATTTATTGTGTCACGAATTTGAATCTTGGGCTCTCAGTTATCGAAAACAGATTGAAGCGCCCGCTTGGCAAAGGCCCAGTCAACTGATGTGTTGGCTTAATGCACCAAGATTTGTGTTAGACGAAAAAGACTACGAGCTGTTTGGTATAGAAACTATCAATCGACCCATAGGCGGAGTATTTGTAGGTGTGAACAAAGCAGTGGGCAAACATCATTGGGAAGTGTTCCAGGATGAAGGACGTGACAGTCGTGTGGGTGAGTTAATTTCAACTACCATGCGTAGCCAGACTGAGGCAGCAGGAGACTTTGATATAGAGTGGGCTAACAATCCTGGCAACTACGAATGGCAAAAGATAAGATTACAAGAGTTCCGTGAATGGCTAACAGTGAATGGATTTGATCCCAATGACAAAAGTTTAACTATTGGGCATCCGCAAATCGGTCAAGTGGATCTCATTGATACCTTTTGGACAAATGATTATCAATCCATATGGAGCCGTTTAAATACTCATCTAGATGTCTACAGAGTTAAAACCAGTGATGCCGAATGTGTCTATGACTATTGCTGGAGTGATCCTGATTATCAAACTCGACAGATACAAATCATAGGAGGAAAAAATGAAATGGTTAACAAACTTGATCAACCGGATCAAACTTGAAATACGCTATCGCAAAAAACTAAAAGAGTTACGCAAAAGAGATCCGTTTATCTATAAATGAAACACATACTTGGTATCAGTGCAGGGTTCCATGATGCGGCAGCCACTGTCATCAGGTCAGATGGTGAAATAGTTTTTGCCGGCCACTCAGAACGATATAGTAAAAAGAAAAACGATCCTACTATTGCTCCTGGACTGCTCAAAGAACTGTGTGAGTGGGAATACGATACAGTGGCGTTCTATGAACATCCATGGATGCACAACATACAGCAGATATTTTCTGGGCAACGCAACTTTGGCCCTTGGACCACACGCGGTGCATTGAAAAAGCATCTCGGGTCTTGGTATCAAAATCCGGCTCGTAACGAAGTCAGCACCAGCCATCATCTCAGCCATGCAGCCGCAGGTTTTCAAACATCACCATTTGACCGTGCAGTAGTTGTTGTTATAGATGCCATTGGTGAGTTAGATACTGTTAGCATCTATCGTGCATGTTACAACAACAAGGGTCGGGCACAATACCAGAGACTATGGCGCCAAATGTATCCACACTCAATTGGATTATTCTACAGCGCCATGACTGATCGTGTGGGACTAAAACCCATGGACGAAGAATACATTACTATGGGCATGGCCGCCTGGGGTCGAGATACGTGGTACCAAGCCTTGAGCAATCGCGTGATCAAAGACTACAACAGCATTGAACTCAATGAAAACTTCCATATAGGAGTTGACTCAACATTTTTAGAATCGGCTACCAATGAAGATATTGCGTGCGCTACGCAGTTAGTGGCTGAAGATCTCATAATGAGTGTAATGAAAAAAGCTCGCGAACTCACAGGCGAAACCAATCTTGTATACATGGGAGGTGTTGCTCTCAACTGTTTAGCCAATAGAAATCTTGGAGACATCTATGAAAATATTTGGATCATGCCTAATCCTGGTGATGCTGGTAGCAGCCTTGGTGCTGCCGCTTTGGCTCATGGGCATAGAGTTAACTGGACCAGTCCTTATCTTGGGTATAATATACCTGGCCCTTATCCTGTTGATGAGCTTGTGGCTCGGCTACTTAATGAACAGATTGTGGGAGTTGCCTCCGGCAGAGCTGAGTTCGGTCCCCGCGCACTCGGAAACCGTAGCCTCCTTGCAGACCCTAGAGGCAGCGAGATCAAGGAGAAAGTCAATGCGATCAAACGCAGACAACAGTTTAGACCGTTTGCACCTGTGATACTAGAAGAATGTGTCAACGATTATTTTGAGATGCCCCAAGGATATACCAGTAGCCCTTACATGCAAGTGGTAGCACGTTGTCGCCATCCGGATCATTTTCCTGCTATCATACATGTAGATAAGACCAGTCGTGTTCAAACAGTAAGCAAGGACTGTGGGTCAGGTATACGAGAACTGTTAGAACGTTGGTATGTAGAAACAGGATGTCCTATGTTGCTTAACACCAGTCTAAACATACGCGGTGAGCCTATGGTCAATGATAGAGACGATGCTGATCGGTTTGAAAAACTATACGGTGTAAAAGTTTGCAACTAGAGATAAGTCTCTAAGCCACCGCGTCGCCGGATGTCTTGTGTGCAACAGCTAACACCCCCATCCCAGAAATAGCTGTGACGCAATTCCGAGATGATAGGTTCAATTTTATGCTGTTTACAGAAATCAAATACTGGTTTGTTGTATGCCGAGAAGATTACATGTGATTCGTCTAGCACCAGACAGTTAACATCAAACACTGTTTCACTCACAAATCCCGTCCATTTGTTGAGATATTCATCTACGAATTTCGTGAATTCTTCGGTGGGTGTTTGACCTTGCACATACCAACGGCCGTTAAAGTTATCTTCTTTGAACTTGCCAACCTCCATGGCTGCCCAAATTGAGCTATCCCAAACCTTGCACACTTCCCAACCGGGAAAATCTCTGCCGAAATCTAAATTGCTATCGTGCTTGCTACTTAATATAACTCCAGGTTTGAGGATGGCAAACACAGCATCCCCGTGCCCATCAGTGACAGCTTCGTGTATACGATATTCTGGTCCTAGTAGATTTTCAACGATCCATCGACTCTGTTCTGGTTTTAAAAATTCTGAATTGTCAAAAAATATGTCTCTGCCAACCCGAACTATGCAGCTGGCACTGGCACCATTCAGCGTGCAATTCTCATCGAAATTTTGATTATCATTTAAATTTTGATCATTGTCGTGAGGATTCACCACTTGATCTTTGTAAAGATCACAAACATCATCGAGTTCGGGTATTGACAACATACGTAGCAGTTTTTGTCCGAGGGTGATTTGCCAATCTCTAGGAGTCAAGGGGGGAATAGGTATGCCCTGATCAACGTTCATTTGATTATTTTCAAAGATCTGTTTGGGAGGTAAATTTGGTCGTCTGACCACAGCACCATATGATTCTATTGTGCGTTGGAGATTATTGAGATCTTCTGCTGTTTCAAACAATATCTGTTGTAGTTGGTTGCGGACTTGGGCGTTATCTAAAAAATCAAAGTAGTCCGGATCGTAGGCACGACCTACGATCACTTCTTCTAGAGGTTGCCAACTGGTATAACTGTTTACAAGTGGTTGCATATTTCAAGGCTTCGTTTAAGTAGGTTATTTAAACAGTTGGCTTTACTAGACAAAAATAACTGCTGGTTGTGTTCCAATGCTGATTTACATCCAATGTAAATCGAATGTAAATCGGTGCGCATGAGTCTTTCAAATTCTTTGCATGCCCGATCCCATCGTTCGGTATTGTTTTCTATGACATCGTATGAGTGATCAATCACATGGTCGAACGTGTCATACCCCATGTTCCTTAATTGTGCTATGCTACCTCGAGCTCCGAATATCATGAACAGCTGGCAGTTCTTGATGGGTTTGAATGTTTTTTCGGTGAGGAAAACTCCTCCACTTTGATCCGCATCCAGGTGAGTTTCCAGCACGACATTGAGATAACTATCTTCGAAATGTTCGACCACCGTGGTGGCATACAGATTATGCTCCTGTGATGATAATTCGTCTGCTCGAAATGGGCAATGCTGTAAAAATTCGTAGGTATTGGCACGCAGATTATCAAATCTATCTATTTCGATGGGGTTATCAGTCTCTTTGTCTTCCACTGAAAGATAGTGATTATAAGAAAAAAATCCATGATTGTGTAATCCCAATGCCCAGATTCTGGCCATGGTAGTAGCCCGCCACCACTTGTGAGTCCTTACCAATGCTGTGTATTTGTGACTCCTTGGGCGATCATGGAATTTGATAGGGCAATTGGTATTGCGTAGACGATACAAACATTCATCGTCAACAAAATAATGGAATCCAGACAATTGATCAGCGGCGGAATTGGCGCTGGTGAATTGTATCAGACCGAGATCTATGTCGTATTTTTGAAATTGTGCATGTAGATGATCCCGTATGCGTCCAGGATGATCACCTTCGCTGTAAAAAAACCAAAGTGTGATATTTCTTGATCTTAGTTTTTCTCTGATCATAACAGGCAACAGCACAAACCAATCAATATTAAAATCGAAAAAACTCAAACTTATGGGGTATAGAGTGGATCTGTCAGATTGGGTCCAATCAACTATTTGATATGGTATATTTTCTTGATCGAGATATTCAAAAAAATGCACAGGCTCGCTGTAAGGCCAGTTGGTGCTGAATTTGCGCCAATCTGAGGTATAAGGTCTGGCATTCCATGTAGCAACATTGGGATATGGTTTGCCATCGACGCTTTTATCTACACAAAACTTTACCATTGGTCGATCACATCTGATAATTCTTGCCAAAGGAGATGTTCGAACTGTTGGCTGTAGAACCAATTAAAATTATGCTCTACTATAGGAGCCAAGTGTTTTTGTAGAGTCACTTTTTCTTTAACGGAAAGATTGTTGATGTCATTGAGTAGTTTTCCTATACGCATGATTCTGGTGTTATCATCATAATCATCATAGTCTTCGTTCCAGAATTCTCCAAAAGTTTTAAATCCATATGATCGGATATAATCTAAACTACCTCGACAGGATACTAACACAAATGGTTGTTGCATCACTATAGATTTGAATGTTTTTTCGGTAAGATGCGATCTACGACCAGAATACACTGTTTCTGTGACCACCTGTAATAAACTTAGATCGGCAAACGACCACATGTCTATCTTGTGACTGTTGCCAGCATAGTCAGATCCTTGATCGATGATTAGAGGAAGATCGATAGATCCTAACGCTATGTCATATTCTCGGCAAAGTTCTGCCACGGTTTTATTTTCGTAAGGACAGCGTTCTGGAAAACTTACAAAATTGTCTGCTATTAGATCTCTATCTACCAACTCTGACAATAATTCTAGACGGTGCTTACGTTGACCGCCGATGATATTGTTAGGACACAAGAATGTATGTTTAATTTTGCGATTCTGGAAAGGAATTGATAGTAAAGATCGATCATAGCCTCTATACCAATCCAGCGAAGCCCAAGCATGGAAAAAATAATATTGTGATTTTACACCGTAGGTATTTTCTATCCAATCAATGTTTTCGCTATCTCTCTCTGAATGGACGATAATTACTTCGTCGGGTCCGCGATCATCACCATAGCATTCACGGAATCGGGGCAATACATTAGCCACACGATCACGATGTAATGGTTCTTGATCCCAAAATAAAATCCTGGTCGCTGGTTCGGTGATGTCGGGCATACTGCAAATATTTTCAAACGCAGTAGTCCCAAATGGTTCAAACCAATGTATGCTGGCCGTTTTGTCTTTTATTTTTTGTAGGAATATGTTATAATAAATTTCATCTATTCTAATCATGTTTGACGTTTTTTATCTAAATAATCCTACCTATTTGTTCCCACATGAACGGAAAGCAGAATCTGTTGATCATGCTATTGAACTCAGTCGCACGAGATACTTATGGATAGTAGACGGTCTGAACGACTATTCTCGATTTGATTGGTCATGGGAACCTGTGCCATGGGAATCTGCACAAACTCATGTATGGCCTAGCCAGCATCAGGAAAATGGTGGAACGTATCTTATACCCAAAACCAGTATGCGAGATGTCAACCGAACTCATGACATAATCCAACGCATAGGCAGCTATCCAAGGATAGGTATAGATCATGGAGATGGTCTGCTGATCCCGTGTCGAGAAAAGACTCGATATATTTCAGACTATTTTGGCACACTCAGGCGCATACTCGGCAAATGCCAACATCAATATGTGTGGATAGTGTCCAGTGTGTGTGATTACAGCAGGTTTGATTTTACCTGGCATCCGTCAGAATGGCAGCAGGACATGTTGCACGTATGGGCCAGCGATGATCAGAAGTTTGGGGATACTTTTCTGGTGCATGTTCCCAGTTTCCTTGAGAAATCCAAGGAACTGGCTTTGCTGGAATGGTTTGATACCATACACTTCGTAGAAGGCCAATCAGTACCTCGGCGTCCTGTGCCTGTGTGCCGACACGAGCATGACAGCCAAGTGCCCGCTGTGTGGGCATACGATTTCCAGGCACCGGTGGTGCAGTTTGTGCGGCACGATGCTGTTGAAGATGTGCCCGCCATGAATCTCTGGAGAGAAAAGGTCAAGACTGTCATTCCACTCACACCTGGAGCCAGTTCTGTGCTGGTCCCTAGAGAGGCCAAAAATCATCTCAAAACACAGTTATATGATTATCCCTACATAGATAAAACACACAAAAACAAAAACAATGACAGACCCCTTGATATCGTTTTTATTTCCAACGGTGAACCCAATGCTGATCAAAATTGGCAGACTTTGATTTATGCCCTGCAAAGAGGGCATGACAATAGAGCAGTGCGTAGCGATGGTGTCAACGGCCGTGCGGCAGCCTATCATGCGGCAGCTCAAGCATCCAACACTGATTGGTTTTTCGCTGTGTTCGCGAAGTTAGAAGTGGTCAACGATTTTGATTGGTCTTGGCAACCAGATCGCATGCAGGCCGCTAAACATTACATTTTCCATGCTTTCAACCCTATCACAGGATTGACCTATGGACATCAAGCCATGATCGCTTACAACAAAAGATTGGTTTTGGCCAATGCCGGTCGAGGACTGGATTTCACACTGGATGACGAACATGAAGTGGTGCCCGTAGTGTCGGGCACAGCCCGATATGCTTACACTGCTTGGTCAGCATGGCGCACTGCCTTCCGCGAGTGCGTTAAATTGCGTGGTCAGACAGATGTAGAAAGTCAATACAGGCTGAAGAAATGGCTCACAGCAGGTGCAGGAAATCCCAATGGACAATGGTCAATCTGGGGAGCCGAGGATGCTGTGGCTTACTATGATGAAGTCAACGGTGACTTTGATGCGTTGAAGAAAAGTTATGAGTGGTCTTGGCTGGCCAGTTATGCCTTGCTCAGGCGCAATCTGTCACCTGATCAATGACATACTCAACTTCAAGATCAGTGAGTTCAGGATACAACGGCAGGCTCAATACACGTCGACTCAAAGCACTAGCACAACTCAAGATATCGGGCCCTTGATACGCACGGAACAAGCCAATTTCATGCAAGGGCTGGACATAGTGTATCTTGGTCTCTATCTTGCGTATGGCTAGATTTTTTTGCAGGATGTCTCTATTGTTGATGTCAATCACGAACTTATGATAAGCATGGTCATGTTCGTTGTCTTGATCTATCAAGCAACGGATATCAGTATTCTTTAGACGTTCTCTCCAATATCCTGCTATCTTAGACCTACGGATCTGCCACGTGTCGATATGTCGTGCTTTGACCATCATATGGGCACAGTCAATCTCGCTCATACGGCTGTTGGTTCCTGTGTCGTTGTTGGTGGATTTACCGTTGTCTCTCCAGGCTCTGACCCAGTGCAGGAGATCTGAATCATTGGTGATCACTGCACCCCCGTTGCCATAGCAAGGTAAGTTCTTCATGGGATCAAATGACAAGGCAGATGCTCTACCAATACGAGTGCAATCAGCGGCCAACCAGTGTTGTGCCGCATCTTCAATCACGATCTTGTCGTTCAGCGTCCATTGCCGCCAGGTGGATATGTCACCCATGTGGCTCACTGAGGCGCCATACAGCCCTACCAACACAACGGCCTGATAACTAATATCCGTAGGTATTTTTTTGACGTCAATGATACCATGATGATCGGTGTCAATAAACACAACATCCCATCCTGCACGTATAAAAGCGTTGGCCGTGGCCGCATAGGTCAGGCTGGGAATCAACACAGTGGGAGGATTGGGCACAGCAGAGTTTTTGGCGTAGAATTCCGCGATGGCTTCCAGGGCCGATGTGCCAGAGTGGACACATATGGCATATTTTACATGATTGCGTTTGGCCAACCAAGACTCAAATTCGGCAGTGAAATTGCCATTCATGAGTTGGCCACTGCGCAACACTTCGTCTGTGGCGTCTAGTATCTCCTGGCGGAGATTGTTATACTGTTTTCGGAGACCAGTAAAGGGAACTGTTAAGCCACTCATAGTATTTCTGGAAACCTTCTTCGATATCTACCTTGGGATCATACCCGAAATCTCGTCGTGCGGCATCGATGTTGAGCGCACCTCTGCTGGGGAAATCGGCATCTTTGTCACGCACTTCTACCGAACCTTTCCCTACTATCCGCACAGCTAAGTTAGCCGCGTCCAGCAGGCTCCATGAATGGCTCTTGGTAATGTTATAGGTTTGATTATTGGCTGTGGTGCTCAAGGCCGCCGCAACTATACCGTCGGCGGCATCACCCACATAAGTGAAATCGAGAGTTTCGGTGGCACCATTGACTTTGAGTGTGCCGCCACGCATGGCTGTCAACAGAAACTTTGAAATAACACGATCTTCAACATCGAGTTCTCCGTATACAGCGGAAGGACGAATAATGACATGATCAAAAAAACCACGCCTACTATAATCTCGGACAAGCCATTCTCCTGCAAGTTTCATGATGCCGTACTGCCCTTGTGGACGGCATTCAGCATCTTCTGTGACATCGTCAGTGAAGTCTCCATAGACCATACTGCTACTAATATATATGAATTTGCACACATGATTATTCTTTGCGGCTTCTAGCAAATTGAGCAAGCCCTCGCTCATGGCACGTGATCCTATCATGGGGTTGACATTGACCACTTTCTGCCGGGGAAAACTGGCCATGTGTATCACAGTATCGGGTTGATAGTGTTTGACGAGCCAGTCGATTCCAGCCTGATCTGCGATATCTATGCGATGTGTGCGCAGATTCATCTCTGGAATCTTAGCACGCCGCTCGGCCATGAGATAATCTAGTTCATCCTGTGGAACCAACCCGTAGTTGGTTTGTGTATCTGTTACAGATACCTCGTGTCCTGCATCAATGAGGCGGCGAACAACATTGTGTCCAATGAGTCCCAAACCTCCAGTGACTAAAATTTTTCGCATTATAATAAACTTTCGCTGATAAAATTAGTTATTTGTGCCATTTGAAGAAATATTCAGTTTCGTGTTTTTTTTCTATCTAGAGTATTATGTATTTGTTGTTTCACCATGTGTTCCTTATTTTGATAAATTGCCTCGATTAGACGATAGTTTTGTTGGAATCTATCTTGACAATCAAACCAAGCAGAAATAGCAACACCTTTGTCCTCGAGCATTTTTCGATTATCCGTGATAGCTTTTGTCATTCTGACATAAGGATCAACGATCTCATCATAAGAATGATCGATAATGTCGTCAAACATATCAAATCCCAAAGATCTTAGGTGAGCAACAGTTCTGTGCATGCCAATTATGATAGGAAAATTGCTGCCATATACAGTGTTAAGATATTTTTCCGTAATTATTCCAGTTTGGTTTATAAAAACAGTTTCTGTCACCACTTCGATTGCGCTATGTTGGTAGAAAACGTTCTTGAGAGATTGATTAAAATTTTCTTTTAGGTTCATCCCCACTTCTGCAGATTTGTTATCCCTGTGCAGATACTTTTTTGCATCATATCCTTCTGAGTTTTTAACTTTTAAAAATCCTTTTTCCATGACAGGATAGAATTTTCTAGAGATACTATTCAGATAAGGATATTTGTTATATTTTAGATATGACTTGAATGATTTCCAAGATTCGTGCCTGATAATCCACGATGGGTCAAATCTTTGATAACCGTGTTTTATATCTAGTCCTAAAAGTATTAGATGACAAATGCTTCTGTGAACTCTTAGATTATTAGATAATGAAACCCAATGCCAATTTTTAGAAAATTCTTTTTCCATTACAGGACTAATCCCAGAATAGTCAGTATCTGGATGTAGCATGAAATCATTTCCCCAATGTATAACAATTAAATTTTTCTCATCTGTAAAAAATTCTTCTAGAAAAGGGCAGACAGTCATGAGATAAAAAGTTTTTGTTGGATATTGGCGGACTTTAATTTTCAGACAGTCAATCATTGATTGAGGACGGCAGTCGGGTGGGGTCAGAAGGTATTCGTCATCTCCCCAATGGTCGGTTGTCAATATTACGATATTTGACTGCTGTATATTAAAATCTCTATCAAAACTAACAGTGACCATTACATCCTGATCAAAAAGGTCGTTGATGTATGGAAGAATAAATGAAAAATGTTTTATCAACTCCATCGCAGATAATACTCCGTTGCTTTGATATCCTCCAGTTTCCCTTGGATGGTGATTTTATGCCCAAAGGTCGTTGGGTCGGCACTGGTATAATACTTAAGGTCGGAAGCGTTGTCCATGACCCATTTTCCCTTGTCAGTCTGTTGCCATTCGTAAATGGGTTGGGCCACATAGATATCTAAATCATCTACATCGCCCATGGTAAAAGAATGGAATATGACCTTCACAGTCACAGTATAACAGGTATATTAGGATTGTGCAACCAGATCTGTGGCCATAGGAAATACTTTGGCTATGACCTCGGCGCAGGCACGAGCCACTTCCATGTGTTCTTTTTGTGTGCCATTACCACTGCGCAGTTCGATGAAGTGTATCCATGAACGCAAGGTGCCGTTCATGTAGAGCCTACTTTCGATCAAACCTTCTGGCAACACAGCACGGGCCTGTTCTTTGGCTATGCCATTAGCGATAGCCCACTCATATTCTCGCTTGGCGGCATAGATAACTCGTTGTTGGGCACGTTCCCATTCGATCTGTAACATTGGATCATCCACGGCGATGCTGTTTTGGCGATTGGCAGTGTCTTGAAGCCGTGCTTCTCTACATACGAACGAGAGGTCTCGAGTAGGGTCAGCATATCGCTGACTGAACTCTTGGAATGAGAATGATCTATGTCTAAGTATCTGTCTGGCGATGTCTCTGGTTGTGGTAATTTCGCAACAGGCTGAGACCATTTCCAGTGGACTCCAGTGTTGATGTCGGACCAAGTATCTGATGAGCTTTTCTGATGATTCAGTGTTGAGTTGGTTGGCGGGATTGCTGACACGGGCGCAATACGCAATGAGTTCTTGCGCATCTTGGATGCCCATGTGTCTAAATTCACCTGTGGGTTGACTGTAGGATACCAAACGAACATTCATAGTTTTCCTAGGATTTTGTCAGTGAGTGGTTGCACATGACGGGCCACTGTGTTTACATCGATAACAAAATCGATATTTACTATCTGGTTGCCCAGTTCATTCATGGTGCGTGCCATCACAGATTCAATCTCTTCGATATCCAGCCCATTACGGCGCAGGATTTCTAGATTGATAGATTTCTGTCGATTACCCTTGAGTTTGATTGTGACTTTTTTGACACAATCGATAGGGATGTGATCTTTGTCTACTGACGAGATCACTTCTTCCCATTTTTCTACGTCATCAACTTTGAGCCGCATCCGCTACCTTTGATTTAGTTGTTTTTTTAGGTTTAGCGGGTTTGGTAGGAGCGCCGGTCATGGTGGCCGCTTCCTCCATCAATCTGGCACTCTCGGCCAATAGACTCTTGGCTTCGGCAGACATGCGCTCGGCTTGTTGTCGGAGATTTGTAGCCAGTGCGTCGTCTGTCAACACTTGATTACTGCCTGCGAGATTGGTCCTGGCAGCAGGTGGTGAACGCAGTTCACGTCCTAGACCGTCACGGACCTTGGCTTTGCCGGAAATTCCGGCATTGGCATCCAGTTCGGCCAACTTATCTACGGCCTGTTTGCCTTCTTTCATCTGGCGAAGGATGTCGTTGAGTTCGCTGAGTTTGCATGAAGCAGTGGGTGTAGGGGTCACGATCACTGTTTCGGTCTGTATCTTTTTCAACATGCCTTCTGAATGCAAAGCCACTAGCATGGGACGACCATCCGGGAACATCTGTCTGTGGACAGCATCGGCTAGATTGTCGCTCTGCTGTGCTTCGGGTGTTTCGATGGCTTTCATCAGCGCATCATGCATGTGAGTTGGAAGAACGTCGGGATATACGACCAAACACATATGGTCCTCACCTGGCACTTCTCTGAATATAATGGCTACCCTGCGATCGCCTTGTTTACCTACGTGTTTAATGAACATTGTCATTCTCCTTTTGTTTCTTCGTTGGGTGTCTCTGTTTCTGCTGGTGCAGTCATTTGTGCCAACCAAGCACTCAATCGATCATAGCATTGACCTATCTGGCTCATTTCATCGGCACGGAAACAACCGCGTTCACAGGCCACTTGCACTATGCTTTGAAGCATGATCAAGTCTGACACTGATAGATTCTGGGGTTGGTTCTCCATACATCTATTTACGAGCGAAAAAGAAATCTACGTAGTTTATGCCACAAAAAAACCGCCTTAGCGGCGGTTGCAGAGTAGTTTTTGTTTCAGTTTTACCTTTTTGATCTTGATCTCACGGTTTTTTAGACTCTCGTGCTACCAAGGCCTTCATTAGTAGGAATTTCTCGTGTAATTCCTTCAAACCCGGGTGATCTTTCATGAGTTTCTCTAGTTCGTGTTCTTCGGCCATTTTTTCTCTGCCCCAACTCAAGATTTGCTCGGCTTCTGGAGACAGTCCTACTGTAGCACCAGAGCCAAAACTCAACCAGTTGTTTCCGTCATACACTTCCAGTTGATTGCTTTGGGTATTATATCTCAACATGCCTGCACTCTGCTGATTGCCCACATACACTGAACTGGGACTGGTATTGGTATAAAGCCAATCTGATCGTGAGTGCAAGTTAGTGATCATGTCTGCTTCATTGCCTCCAGCGGGTTTCTCTGATCTCGCGAATGATCTTGGGGATAGATCGAATGATTGGTTCACCGATCCACCAACCCATCCAGAAGCCACAGGCGAAGTATATGAATTCACTGAAGGTCACTGTTGCTCCTCATACAGTGCCCATACACCAAAGGGTGGGTTTGGATTTTTGTCTCCGTGGATGATCCACACTGTGTCGCAGTAGTTTTCATCGCCCCAACTTCCAAACGGATAACCGTCTGTGAACACCACCAGGCGCTTGGGTTCGATCTCGTTTTCTTTCAAGTGCTGGAATATAGCATCAAAGTCGGTGCCACCACCACCTTGCAAATCATAGTCTGTGATATCTTCGAGATTGTCGGAATTATAGTTCTGCGGATTGTATGGTTGGGTATCAAACGTGAACAAATGGATGCGATAGGAATCGAAACTTTCCATGATGCCCTTGACTTCGCTGAGGAAGTCCTTGCCTTGCGCATCTGAGATTGAACCGCTCATGTCAATGGCCACTGCGATATCGATAGCGTCAGTGTTCCGCATGCCCGGCATCACAGCATCCATGTGCCAACCACGTCGGCTGGCCTTCATCCAAGTGTAATCACTCTTGATAGTGCTCTCGAGTTGCATACGGAGCAGTTCGCGCCAGTTCATCTTGGGATCGGTTAAATCCTGGATCATGCGTTTGACACCGGCCGGGATGTTGCCTGCATCCGATGCTTGGGCGGCCGCCAGCATGGCTTCTTTGATCTCGTCACGGATCTTGGCACGCTCTTCGGCACTCAGTTTGGGGCGACCTTTGCCCTTGCCTTCTTTGTCGCCATCGGACCCGCTATCGCCATTTTCGTCGCCATCCATGTGCTCATCCAGCAATTTGTCGATGAGGTCATTGATGTTGATTTTTTCAGCGTTCTCGTAGAGATAGTCATAGATCTCTTCAGAACTCTTGCCTTCAAACTTGGCATCATACAAGCAAGGCACTGAAGTGATGAACTCGCCCACGCGATGCTTCTTCAAATCTGCGTTGACACAGAAGTCATTGGCGATATTGAATAACTGTGGATCACGATCGCCACGGCGACCAAAGTGATCATACACACAATGCAAGACCTCGTGCCCAAACAAAAACTCGATCTCTTTGGGTTTGAGTAGTTTGATGAATCGGCTGTTATAATAAAAATGGCGCCCGTCTGTGGCGGCAGTAGGACACCACTCATCGGCATTGACCAACTTCAAACGAGTGGCCAGATTGCCAAAGAATGAAGCACGGAGCAGGAGTCCCACACGGGCAGTGACCAGCATCTCGCGCACTTCGCGATCTAGTTTGGGATCCATGGGGCCCAGGAGATTTTCAAACTTTTTAGCGTCGTCTTTGTTTTGGGTGGTAGTTTGTGCTGTAGACATAGGGTGCTCCTTCACTGTATTCTATTATTATACATAAAATGGAATTATTGGTCAACCGGGTATTTCAGCGTGAACAGCGTGAGTTCTTGCTGGCTTTTCACGTATATACGCAGATCTTCGTAGCCATTGGTCCATGACCACATGGGGTTCACGCATTCGGGCATGATTCCCACGGGCGGGGGTTTGATATAGTTCCACACATTGTGATGATACTCTCGGATGTCAGCCCACTGGCGTATCTCGGCACTCCAGCCATAGATATCAAAGAAATATTTCTGTGCTTCGGCAAACTGCATGGGACCTTGGCTGTTGCTCATGCGACCAGAAAAAATCACAGCATACTCGAAGTATTTTCTGTAACTCCAACGACCATCCAGTTTGACTATCTTGTATCTCATCGTTGATATTTAAGACCAAATATGATTGCATCATGTGGATTGGCAAAATGGAAATCCACCACCCATACATTGTCTTCGATGGTGCCTATGTCGGGACTACGATACTTCCAACGTGCTCCAGGACGGCCAAATTCTCGACACACTTGCACCAGGACTTCCTGCACTCGGTCATGATCGTAAGGTGCGAAAACCACCCTCACGGGTGGTTGGGAGAAAAGATGGGTTGGATCCGACATAGCCCTATGTCTCGTTTCCGAAAGTGGATCCAACCCTGAACCGTTTAGGAATTCTGGCTTGCGCTGAGAATATACTTGCCATACCGCTGATGGAACTCGTCGAAGTTCTTGAGCTTGGTAGGTTGGAACGGAAGATTGTATGTGGTGAGCGCGATACGAGCACCCATCACAACCAGTTCAGTCTCGAAATTGTCCATCATGTAGCGGAAGAAGTTGTCAGACATGGCATGGAACTCTGAATCCTTGACCTTGCGCTCGATAGCACCTTTGAGTTCATAGCACATGGAGATCACCAGGCTATACATGGCCGATACTTCTTTGACCTTGAGTTCTTTTTCCTTGCCTGACAAGATGTCTTCAGGCCGGGGCATCTTAGATGCGATTTTGCGATGCGCCATGAACTTCACTGCCAAGCCTTCACCCACAGCACCTGCGATGAGATCAGTGTAAGTGGTCTCGTCCACATCTTCGTCTGCCAAGAGTTCGCTCACAAAGGTCCACGAGCGTGGAGTAGCAAACGAGCGTGACGCAGATTTTGCATCAAAGTCGTAGAGGTCTTGCTTGGCAAAACTCAAGTAACCTACCACATCTTTGTGGATGCTGTTATTGACAGCCCACTCTTGCCACACAGGAAAGTCAACTCGCATCTCTAAGTGGACGAAGCGATTGGCCAACGGAGTAGGCATGCGATAGGTCACACCTTTGTCTGATTCGCGATTGCCCGCGGCTACCAGCACTACATTGTCTGGCAGGATATACTTGCCCACACGGCGGTTGAGCACCAACTGGTAAGCGGCCGCTTGCACAGCCGGAGCCGCAGAATTCATCTCATCCAAGAACAATACCACTACCGGATACTGGCTGGCGGTTTCTGCATCGGGCAAGTCAATGGGGGGTGCCCAATCCATCTTGCCTACTTCTTTGTTATAAAACGGAATACCACGGATATCGGTTGGATCCATCTGGCCCAAGCGAAGGTCGATCATCAAACCGCCCAATTCGCGGGTGATGTCTGCTACCACTTCTGACTTGCCGATTCCGGGGGGACCCCACAGGAACAGGGGACGCTTCTTGTCGAAGCACTTCTTGATCGATTTGCGGGCACCAACCGCGGTAACGGTGCGATGTTCAACTGACATAGGGCTTACTCCTTCTTGTTTACGATTTTATAATTGTATGCTGAATTGATTTTTCAGTCAACTCAAGAGAACTCATAAAACTTTACTGTGGGATCTAGACGACGTAGTTCTTGTGCCGCGGCCGTGAGTTGACGATAACGAGTTTGAACTTGACTGCGAGGCAATTCTCCGTCGCAGGTGAGATTTTCTGGGGAAAGATCACCGTCGATCATGTCGGCGATGCGTTGATTATCTTGGCCAATGACCAATGGCCGGCCGCCAAAAATAGCGTTCCATTGATTCTTTTGATCTACATAGGCTTTGAGTGATTTCACAGTAGGGCTCCTGTAATGTTTACTATACCTATATTGTAGCAAAATGGCTATTTCTGGTCAATCTAAATGATTGTTGTAAAAATACAACAAAACCCTGCTTGTAGCAGGGTGGTCAGTGATCACTTACCTAACCATCTAGGTTTAGTCCGGCAGACAAGTAGCCCATTTTCCCAGATAGTATCTTTGGTTTTAAACCGTCGATGGATAATTCTGTCTGCCAGGTCTATGCCGTCTTTCCAGACTTTAAAATATGGAGACTTATGGAACTCCCAATCCCAGCCATATCCACGCGGAGATTGATGGTTTCCGTTTCGATATTGTGAATTTATGTCATCATGATCCCAGTAAGGAAGTTCGGAAGCATGAGGATCCAGGTGACCATAATATTTAGGATAAATCAAAGGAATCACTTGAGTTTTTTTCTGTATTGATTGTTTATCATTTTCGGTTATATCTACTTTGTCTAGATGGTGCCTCCAATAATTTTTAACAACATGGCATTGTTTTATGACCAATTCCGGCAGATCTGCTGACCAATAAAAAGGTTCCGGTATCATATGATCAGCCCGATTGTGCATCGAGTGTAATGTATCATTTTGCGAAAAATACCAAATTTTACCTCCATTTCTGACCCAAACTTTGGGCTTGTCTACGCCAACAATCACCGCGGTAGAAGGATCATTCCATTCTTCGAATTCTTCAGTGGTGCATGCTCTATGAGCAGTTATATCGATACAATTAAATCTAGGAGCATCGATGTCAAATATCCAACCAGGATCAGACCCTAACACCGAAATGGTAGGACTGAAATCATTGACAATTACTTTGAAGTTTGCACCTTTTTTGACAAGATCCTCGACGAACGGTTTGGCTATTAGATTTTTTTCTACGTTGGCAATTGAAAGCCACGGATCTGTGCCAGGTGCATGCCACTCGTTCATAGTGACTATATCAAGTTTGATGTTGTTATCAACGAAAGTCCTTAGTATGTTGAGGCTGTCGGCGCCACCGCTGTATCGCAAAATAAGAGTCTTGTATTTTTCTCTCAGTTGTTGGGCTCTTTTTAGATACAGTTCATCCAGTGTTTCTTTTGGCTCCACTGACCAGTCATGTTGATCATACCACTCATCATTGTAATGATAACTGACATCATCAAATCCGAGTCCCTGGTGTTGTGCCGCCAGTATAGCCTTGACTTTGTTGTCAAAGCATTCTCCGTTGACTCTCCAGTATCCGCGATTTTTACTCAGGGTCATTTCTTGATAAGATCTTGATTTTTCTGTGCCACTTGAATGATTTCATCCAGCGTGATGTAGTTACCCATGGGCCAGTATTTTTTCTTTATGGCTTCGATTTCTGGATCTTTGAGAGCCTCCAACAAAGCGACTTTGAGAGCACGATGCTCGACTGTGTCGCCCGGGGTCATGGCCAAGAAAGCACCGCCCGGTAGGATAGGAACTCCAAATTTCTCATTGATTGATGGGATCTTATGTCCACGATGTTCCAGGGTCTTTTTGCTTGTGACTCCAAGGATCTTGATCTTTTTCTCTGCCGCAAAAGTCCAAATCTGCTCAGTGGTCAAAGTAACCACGCCAACCGGCACATGACCACCGGCCACCTGTAACACAGCATCTGAGTTTGAACGGAAAGTGACCACAGGAACTTTTAGATTCTTGGTTTTCAAGAATGCCTGGGCGTTCGAACCACCGTCGGCAGCACCAACAGAAACCGATGACTTGGGCAAGGTAGGTAAAACTTTGACAAGATCATCGAGATCATTGATCCCGCTGTCAGCAGAAGAAAACCAAATGACCCCGCCGATCCCAATCTCGTTGATCACGTTAAAATCTGCACGGGTATAACCTACATTGCCTAGTTGTATAGGTAGATAAGCCAATGCACTGGCGCTGGTGATAGTGACTGCAAGTCGTTCCTTCTTAAATTCTTGAGCGGATGCTAAACCGCCGCCTGTGGTGATATTGTAGACCTTGCTGTTGATGTTATGACGTTCTTGCATGATCTGGCTGATTTTGCGTGCCAACACATCAGCACCGGCCCCCACTGGATTGTTGGTGATGATTTTGTATTCTGTAGTCGTGCTACCAAACCCTCCCACTATCGACTGAGCCAGCGACGGCCCAGAGATAGCGAAAAGGAATGACATCATCGCAGAAGTAACGATTTTCTTCATGATTGTATTCCTTTTTGTTTTTAGAAGCTGTGACGGATCGCTACAGCATAGGCCTTCTGATCAATTCCAGCGGCATTCAATCCAAAACTGTTGCCTAAAGTATTGGCATTAGATCCACCGCCGCCCCAGGCTGCAAATCCAGTGGTTCCTTTGTTTTGCGCATAAGAAGCCATGGCCATGAGTGTGGTGCGCTTGCTGAGTGAGTATGCTAGACCAGCGGACTGACGATCAGCACCATTGTTGCTGTTGATCTTGTCCTCTAAGCGATAGAAACCAACAGTGGCCTCCAACTTAGGATTGATCTGATAACGAGCACCCACGCTGTAAAGATCAAATTTGGTGTTTGCGGCTCCGGCACCGTTGGGGTCTTCCATCTTCCAGTAGTTGGTCAACAGAGTGAGATCTTTGGTAGCACGGATACCTACGCCTGCATAATTGTTGCGTCCTTGGCTTGTACCAGTGCTGGCATTGGTATTGTAATAACCCACAGCACCAAACACCATGCCTTTGTTGTCGTAGCGCAAGACCACTTGGTCGGCTGCGCTGGCATCCATGTCACCAGCTACGTTACCAAACATACGAGCATAGGTCGCGCTGAACCCACCAAACGTTGGCGTATCATAGCGAATTGCCTGGCTCACAAATGGACCACCTGTGTATTTGCTCAGTCCTGTTTTGGAAGTGGCCGTACCGCCGAAACTGGAACCATCCGACAGGAACACAGGATTACCACCAAAGTTGCTGTGGCGACGCGAGTCTAGGCTGGAATATGTGCTCCAGGCCGCATTGTCTTGTCGACCGATCGTCACTGTGCCAAGGTCAGTGTGTTGCAAGAACACATTGGATCCACGAGCAAACACAGCGTTAGCTGAACCAGATCCTGATGCTAGTCCTTGTGTTCCGTTTGCCACGTTGATGTCGGATTCAATTTTGACACCTACTGTCAATTTGTTATCAATTTTTTCAGTGCTTCTAAAACCAATATGGCTGGCTCCGTGGATACCACTTACTACGCCTGTGAACTGACCATTGGCCGTGCCGGAGTTACTTGCACTGACTACACCTGTGTCCAATACACCGTAGACTGTGACATTACTCTGAGCATGCACGGCACCCGCTAGAGTCGCTGCCAGGATACCTGCAATCGCTGTTTTTTTCATTGTATTTCCTTTCGAAAGTTTGATCTGTTATTACGTGCGACGATAATAACGCATTACTTACGTAAAATACAATCTGACAAGAAAATTTATCCAAAAGTAAAAAGCACGCTCTCTCTGCTGAGACCCGGCCCTACACGGCGGGTGCCATGTGCTTTTTTGACAGTATTATCGTTGATGTAGCCCGCATTGGGTGCGTAGGCTGTTTCCACTGTTTCTAGGCCCGTCACATCTACTATTTTATCTGTGCCATATTGTTCTAACAATTCTGTATTTTTTTCGCCCACATACCACTGAGTGCCCATACCGGGCTGTGCGATATCTCCGCAGTAGACCTGGAGCAATACGCGATAATTGTTGTGGTCAAAATGCCATGTGAGTTGATGACCAGGGAGATCCACGAATATGGTCTGATCCAATGGACGCAATCTATGATCAGTCAATTCGCTCACAGCGAGATTGATGTCCAGAGCCACTTCACGCAGATATGAGTAATCTGGGTTGTTGGGCAGGCTCATGAGCCTGTTGGGGCCGAGGCATTGCCACCCTGTCACAGTTTCCCGATATGATCGACGTATCTCACGATAGGTTGCAATGTCAAATACTTGTGGTAGATACCAAAGTCCTGGGCCAAGATGCAGAGCAAGTTCGGTGTGCAACATGCCTTTACTTATTAGGCATCATTTTTGTCGCGCCGGCCCCGAGGTTGGATCTTGTCTGCCAATTCGGCTTCGACAGTGGCACGCATGATAGAACGGATGCCAAGTCGATACCAATTGAATGCCAGATATGTCTTGGCAGCCTTGCTCATTCGATATGTGGAGTTGGGTTTTAGCATGACTGTTTCCTTTTATATTAGATTGGTGCCCCGTGACAGAATCGAACTGCCAATTGATGATTACAAATCAACTGTTATACCATTTAACTAACAGGGCAGAATGTTATTTTACGATAATCATCACGCTGTGTCAACATCAAAAACATTGATATCGGCTACATGTTTACGCATTATCTCACGAAAGTTAGATTCGGATTGGCTTTTTGGTGCGCACAGACCACATGTGCAAAGATTTTTGGCACAGGTGATGACGGGAAGGTTGGATCCATGGAATCTAGTTTTGAGCCAATCTAAAATTTCCGTGGTATTATTGAGATAACCGATTGGTGATACAGACCCGTCAAAATTCATGCGACAGTCTTTGTTGAGATAAACTTCATCGGTGTGTTGTTTAACATACAAAAAATACCAATTCACACTGCATTTCCAGCCCAGGAAGTTATTGTCAGGAATGTAAAATATCGGATCTTTCATTTCTTGATTGACACACATCAATCTGCCGCCGCAACAGGCCCTGCCCACATCAGATAGATCTACATTGCTCGTCAGTGTTTGTTGTTTGTGTTCAATAATTTCTCGCTGTTTGATCGCGGCATGGCCAGGACTGCGTTGATTCCATAAATTTTGGAACCATTGTATTTGTTTGGGGCCATAATTGGCATTGACATGACCATCCAAATGCCGGGGAAGATATCGAATATTCTCTTGTTGGCAGAAAGCAATGACTTCTTGCAATTCTGGCCAAAATTTTTCATCGCCGTGCATGAGCACAACACACTTGAGACGACGGCCACTATTTTTTATCAAACGAAGATTGTCTAGCACTTGTTGTTTTTGTTTGGACAATGATTCCGCATGATAACTCACTGTGAATTCATCTACAAAGCCTACCACTCTCTTCATGAGATTTGGACCAACGACGCCATTGGTTGTGCAAGTCACAGTCAATGGCCAACTGTCTCGATAAGGCTTATGTTTGTCTCTGACCGCAGCCATGATCTTTTCTATGTCTGGATGAAACAAACTCTCTCCACCGTAGATATTGAGCACCACAGACCTATTCCATCGTGGTTTTTGTTGCATGTAAAGATCCACATATTCATACATGAAATCTATAGTCGATAGACATTTTTCCAACGATGGATGATCAGCTGAATTGTCATGATAGGCCATAGATACAGGAACCTGATCTGGAGTAGGACAGTAACTACAGTCTAGATTGCACTTCATGGTCAATTCCCAATCTAGTAAGAATGTAGGTCTGGCATTAGGATCAATGGCAGGTTCTATGGAAATGATTTTTGGCATGAAATATGTATGCCGGTTACCCAGTCCGGCGCAGACTTATGGTATCTACGGCTCTTGCGGTATTACCCGACGTCACCCAGTCATTTTGCTATCGGCACTTATTGGCGCTGGCCAAGTGAGCAAGGCTGACTGTGGCCCTAACTGGGGATCATGCGCGGCAAGTAAGGCACTGCACGTGGGCCATGCCGTTCTTGCAAAAGTCTACGAGCCTGTTCGGCCGTATCTGCTCCCACACGGTCTTTAAACTCTTGACCATCTGGGGTGCGGATGGTGGCTTCCCAGAATTTGATCCTTGGATATGTCATCAATCTGCACCTCGAGGGCCGTTGCCGTTTTGAAAACCGATAGTACCACCTTCTGCTTCGATGCGCTTGATCACATCTTCGAACAAGATAGGAGCAAAGTCAGTTTGTTCCACGCACACACAATGATAACGTGGATCTATGATATCAGGCCTGTATGCCGGCGGCATGGCTTTCATCACCCGGTTGGCATGCAAGTGACCATGGATGTTGACACCAAACCGACCCAGGCTTTCGCTATGGATAGGGATATGACTCAAGATCATGCCATTCATCACATGGTAAGCACGAAGCTCACGGAAGTATGCTCGATACTCATCATCTCTGAAGATGTCGTGATTGCCGCGGATCAAGACCTTGTCACCGTTTAGACGAGCAAGAGTTTTCAACGCTTTTCTGTTGATCACAACATCGCCCAAGTGGTAGACTTTGTCTGTAGGTCGGACACGTTCGTTCCAGGCCTTGATCATGAACTCATCCATCTCCTCTGGATCATCCCAGGGACGAAGTTTGGTTACTCCGTCGTTGAGTGTGAAGCGGCACACACCTGCGTGACCAAAGTGCGTGTCTGATACTAAAAATACACTAGGCATTGTGCCCTCCTTTCTTTTGTTTATATAGTTTTCGAAACTTTAAATGACCGTTCATGGCCGCGGCACAGGGAAACTGATCACCTTTTTTAAATTTTACATCGTTTAACTGGAATGGCTTTAACACACGATCACCGTTCCACCAACCACGTTGAACTTGAATATATCCATCTTGTTCTAACTGCTCACGTAGGCAAGCAAACTCAGGATGATCTTTGGTGCCAATACTAACAGCAGGCGCAGGATGTTTTATTACCGAGATAAGTTCTTCTGCAGTCAGCTCTGTGCGATCGTTGTAGCGAGGATATTCAGTCCGCACTACAACATCAGTGAGATATGCTTCATCTATGTAAAAGTCCATTCTAGCATTATACTAGAAAAGCAGTTTTTGGTCAACTGCGTTCTGTATGCAACACAGGATCAACAAAGATCCAATAAATGTAGTTGGCTACCACTGCCAGTCCCCAACCCAGTTGCCACCAAGGCAAGTTCCAAATACTAGCGTCCACGTCCAGTGACTTTCTTTACTGGTTTACCCGTGATCACCGGCGGTGTCCTTTTAGGTTTGCTTTTGCCATCATCTTTGGCATCCGACTTGGTGTCAGGATGTGCCGCGGCATGTTTTTTCTCTAGCGCGGCCCGTAGAGTGTCAGTGAATTTGGTCATGCAATTATATATTCGTAGTTGACAGTGTCTGTGTTTTCTCTCAGCACATGTGCCCCGTTGCGTAGATGGAATTTGCGAGCCATTTCTGTCTTGGGACTCAGTGTGACGAATCGTCGCACAGTGGGATAAAGTTCTCGGATTTGATCCACTGTGGCAAACAACAGTTCTGTGGCCGCTCCAGGAGCATAACTCCAGATAGTATAAAATATCGCTGTGTTGGGTTCCGCAGGGTCCTGCGACAGATCCGCCACAGTCTCAGGCACAAAATCATGCAGGCTCACGCAGACCATGGCACGTGGTTGATCGTCTACCAGGGCTGACACGAAACGCTGACCACTCACACGGAATTCGCGTGAGATCTCGGGACGCACTGGATCGTCCTTGAGATAATCTAACAGTGGATCAGTGAGTTCGCGTATGAATGATAGCATAATATGTGTATATATCTCTTTGCAATAAAAATCAAGATTTGGATTTTTTCTTGTTTATTTCTGGGTTTTTATTTAGGTAATCTCTGCCCACATGACCTTGTTCAATCTCGCGGATGGCCTTGACTGTGGTAGTATCGTCGGTCGTGATGTGAGGAGCATGGCCGTTGGATAACTCACGTGCTCGGCGACTAGCGATCAACACTAGATCATAACGATTACCTACGGCTTCTACTGCTTTTTCTGATGTGATTCTTGCCATGACATTCTCCTTGTGTTTAGAAAGTGCTTGCCCGAGAGCCGCGGTCTTTTTGTTGCCTGCCAGCGTCCTGGTTGGATTCGTGTTACCACCTTTGGCCCATCGGCTTCCAGTCCCTCAGCAGGACTACTTGGGCTGGTAGGCACCCGCTCGCCACCCTCGGGATTGTCGCATTGCCAGCGCCAGTTAGGTTAGACTGGGACCACCCGTGGTTGCTACACCACTTCTCATCGTGCGGGTCGCACTATCCGTTGCTACACGGAACGTCCTGGAGCGGGTAGGGAGAGTCGAACTCCGCATGATCAGTTTGGAAGACTGCTGGGCGCCCCTTGCCACGATCTACCCGCTTTATTTGGTTGCGGAGAGTGGATTCGAACCACTGACCTCGAGCTTATGAGACTCGCCATCTGCCACTGATATACTCCGCGATTGTTAGTTCCGCTTACGATTATGCGGAGTCTGTGTTGATGCTCAGTGACCTGTGATGTAGAGGATCAACGTTCCGTCAGATCATACAGAGCACAGAGTGTAGCCCAGACCGATTGGGGTTGCCAGTGACTGGAAAACTACCGTATACTCGGATCGATCCAGTATGGCTAAACATAGCAGTGAGTGACCCGGGCTTGTAGTACCGCCAGGAATATAGTATGCATCACTGTCTGTCTATGTTGAAATGATAAATGACACCATCTTGTGTTTAAGGTCCAGACATTTTGCCCAGGGTATCAGCCTGGTGCCCAGTCCCCCTCTCGCGTGTTCATCTCGTAGCCAACGAGTGCGTCCTATTACGGTTACAGCGGCTTAGGGTGGTTATCTCCCCCGATGGTCAGGGTATTGCTGGCGAGGCGTTCTTTCGCTCACACCATTTACCATAAGCAAACATACCTTTGTCCCTGCGACAGGATTTCACCCAGTGTTGCCGCAGACCTATTAGGTATGACACTGGGGCCGATATGTTTGCTTATGGTACTCGGTAGGGGAATCGAACCCCTCTTCCCGCCGTGAAAGGGCGGTGTCCTAACCGATAGACGAACCGAGCATTGATGCTGTGAATTGTTAAAGAACGATTGTTAATTATAACAGGAAAATAAAAAAGAGTCAACCGGTTGTTTGGGTTATAAGGCACAACCGGAAAATCCTCATCTAGTGCCTATCAGGCGGCTAGAGCGTATAACTCATCGTTTGCAGTTATAAAGTTTGCTTGATTAACGATCATCGCCTATCGTGTTGTCCACTCATTTACTCTTTGCTCAATCGATTACCGGAGCACCCCCACCTAAATATACCTTATACACTTAGGTGGAGGTGATGGGATTCGAACCCATGTCTTGAACACTTTTCTCTTTGCTTCATACAACAATTCTTTCACGAGACTATCAGGACATGTACGGTCCTCGCGTGACCTGTGGCCTCTCACCACATCAACAATTCCAAGAGATTTTTCAAGAGCCCTTGGGTGCATACTCCTGCATAGTAAAATTACTTAGCCGACAAATTCCGCATTTCTGTGCGAAAATCTTCAATCAGTAGCCACATCACAGCAACAGCAAAAACCATGTTGGCCATGATCACATCAATCGTAGCCAAGGCCAGCGTCATCTTTGTTTTGCACGCTCTTTTCCGGAATCTGCAGACGATCCTTGTTGCGCTCTGGTGGCAAAGGACCACAACCCAGTCTGTCCCATTCACCGGCACTGAAGAAATATTCTGGCACTGGTTGTTTTTTCTGTTCCATCGCAGTCTCCTTGGTTACTTGATTATAACAAAAATATTTAGTGACTGTCAACGAGTTGGATGGTGGAGAATGAGAGAATCGAACTCTCAATCTCGGCTTGCAAAGCCGATGTTATCCCATTTAACTAATCCCCCAAAAAAGAACCCGAGTCAGACTCGGGTCCTTAAATCATATCCCATTGCTTTCATCAAGGCCAACTGTCGGGCTAAAAACAAACGGGTTTTTATATAATCCGAAAGATCCTCGTCATCAGCGACAGTATCTTTGAGATCTTTTACCACTTCAGGTCTCCTGTAGCCTACATAGATGTTTTCATCGTCGATGGAATACCCATCTTCGTTGCCCTCTACATGGACCAGGATATACCTGGTTGGATTACTTCTTAGCGGCTTCGGCTTTTTTATCGTCTTTTTTAGCGTCGCTTTTGGCAGGCTCAGCCTTTTTGTCGGCAGGCTTACTGGCGGCAGGTGCAGGAGCGGCTGCGGCAGGCTTGGCTGCTTCTTTCTTTTCTTCTTTCTTGGCAGGTGCTTGTGCGAAAGCGGATACTGCAAACAAACTTGCTACGAGTGTGGTTACGAGTTTCATAAAGTTCTCCTTTGGTTAGAAACTGTAGGAATTATGTCCTACACTTATATAACGTCACAGCAGTGTTCAGCGTTGACTGATTTGGCAAAATTGGTGCTCAGACCTGGGATCGAACCAGGAATAGCCGATTATCGGTCGGCCGTTATACCATTTAACTACCCGAGCATTGGCCGGTCCTGAGAGACTCGAACTCCCAACCTCCAGTTTCGAAGACTGGCACTCTATCCATTGAGTTAAGGACCGTTTGGCCCGGCCGGCAGGAATCGAACCCACATCGGACGCTTTAGAAGAGCGTTGCCTTATCCATTAGACCACGGCCGGATATTTGGTGGTAATGGTAAGAGTCGAACTTACACTGAACACCGTATGAAGGTGGAGCACTACCGTTATGCTACATTACCATATTGGTAGGACGTGCGGGATTCGAACCCACCACCAATAGATTAAAAGTCTACTGCTCTACCTAATGAGCTAACGTCCCGATGATTGGCAGAGGGTATAGGAATCGAACCTATAATAACGGAATCAAAATCCGTGGTTATACCATTTAACTAACCCCCAACAGAGTGGTGCCGCCCCCTGGGATCGAACCAGGTTCCTCGGTGCTTCAAACCGGTGCTATGACCACATCAGCTAAAGCGGCATTGGTGCATCGTGATGGAATCGAACCACCGCTATCCCACTTGTAAGGAGGGCGTTTTACCATTAAACTAACGATGCAAGAAAAAGAAAACACAGACGCAACCACTGCGCATCAACGAGTGGCCAATAGTCGGAGGCCTGGGACATAATTCTGGAGCAGGTAGTCGGGTTCGAACCGACGACATCCACGTTGGCAACGTGACATTCTTCCAGCTGAATTATACCTGCATTGTTTGGTACCCCCTCTCGGATTCGAACCGAGAGAACTTCTCCTTTTGAGAGAGACGACTTTACCTATTTGTCCAAGGGGGCATGGGTTTACATAAATTTGTATATGAAATATTTTACTCATGTGCCACACAGATTGCCCATGGCACGAAAATTATTTGACACAGTGACTGATGCCATTTCTGTGCCGCACGACAGTGTTTTTACGCATATAACATCTTGGAATCAATGGTTAAACCTTGATCTCAACGAAAACCTGTTGTTTTTGATTTTGGAAGACAGTCCTCATTACGGCAATTTCCCACAGGAGTATGATTATTGGACTGAAGGCCAAGAACCCACTATTTTCCAAGACATCAGGAACCTGGCGCTCGCATCTCCTGAAAAAACCATTGTCTTTATGTTACAAGGTAATCATTATCATGATGGATATTTCAATCTGCCCAATGTAAGAGTAGGCAAATGGTTTACCGTTCCTGAAGATGATCTATATGCAAAATTATCCCCAATCAACGACAAGAATCAACAATCTAAAAAAATAGGCATCGCACTGAATAGACAAATGCGCACTCATCGATTGGCTCTCTGTAGCCTTTTGTATGGATTAGATCTAGATAATTGCTGCCATATCAGCACTGGTCATTTATACAAACAATTAGATAAATTGCCTAGCAGGGATTTCCTTGATCACAACCCTTGGCAATATCATGATCACAATGATCATGTAAAACAGATCATGTGCCAAGGGTTTGACAAGATGATATCAAATCCTGATAATTTACGATTTGGTGATGATAATGGCAACGACATCTATTTGACAGAGGCTGGATCTGACACAGTGCTAGACTTTGATAACGTGAACAATTTTGGAAACAATCTGCGTCCTTTGTATAGAACAAGTTTTGTAGAATTGGTTTCAAATAGACTTTTCTGCGAGCCAACTATTAACATCGATGAAAAATTTATCCACACGATATATGCTCGGAATTTTCCTATCATGATATCTAGTCGAGGAACCGTAGATCTTTATCGTAGTTTTGGATTTGATATGTTTGACGACATCATTGATCATTCGTATGACATCATAGATAACCCTATAGATAGATTGTATACCGCCGTGAGTAATAACAAGCACTTGCTCACAAATCCTGTTGATACTGTCAGACTCTGGAATCAAAATCAACAAAGGTTTGATGCTAACCTGGATTTTGCCAAACAGCGATTTCATGACAAATTAAAAAGACTCACGCTAGATGAATCAAATCGTTGTTTAAAAGATCTATTAAGACATCCTTTGTGATTGGTCGGAGTGGCAGGATTCGAACCTGCGGTTTCCTGCTCCCAAAGCAGGCGACTTGGACCAGACTAGCCTACACTCCGTTGTATGGTGCGGAAGGTGGGACTCGAACCCACAAAACTCGGATTTTAAGTCCGATACGTATGCCGATTCCGTCACTACCGCATACTAATAAATTTGGTGCCCCAGAGGAGACTCGAACTCCTAAAATTTGGTTTCTAAGACCAACACGTATACCAATTCCGTCACCGGGGCAAAAAAACACCTATAAATACTCGAATAAAGGGGATTAACCATGAAAATCATAGCCGCTGTAAAGAAACATCTCAGACGACTGGGGGTGTTATCGCCCTTGACATACGATCAGCAAATATGGGGCGGCAAGAGTCTCATGGATCTCTATCAGAGCGCATCGCAATTTTATCTCGCCGAAGCCAATGCAGGCGGAACCATGTATACTGTTTGGCAAGGTTCTCAAGATCAAAAACCCTATGCCATAACCATTGATACATCAGGACATGCCACCTCACCTGTGATTGATGATTCGCGAGTGGCCGAATGCACGGCGTTTGTGTATCCACCCAAACTGAGTTGCGCCCAAGCACAGCAGGCCATGGCCAAGGCCGGAATCACCGACACCTGGACATTCTGCAGACTGCGCAAAACAGTAGACTATCGCTTCAATCCTTTCTATGATTTCGCATTTGTCACACGCCGACCTGTGCATGTGGATGCTGTTACCGGGCAAGTAACACCCACTTGATCACACATTTGGGGTGAAGGACGGAATTCGAACCCGCACTACCTGATCCACAATCAAGTGTGCTACCATTACACTACCCACACCAGTGAATTCACACCTGTCTAAAAACATATTTGGTGGACGGCCACGTTTCCACATCGCCCCGTCCTGAGTTGTCTACTCTGTCATCACGTTGTTAACTTCTTCGCTGTTGTGATTCAGCACAGCGGTTTGGACTCCCAATAAAAGGGCACTCTGCTTAACGGTTCTCCGCCCCCGACTCGTAACGCTGAGTAAGCGACAGCAATCACGTTTGCTATGGACGGGATATGGCGGAGAGACTGGGACTTGAACCCAGAAGCCGGATTACGCCGACCGACGGATTAGCAATCCGCTCCAATACCATTATGGGACCTCTCCAGGTTTGGCGGAAGCGGTGAGATTCGAACTCACGGACCTTTTCGGATCGTCGGTTTTCAAGACCGGTGCAATAAACCAGACTCTGCCACGCTTCCATTGTTAAATATTGTTGTGAAAAAACTCTTGGCCATCCTGCTATGGTTGCCCAGTGCTAGCTGGGCCTGGTCTAACTGGACCACAGAGCAACAAAATTGGTTCTTGGCATCCAACGCGGCCATTCTGGGTGATTGGGCGACCACACGCAACATGACTCGCAGATATGCTGAAGGCTACTATGAACGTAATCCGTTGTTGGGCCGGCATCCTACCACGCAAGCAGTGGATCTGCATTTCGTGACTTGGATGGTAGCCAACTATTTTGCGGCAGATTATTTCCAAGGCCGTAACCGCACTCTGTATCTCAAAGTGGTCACTGGTATGGAATCCGCTTTGGTTATAAACAATCTCAGCATAGGCCTACGACTAGAATTCTAATGGAGTGAAGGGTCGGATTCGAACCGACGGTTTTAGAGTTTTGCAGACTCTTGCATTGGACCTCTCTGCCACCTTCACATTGTGTTGGCTACGGCGGAGGGATTCGAACCCCCATCATACAGTTTTGGAGACTGTCGTTCTGCCAGTTGGAACTACGCCGTAATATTTTTTTGGTCCCCCGCTGAGGAATCGAACCTCATCCTGGACCTTATCTAGATTAATCGGTTATAAGCCGACCTGCTCTCCATGAGCTAGCGGGGGAGATCATGGCTCCAAGGGCAGGGATCGAACCTGCGACCAAAAGAGTAACAGTCTTCTGCACTACCGCTGTGCTACCTTGGAATTGTTTGGCGGTCCCAAGGAGAATCGAACTCCTATCAACGGCGTGACAAGCCGCTATACTAACCATTATACTATGAGACCATGTTTGGTGGGGACTGAAGGAATCGAACCTAATCGCCGGCCACTCTACATATTAAAGGCAACGGATTTACAGTCCGCCGTAGAGAACAACCCCCATGCATATTCAAACACACGACTCATTGACTTGACTGCTCGGTCATGTGTTTGAATATGGGCTCTGTTGCCAGAGCCAAAGCGGAGACATCCTCCGCTTGCCTATCTTACTTTCTCCGTTACCGCCGGAGATTTCAATCCAGGACCCCGCCCGTTTAGAGCATGTTTAGAGTGCGCTCTGGGACCTCGTTTCCCACTACACTTTGCTCGATTATCGATCAGTGTGCCAGACTGGACATGTAGCCCTAGCATCGATTTCTTTTCGAGCCCGATCTATCTTGCCTTGGAGCAATCGTTGCATATCATGTTCATCTAGGACAAACCCACTATGCTCAAATGCTTGTTCGACAACACGATCGGCAATTTTACTGTAATCTATTTTTTCTGTCAACTTCTTTTTCCTTTGTGTATAAAACAGAAACCCCGGAGTTTTTAGTTCCGGGGTCCTGTGTAGAATAATTTTTACAATCTGATTTCTACTCAGAACCCTCCGGACCAATCGCATCATTACGTAGGCAGGTGGGGTGCCACAAGAGACTTGTTGGCTCCTTCTGCATAAATGATATCGAATAAGGTCTTAAAGTTTTCATCATAGTGTGTATTGTATAGGTTTATTTATATAAGGTCAACCTCTGGTTTACCTTTTTACAACAAAAAACCCTACACTTGGTAGGGTTTTTGTTTTATGCTTGCCTACTTATCAAGCCTTCTTTTCAATCGCCTCAATGAGACCAGGTGTGAATGAATCACGGAACTGATCGTAAACACCACTCAGTGCAACCTTGGCGGCTTCACGTTGCTCTTGTGTCCACTTGACGATGTTGGCGCCTTCTTCTTCCACTAGACGCTTCTCGGCACGAGCACCATCACGGATGGTTTCAGCACGCTCTTCACGTCCGGCCAGGATAGCGGCAGTCTTGATCACGGCCTGCACTTCTGGGCTCAATGATGACCAGAACTGATCACCAATGATCATCGATGTCAAGAACAAGCTGTGACCAGTGTCGATCACTGACTTGGTGACTTCATTGTGGCGCAGAGGATACATGCGAGGATAGTTGGTTTCGCCACCTTCGGCTTGACCTTCTACAACAACACGACGCAGATCTTCAACTTCGGCCACAACAGGCTTCATGCCCAAGGCAGCGATAGTTGCTTGTGCCACAGGATTACGGTTTGAACGCACAGGTGTGCCAGCAAGTTCTTCTAGAGTAGAAACTTTCTTGTTAGCGATCATCTGGCGGAAACCACCGGAATATGTGTAGCAAAGGCCACGCACGTTTGACTTGTCTGTGAGTTTCTGTAACAGACCTTCGCCGATCTCGCTCTCGAACACGCGAGTAGCATGCTCGTGATCCCGGAACAGGAATGGTAGATCGAATGCCAAGAAGTCTTGCTCATAGCGTTCTGCGAGCCATGTGGTATACATCTGGCTCATTTCAATTTTGCCCTGTTCCATGAGATCCAAGAGATCGTGCTTGGTGATGACGACACCATCGTTGTAACGCTGGCTGTATTCTGTCAAGGTCATGATTTCCACTTCGATCTTGTGCTCGCTTTGTTGTTCGTTTACACGACGCTCAAAATCTTCAGCGGCACGAAGGAAAAGGTTCAAAGGCTCATGGGCTATAACCCAACGAATCTTAGTAGTTTTGCTCATTTTTTATATCCAAATTTGGTAGTTTAAATGTGCTTGCGATTGCTCGCTACGGTTCGGCGTTCCAGGCATATCATGCTGGTAAAAGGGTTTGCTACCCTAGGCGTCGTTGTAACCGGCGTCGATCACCTGACCGGCGCTGCCATTTTTATTTAGCCAGTTTCACACCTTGGCTCAGGCGTTTCCACAGGGCAACCTGTGAATCAAACCAACGCTGTGTGGCTATGGCATCAAGATTGCTGGATTCGCAGTAGTCCACGGCATAGGCCCGTTGGACTGAATCAGCACGAGCGGCTTGCATGATCATGCCGCGCAGTTGTTGATACTGTGAGTCGGGCATGGATCGTGGCACTTGTAGACTGTGCATGTTGACCACTTCGCCCACTCCAGCAAATCCTTGGCTTTCCAGTGTGGCTATGCCGCGCACTTTTTTCCTGCCCGAAATACCCAAAGCATACAAATCACCGCGATCAAGGAATCCTTCTACCTCGCCCAAGAATGCCACGCTGAGTTCAATATTGCCTGCAATCACATCTATACTGGCTTCGCGAGTGCCCTTGTAGGGCACAGGTTGAGCATTGGGATATTGCTTGACAATCTCCATGGCCATCAAGTGCGATGTAGCACCCAGCCCAGAAATGCCAATGTTGATGGATTTTGATTTGTCAACTTCGTTCCAATTGCGATATCGTTTGCTCACAATGACCATGGGCGCGGCACACTGTGTCATCAAGGGCCGGAAGTCTGCTACACTGTGACTTTCCTCAGGATAAAAGTTAGGTCTCACAAAGAATGCTGTGGACGCGGACAAAATAGAATTGGGTGTGCTTGCCACATGTTTGGCACCAATGGTAGCTCCGGCCCCTGGGCGATTTTCTAAGATGAAAGTGTAGGCCTTTTGATTCTTGTTGAGTTCTTCTACTAGACTGCGACTATATTGTGCCTGCGTGTCGCCCATGCCAAATGGCCACACTATAGAAATCTGCTGTTGAGCGTGTGAAGAAAATGCCGCCAATGCAATGGCAATTGATAATAAAAACTTTTTCATTTGAGAGATCCTTGGATGATGTCGGTATTTACGTAGTCGGTGGGCCCAAGATCGTAAAACTGATCCATGAAGCCAACAAATCCCACAGCACGGCCTTGCTCATAGGTAAAGAACTTGGGATCAATGGAATTGACCATGTGCGCTAGACCGGCTTCCCAGACTTGGTAGAAACGTGTGTCCTTGAAGTTCTTGAAGAACCACCAAGTCATTTCTGAGTAGAAGTTGTTGGTTGACTTGGTAGTTTGCCATGTGGTGGGATCATAGTCAGGGTAGATCAAGGGCTTGGCCAACTGTTCGTAGGCACCACGTTGTGCTACACTGTGATTGGGCCAACGCACTAGGAACTGTAGATGCTGTGCAGTGGGAGTCATGAACCAGTTGCGTATGGTATGGGCTTGTTTGACTATGAGTTCCGGAAGATCAGCCTGCCAGTAGAAATATTCTGTGGTAATGTTGTCATAAGGACCACGCTGGTTCTGGCTGTGATTGGCCTGTATGTCCAAGAAATACAACCACCAACGACCATCTTTGATACAGACCTTGGGCTTGTCCACACCATAGAGGATGCAAATCTGCTTGCCAGTTTCGGCCAACTCTTTGTGACCTTTTAGACCCAAGGGGTCGTGTTTGAACGTGTGCTCAGGATGTAAGTAATCTTTGGCATTGTTGACCCATGATTCATCGCCTTGATATTTTAAGATGTTGTCGGAAAAATCATGCATGGTGATCTTGATAGTTGGATGGGTGACAGCCAACTTTTGCAAGATAGGTTTGGCCGCAAAGTGCCACTCGCTCAAGGTATTTTCGGCCTTCATGTTCTTGGCATCGGGGCCGAGATTTTTATCTCCTTGCATGGGATAGCGGAATACCACCTCGTCGAGATGTATGTTGTTGTTGATAAAACTATAGAGCACTGTAGCAGAGTCTGACCCACCTGAAAACTCCAATCGGATGTAATCATATCGGTCTCTCAGTTGCTGTGCCCGCATACGATACAGTTCGCGTAAGCTCAACTGAGGCTCTTTGGTTGTGTCCATGCGACTAAAAACTTCTCGATTGAAGTTCCATGTGGGAAACTGACCAGTGGCGGTGGCCTCTAGCAGGGCTTGAGGTTTAGAATAAAAGTTCTTACCGTTTACTGTGTAAAAACCAAGTTTGGGATTTTGTTCGAGGAGTTCCATGGGCGGAGTATTTAAAGACTAAACTCCGCCATGGTAACATTTAGCTATTGAGCACTCGAGCCACTGCTGTGATCACTGCGGCGATCCGACCGATGTCTCGCAGTTGTTCTACTGAGTAGCCTTCCTTCTTGAGTGTTTCGTAGTGCGCTTTTACGCAGAAGTGGCACTTGCCCACGATACTGGCGGCTAGACTATAGCTCTCAAATCGAGCCTTGGTCGTCCCACCATGGGAGCTAATAGCATTCATGCGTAGTTGTGCTGGCAAACCAGTGAGTCGCTCGTCTTCGGCCATTTCGACGTAGGGATACCATACATTGTTCATGGCCATTAGACTAGCGGCTGTGATGGCCGCCTCGGCTTCCTTTTGGTCTGCGATCTGGCCCTGCATCCAGGTCCACAGTTTCGTATTGCCTGTAGCAAAGGCAGCCGCCAAAGCCACGGCTTCTGCTTCTTCTATGGGCAAAGACGAGCGTTTGATCACTGCATCAATGTTGAGACGAGTGTCCTTGGCGTAATCAGGTATGGTTTCCTTGATTTGATCTACCCAGGCAGTCATTATAGAGTCTCTCCACCCACTGCACGATTGCATGCACACTTCTCTCCTGTTTGAAGAGCGTCAAGGATACGCAGAGTTTCTTCTGGGCTACGGCCTACGTTTAAATTGTTGACAGTGACATGCTGGATCACACCTTCGGGATCGATGATGAAGGTAGCACGGAGTGCGGCGCCTGCTGGTGCAAAGAACACACCCAATTGCTCAACCAGGCTCAACTCACCACGCTGTGTGTCAGCGAACTGGATATGCCGGATCTTCTTGAGATCTTCATGTGCGGCTTGCCATGCCAGTTTGCAGAACTCATTGTCTGTGGATCCTGTGAGCAACACAGCATCACGATCAGCGAAGTCGCCGTGTAGTTTGTCGTAGGCCACGATTTCTGTTGGGCACACGAATGTAAAGTCTTTGGGATAGTAAACGATGACCTTCCACTTGCCTGCAAATGATTCTTCTGTGATGGTGAAGAAATCGTCCTTGCCTGGGTTCACGCCAGTGATGGCGAATTTTTCGATTTTGTTTCCTACTGTTTTCATGTGTTTCTCCTGTGAAGTTTTGTGAGACTCAGTGTTTCTACTGATATAAAATTGTAGCAGTATATAGCTATTAGATCAATGGTTTTTATAGGTTTTTTCTGAATATTTTTTTATATTGATCATAGGAAAAATCAATAACCATCATTCGTCATAGGGCACAGGCTGCCACCCCAATCGTTGGAAGTCCTCCCGGATCTCATCTGTCACAGCGCCTTCTGGAACGAATCCAGTGTCGTCTTTGTCCGCCATGCCTGAACAATACCAATCGATATAGTCACCTTCACCACGTAGATCGGCCACGATACCCCCGGCACTGCGCCATGAGCATGACCAGAGTTCATCTTTGAGCACGGGCCATACATCTATCTTTTGCCACTGCATGTTGCACAAGGCCGCGTAGATATTTTGTGCGTAAGATTCACTGGCCCGTGCTTTGGCAACGATCCAGTCAGTTGATCTCAAGTCATATTCGAGATCATTGACATGTTGTTGTTGGTGCCACTCGGCATCCTGCTGTTTGACCTTGTCCCACATCTCGAGATAGGCTTGGTTGGGTTCTTCCCCTTTTTCTTCACAGCGTTTTAGATATCCTTCTCGCTGGAAGGTATGCCGATCAGGGCTGGACGCTACCTTAATTGAGACGTTGCTTTCGGGTTTCTTGGTCATGGGCCTGTTCCAATGCCTGCATCAATGCTTCGCGTTCTTCTGGATCCAGGTCGTCGATATCTTCGTCCGTGAGTGGTCGGCTCTGTGCTTCCAATTCTTCGCGAGACATGCCAGCAAACATGGTCTGTATTTCCGCCATGATCCGATCCAGTTCTTCCTGGCTTTCCACGTCAATGTGATCGAAACAACCGGGTTCGAAAACCACCTTGAGTGGCTCACCGGGCTGTGCGTTTGCGATCTTGCCCGTGCCACTCAGTAATTTCTTTTCTGGTTTAGTCATTTTCGTCTTCCTTTGCATGTTCATCACAGCGTGTCACGATCCAGCCACGGCCCCGCTGACGGCCTGGTGCACCGCACTGTTCGCAGGTCACTGCGCTCATGGATTCAGCCATGCGTGCCATGCCATCTACGATATCGTCACCACCATGATAGTAAAAGCGCAGAGCACCAAACTTTTCCTTTACTTGATCTGCAACGACTTGCGAAACAACTTCCGGAATGTCTTTCAGTTCTTCTGGTGCAGCCTTACTGTTAAAAGTAATGGTCCACTGGCGTTGTTTTTCTCTCCAATCGATATGATGTTGGATGTTGGCACATAACTGATCGATGATATTGAACCATCCATCATCATGTTCGAATCCCCAACACATGGCCGTGGTCTTCATATCAGCGTGTCGATTGGCGAATATCTTGGGATAGCGTTCGCACAGCAGTTGATCTAGTTCTTGTCGCATGATTGTTTCTCCAACTCGTATTGTTTGATCATTTTATACAGAGGTTCAAATGGTTCGCCTCTGCGTTCTATGATATCCGGACGTGCTTCTGCCAACATGGAAAGATAATACTCGTCAGGAAAATGCCTTAGAACTCCCAGCGCCCTGCGGCGGATGTCTCTGGGCACACGAGGAGTCTTCTTAGGATCCAACAAATCTTCGCAGAACTGCTTGGCATATACAATGGCTCGATATCTTTCGTCTGGTAATGTCATGCTGTATTCTTTGTATGGTGGGCCCACCTGGACTCGAACCAGGGACCAATGGATTATGAGTCCACTGCTCTAACCAACTGAGCTATAGGCCCTAAGCATGTATTATAACTGAACCAGCATTGTGAGTCAACCTCAACCTTTTTCGCAAGTGTAACAAAACGGTCATACTGCTATACTTAAATAATCTTGTGCAAGTCGCACATCACTACTCAACCAAAAGGAGATCACAGTGAAAAAACTCATACTGACACTACTGGCCGCAGTCGCGGTTACAGCACAGGCAGCCGATATCACCGGGGCAGGTGCAACTTTTCCCTACCCCATCTATGCAAAATGGGCCGAAGCCTACAAGAAAGAAACCAATATTGGTCTCAACTATCAATCCATTGGCTCATCGGGCGGCATCCGCCAAATCAAAGCCAAAACAGTGACCTTTGGGGCATCCGACGCACCCATGAAAGGCGAAGAACTTGATCGTGAAGGTCTGATTCAGTTTCCTGCCATCATTGGTGGCACTGTGCCTATCGTTAACTTGGATGGATTCAAGCCAGGTGAACTGCGCATCACTGGTCCCGTAATGGCTGATGTGTTCATGGGCAACATCACCAAGTGGAATGATCCTAAACTCACAGCATTGAATCCTGGTAAGTCATTGCCAGACCAACCAATCACTGTGGTGCATCGGGCCGACGGTTCTGGCACAACATTCAACTGGACAGACTATCTTGCCACAGTAAGCAAAGAATGGGCAGATCGTATGGGACGTGGTCCTGCTGTGAAATGGATCCCCACCACAGCTATGGGAGGCAAAGGCAACGAAGGTGTGGCTGCCAATGTGGCCCGCATCCGAGGTTCCATAGGTTATGTGGAATATGCCTACGTCAAGAAAAACAAGTTGACCTATCTCCAACTGCAAAACAAATCAGGCAAGTGGGTCCATCCTGATGATCTAACATTCGCGGCCGCAGCCGCTGGTGCCGATTGGTTCTCTGTGCCTGGTATGGGATTGAGTATAGTTGATCAGCGTGGCGATGCAGTATGGCCAGTGACCACAGCATCATTTATTTTGATGTATCGAGATCCTGCAAACAAAAATCAAAGCCAAGAAGCATTGAAGTTTTTTGACTGGGCGTTCCGTAACGGGAAGAAAGATGCCATTGACTTAGACTACGTTCCACTGCCTGACAGTCTTACACAACAGATCCGTCAGCGTGTATGGAGTCAGATCAAATAACACTCGCTGGCTGACAGCGTATAATAAGCCAAATGGTCAGCAAACCGCCCGAGGGGCGGTTTTTATATGATCTCTAATTCTCGGGCCTGCAGTTTGACCCAGGTCATTTCTTTGGCATGTATGGGTTCATGCACATCTCGCCGACCACGGCGCACTAGATATGCACCATTGGCATTTTCCAACCACACACGGGTGGATTCCAAACAGCACTGACTATGGAATAGATGCTGGCTGGTAGATGCTTCTTCAGGATGATACCCTCGCAACAATGCATAGCGTGTGGGCTCCCCAAACACTCGATGTCCTTCAGGAAATTCGTAATAATAATCGATCATTTTTTAATTTTAAATATTATACTAATTGCGATCACAACCAATGATATCAACAAAAACGTAGCACTGATCGGACTCTGTAAAAAAATCATCCAGTCACCCTTTGATATCATCATGGCTTTTCTAAAATATTCTTCAAACAACAAACCGATGACAAACCCCATGGCCAGTGGAGCCGGCTCGCAATCTAATCTACGGAAAATATAACCCAGCACAGCAAATGGTAGTAATAGCCATACTTCAGTGATGTTATTATTCATCACATAAATGCCAAAAACACAGATACAGAATATTATGCTGAATAACACAACCTGTGGGATTCTCAGCACACTGACCCATACCCCGACCAACGGGATATTTAAAATTACCAGCATTAAGTTCCCCAACCACATGGATACCACCAATCCCCAAAACAAAGATTGGTTAGAGTTTACCACTTCTGGACCAGGTTGTATGCTAAAGATCATCAATGATGCTATCATCAATGCCATTATGGGAGTGGTGGGGATCCCCAGACTCAGCATTGGGATAAAACTTATCTGGGCCCCGGCATTGTTGGCGGCTTCGGGACCGGCCACTCCGGCTATATTTCCTTTACCAAAACTTTTTTTATCTTTGGACAGTTTTTTCTCTACCACATAACTGGCAAAGGAAGAAAGCAAAGCACCGCCACCGGGCAAAATCCCCAGCAAGCTACCAATCAGTGTTCCTCTGGCTCCAGGACCCACACTGTCTCTTAATTCTTTTTTTGTAGGATATAAATCTTTAAATTTTGGTATCTGTGCTGAAATTTTTTGTCCGTGGAAGAGATTATAAATCATTTCCCCAAACCCAAACACACCCACGGCAATGATCGCAAAATTTATACCATCCATGAGAGTCAGAGATCCGAAGGTAAATCTTTCTATTCCGGTGTTGATGTCTATTCCCACAGTTCCTAGCAAGATTCCGATCAATACCATGCCTACTCCACGAAGGAACGGCCCATTGGTGAGTGCCACAGATGCCAACAGGCCCATGACCATGAGAGATGTGTATTCTGCTGATCCAAATGCAAATGCGATTTGTGCCAATGGTTTAGCAAAAATCGCTATCAACAATGTGGTGATCGTTCCTGCGAAAAAGCTGGCCAATGCGGCGATGGTCAGTGCCGCGCCACCGCGACCGTTGCGGGTCATAGCGTAACCGTCGATGGCAGTCACTAGACTCGGTACTTCTCCGGGTATTTTCAGCAGTATTGATGTGGTTGATCCACCATATTGAGACCCGTAATAAATTCCCGACAACAATATTAGTGCAGTTACTGGATCACCGATGGAATAAACTAATGGTAATAATATAGCCACAGCAGTCAATGGAGACAGTCCTGGAAGAACTCCCACCAGTGTGCCCAGGAAAGTTCCTACAAAGCAATATAAGATGTTGGTCCAGGTAAAAGCGGTGGAAATACCCAACGATAAGTTGTTTATGATTTCCATATTGCCTGTTTTGCCGCGATCAATATCGCAATGATGATGAGTAAGTTAGATATCATGTCGGGATAGAATCCGGGTCCCATGTCTCGTAAACTTCCCATGGTCAGATTTGAGGAATGATACTTGAAAAAGATTCCGATGACAAAAAAAATAAAAGAAATAATGTAGTTAGACATTTGTTAATTATGGTGCCCTTGGATGTATGCCGCTAAATTGTTAGCCACCTCAATGCAAACATAACAGCGTCCTCTGGTCGTTCAAAACGGAAAGCGAATCCTTCTGTGGCTTGGAATCCATGCAAATGATAACGACCGCCAGGGGCGTTGTCTATCCAATGCATGATCATGTTGGGACTGTAATCTGAATAGTCTAACATGGTTCTCCAGGTTATGACCACTTCGGGCCAGTCTGGCGGTGGCCACGATTCATACTGTGTCATTGACAGTTGCACTTCATCAATCTGGTATCTCTATGCCGTCGCCATACTGCATCTAGATCTTCTGCTCGGAATATCTTGTCAAACAGACTGTCAGTTAGCCCTTCCAAGCCAGTGTAACCAACCTCAGTTGAGCTTTCCCACCATTCGTAGTTGATGGACCAACGCGGCATCTGTGTCATGGTAGCATCGCCATCGTGCATGATCGGTAGGCTACGCCATTGCAACATCAGTCGGTCTACAGTTTCAGTCCAATACCACCGAGCCCATGCAGAGTCGGCACTGCTAAGAGACTGTCTGGCCGCATCCAGTCTGGTGCCCAGGGCTTCCATCTCCATGCCCAGGAATCTCCAGTTGCGTAGATCCTTTTTATTGCTGTGTATCATTGTCATGCTCCTTTTACCATGCACCGGGCCATGCACAGTAGCGATTGATCGATGTGAATGTTGACACCAGTTTCTTGGCAGCATCACTGCGACTGCGCCTGGTCCAATAGCGATCAGCCAAGGCAGTGATTTCCTCTAGTTCTTCACGCTCGCCGGCCCAGCGTGGACGAGCCATGGTCAGAGGTCTACCACGATATGCGGCGAAACCCAAGGCCCACATGCGTTCGATGATTTCACGGCGAGGTTTTATGCGTTGGCCTGTGACCACATCGTATACTCCTTGATGTTCCTGCACACAGACGCTCCTGCGATAAGTGTAGAAATCTAGGAACTGCCCGTGTTGGCTTTCTTCGATCTTTGGTGCGATATCGGAAGTTGATTCTAACCAATCATTGTGCTCTCTCAGCCAAGATTTCGTGAATAGGACATCAGCGGTGTTGTGTGCTTTGGGGCCATCACCGTCACCACCTACTTGGATCCTGTTGGGAGTTATGACCAGCAGGCTCATGGCATGGTCTCGGGCCACGGTCAAACAGTGATCTAAGTTGCATTGGCTTTCGGCCTGGGCCTGTTTGCTAAAAGTGAACACTGACATCTCATCGCCATCTCGGCTGGCACCATCATCACGATGCCTATGCCACGGGCTGTCATAACGATTGCCTTTGAGTCTGGAACGACCCTGATTGACAGTATAGATAGTTTGGAAATGTAGCATCATTTTACCCGTTGGATGATTTCTTGTGCGTCAGGAAACTCTGTGATACCTTCAAGGAATTCTTCCATCATCTCGTGTATCAACAGAGTTTTAAGGCTTTGGGCCTGTTGTTGGTCAGCACGTGGAAGACTGCGCACAAAGTTTTCAACTGATTGTTCATCATCCAAGGTCCACATGATGTCCAACAAGGCCACTTGCTTCCGGGTGAGTCCGTCGATCTTATACTCCATGGTTTAACTCCTTGAGTTGGTATTCAGAAAGGTCAATGATGTCGCCAAGATCTCTGGCTCCTCTACGGATGTAGGCTGTTCCACCATCGGTAAAGATAGCGCCACACCGGCATCGCACAAAATCGTGTCTATGCTTGGATTCGATGATGTCATCACACTGACGGCACTGGCATCGATTTTTCACTACATTGTAAAGTCTATCATCCATGACTGCTCCTTATTTCACTAATGTTAACCAAACTCGTTCTTTTTCCCACGCATTGAGAAACTCACTGCGGCGACCATCTTCATCGCGGCACCATGCCTCTACTGTTTCATAACTGCCCCACGATCCCCCGGGCATGTGTTCGCGCACCCATATGGCCACGGCCCATAACACCTGTCGATTGTGTGTATCGGCACTGTAAAGAGCACGTTCCCAGTCACAGGCCAGCATGGCTTCGCCAAAACCACCGGGCTTGAGTCCCTGTAGCAGGTAGCGTTCAATGGATCCTTTGAAGTCATCGCTGAACTTCATCCCCATGTAACGGCTGTCCTGGAGACTCCAATCAATGAGTTTATCTTTGGCCATCGCCCGTTTCTTTTGGAATCCCATGGTTACCTCGTCAATGTTGACAGCATCAAATAGTTTTGCCAAGCCTGTTGCACACTCTCAGGTTGTTGGTATTGTTCGTGGCCAACAGGGCCAGTATCCACCCACACATACGGACTGCGACGAGGGTGTGCGCCAAACTGTCTGGGCTGATGCAGACGTCCTGATTCATAAAGTTCCAAAGAGATGTCTCGGTAGCGTTGTTCATCACTGTCTCGGCAATGGTTCCATTCGGCACGACTATGACCCCCATGTCGATATCCGCCCCAAATACCTTGCCACTGTTCATCATTGTGAGGGTCAAAGTTGGTACGGGCAATGATGATCAACACATCGTCCATGTTGACATTGCCTTCCGCAATATCACACACACATCGGCTATAACTAAAACCAATCTTCATGATACTTCCTTGTTGCGATGTTTGGGCTGGCGCTGATACCAAGTGCGGACTCGCATGACCACAGCCCGGTGCCGATTGTGTTTGGCTACCCAGTTGCGTGTCTTTGCGGGTTGTTTGGTAGTGTTCATTTCAGTCAAATTGTATGTCTACGATCTGTCCTTCACGGAAAATATAATAGCAGTCAACAAGGCCGTATGACACCCAGATGCAGTCATTGCCTTGTCGCATGGTATAATTTTTTATGCCTTTTTGGCGCAGATCCTCATGCACCAAGATCACTTCAAATTCGTTCATTGTGTTACCAAACTGTCTTTGAAGTCTTCTAACAGATAGCCATCTTCCATGGCCGCCAACAAAGTGTCACCGTTGCAAATCACACGATCTCCTGCGGCATGGTCCATGATGTATTCAGCATACTGGTCTTCCAATTCCCAGTTTTCAAGTTTTTGTTCAAATTCTATCAGTGTCATATCTATTCCTTAGTCCCAAGATTTTTTGTCGCCAAAACGTTCGTTGTAGTCATAGCCAGCATTGTAGGCTTCAACGTCGGCAGGATCCATGTGTTCCTCGTTGATTTGGGGACTGGATCCAGTGGCTCCTAGATAGATGTGTGGCCGGCGTGGGCGGTGATAGTATGAATCCGCAGATCCACGATCAAATGCCCCGCCGTGGCGTCCGTCATAAAATTTACCCTGATATTCATAAGCATCCATGTTTTGCTCCTTTACGATTTACTTTATTATACTGCAATATTCAATTTTTGGTCAACACCAATCAATTTGGGTCACGATCACATTGTTCCAATTGCTCGATGTAGGCGGCGACCGCCGGCACTGACAAGTTGAATCGCTCAGCGATCTGCTCCACGGTGGCGCCTTGGAACAAGGCCTCTTCGATGTCAATGGCTAGGTTAGAAAAATATCCCATCATGCTCTCCTTTCACGCACGTCAGTATTCAAATTGGGCCGGAGTTCGCGGATCAAGGCACGCTCAACTTGATGTGCTTCTCGCTTGCCACGCACCACAGCCACGATAGAGTAACAAAAACACTCCGAACCACGCTCACGCAAGGCTTCGTAGAGTGCCCAAGATCGGTCTTCGCTCCTGCTACGATACAGATGTTTGTTCATGCGAACCCGCACCGATTTCAGCACAGTGGTTTCGGTCTTGGCAGTGACGCCAATGTAGAAGTCTGTGCCCGACATGATCTTGTAGATGATGTGGGTGCGATCTGCTCGCTTTTTACGGGGTGTTTTTTTACTGTCCATACATATATTATAACCGAAAAGGGTATTTTTGGTCAACCGGGCAGAAAACCACTAAGTTAGTGCTTGCTAACCTAGCATTTGTGCGGTGTTGCTGATTTACAACACAATTTTACCCGAAATTTAATTCCTGGTCAACCCCTGATTCAATGCCCAACTACACGGAACCCAATTTTAACAAAGAAATGATCCTGTTGCTCCGGGCTCGTGGACTGGACTTTGAGTTCGTTCCTTGCGCCCTGGGCAGGCCCATAGTGAGCAGTCGATGGAACATCAATCTACCTGATATCGCTCGAGAGCGTTGGTATCGCAAGAATTTCCGGCTGGTTATCCATGCACAGGATTTCATACATTTTTACGATAATCTTTGCGTGGAACTGCATTGGCTGGAACAACAGTTCACTCCAGAACAACAGAGCAAGATAATCTTCGTGTGTTGGGATCACAGACTGCGAGACATCTATCAAGGAAATATACGTATAGTGAACTTCGCTAGCCACAGTTATGAACTGGTGCATCAACTGAAAGCCCGATGGGCTGAATGGAAAGATGTTACCAAAAAAGACATTCGACACAATTGGATCTGTCTCAATGGCCGTGCTCGAGAATATCGGCAAGAAGTCTACAATCTGCTGAGACACGAACCTTCGGGCTTTGTCAGCCACTCGATATTCAATCCCATAGACATACATCCCTATCAGGCCTACAATTTCAACAATGTAGACAATTTCGTCAAGATGTTGCCTGTGTATCAGAGTGCTAGATCATCCATCATCACAGAAAGCCTTTATCAAGATGTGGGAGGCATCGTCACAGAAAAGACCTTGTTGGCCATCGCCGCCCGGCATCCATTCATGTGCATCGGCCATCGGCTGTGCATGGAAGATGTTGAGAATCTGGGATTTGACACATATCCTGAAATCTATGACTATTCATATGACACTGAGCACAAGGATACCCGGATGTATAGTGCCATAGAACGCAACATTGATACACTGCGCCAAGACATCGATCTTGATAGAGTCAAAGAAAAAATCGATCGTAACTTTGACTATCTCATGGGTGACTATGCTGACAGCATACGTCGTCGTGCCGCTGAAGATCTAAGAATACTGTTTGAGAAATGATCCCAGGTCGCCATACAGTGTGGCCAGCATGGCTTCGCGGCTGGAGAAAAAGATGATCTGTCGTTTCTTGGTGTCAATGTAGTAAGGCCACTGTAGTTTGCGATCCAGTTCCAGTATGGTCTTCTTGTTGATCTTTTTTGGATCTAGATCCATGTTCCAGGATTCTATGTCCAAGGTCCTCAACACAGCATAACCAATGGCAGTGAGTCGCAAGCCACCTGTGTCTCTGATGTTCATATACCAGACTTTCAAAGCATGGTCGAGATTCACTGATTGGTCAGGAATCAATGCCAGCAGGCGTTGGGTGATTTCTCTTTTATTGTTTGCCATCGGGATAGATCCTATCTCCCGATTTGAGTAGCACTACAGAAAACTTGTCTGTCTTGAATTGTTGATTGAGTTTCTTGGCCAGGTTGATGGCATGACCAGGATTGGAAAAACTTACTTTTTTGTATTTGGGTCCAGGATACTGCACCAGGAAGTTTGACGTTTTGAGGTTGATAGGTTTGTCATCAAAGAACACCGCCCAGATACCTTCTGAAGCCAGCACCTGTTCGGTTTTATAAGTTGATTTGTTGGTCAGTTCGACCAAGACTTTGGGCTTGGGTCTACTCATCTTTATCTCTCCAGTTTATTTATGATAAACTGGGTAGATTAAAAACTTCCGCCCTGCATCTCCACGGTTATGCGAGATTCGCCCTGCTGGCCTTTTTCACGCAGTTCTTCTAGTTCGAGCAGTAATCTCGTGATGTCAGCGTGTAGATTTTTGGCATCCACCAGCGGGCAGGTGAAATCTCGGGCACCACGCTGTTCAAAGTGTTGCACCCGATCTATGAATTTGGAGATGTGTAACCGGCTCATTAACTGAACGTGAACTGATCGGCTGAGTGTGCAGGGCCGCGATACTCGTAGCGTTGGAGCAAGATCAGTTTGGGGCAAAACACAGTTTCCCACGAGCCAGTGGTGTTGATCTGATACCACCCCGCGGCAAACCATGATTTTGATTTGTTCTTCTTGGTGTAGATGGGCAAACGACGTTGCACATCATAGATAGCATTGTGAGGTGTGGCATCTGTAGCGAAGCCGTTGACCGCATGCTCTTTTTTGGTTTTTTTCTGTGCAGGTGGTTCTTCGAATATGATTCGTGTTTTGTTTTTTATGGTTTTGATGGTCTTGAATTCTTCGGCCGCATCATACATGCGCACACGGAACACACCACCTTCAGCCTCTACGGAGCCTATTTTTTGATCGTCTTCTTTGAGAATCCAGTATTTGTTTGCTATAACAGGTTTTGCCAGGATCATGGGTTTAAAACTCCTTGATATGTTTTATTGAGCCATCGTCCGAACTGTTCTGCTTGTTCGCTGGCTCTGTTGAGTTGGTATTTACCACAGAATTTCATGAAGTGGCTACCAACTTGTCCTACATCTTTGTGTGAAATCTGCTCGTGTATGGCCGTGTCTACAGCCAGTTTTACTGTGTCGGGTTGTGCTCGTAGATCGATCAGCGCACGATTACGATTGTAGTCGTCTAAAACACGATGCTCTTCGCCGTTGTGATCAGTCCAGCGTTGTAGCATGAGATTATTCCAATTATAACCTTTGGATGTGCGATCAGCAAAGGCTTCCAACAGGCCCACTTTGTTTTTAGTGCCTTTGGTTCTCACACCAGGATAGGCCGAAAACACATTGTCGCTGACATCGCCACGCATGCATTTCTCAAACAACAACCATTCAGGGTCCGGTATGCGTTTGGGTTCTTTGGTCTTTTTGTCTATCACTTCCTTGCCCTTGGCATCAAAGATACCTTTGACAGTGAGCAGTTCGTCAGTAATGCCGTTGTATTGATGCACATTGCCAGCCAAAAGTTGCACGAAGTCAGTGTCAGATGAAATGATGTAATGTTCGTCGTTGGGATGTAGGTCAATCCAACGTGCGATGATGTCATCGGCTTCAGCATTGGGTTCGCGGATCACCGAGCAGTTGGTCTTGATACTGAGATAGTCTTTGAACGCATCAAATGTTTCCCAGAACATGCGATCCTCTTCTTGTTCACGTTCTGTGAGCGCGGCACGAGCATCGGCGCGATTCTTTTTGTAAGGAGCATAGTGATCCTTGCGCCACGAGCGACCTTCCAACGCAAATATCACATGATCCGCTTGGAATTTGTTGAACACCTTGTTCACAGCACTCAAGGTGATGTGTAGGGCATAGCCCACTTTCTCCCATGGATCCTCGGCACGGAAAGCCACGTGTCGGGCACGGAAAAACATGTTGGCAGTGTCAATCAGTAGATAACGCATGGCTCATATCAATTTGTTGGCGATACAGTATTGTAACATAAAATGAGCAAAAAATCTATGAGCTTCCTGACCAAAATGATAGGAATTGGGTGCCACTGTTTGATAATTTTTGGACAAGATGATGGAAAATGAGTGTTCTGGACTGTAAGGTTCCAAATAATTGGCGCCCCATTCCAGACGATTTGGCACGGCCGAAAAATCTGAGTTGCCATTAAAGAACACATGCCTTATGCCACGTTGCGCAAGATCTAGATGCAGTTGCCATATCTGTTGGTGCCAATGTTGAGTCTTGGTTTGCCAATCCACTGACGCCACAAACTGTTTGTATCGGTCTTGTAATTCAAGTGGAACATCGTCGATGCCCGAAGCATTGACTTGATAGTAGGTTTCTTCATGCAACCACTCTTCTCTCTCCCAAGTAGACCATTGTATGATCATCAGTGTCCTGGACCAATCACGCTGGTGTTTGTCAATCCAACTTCGTGTGGTACGCATGATGCGGTCATTGCTGGCTGCTGATTCTGCATCACAGTGGAATGCGGCTTTGAGCGTTTCAGACAGTAATCTCCCCCAACTCACAGCTAGATTATCTGGATGGGGTAGTCTGTGCAGATATCCTAAATTAGGATCATCCTCAGCAAAAGCATAAGCATTGACAGCTTCGGCCGCGGCTGTATGGCTGTCGCCGTTGACATATAATATCATCGTGTTTCAGTCGCTATTTTTTCTGCCCAACACCGATGACCATTTTCCACAGGATGTCCTCCTGGTTCTCTTTCGATTATTCCTATAGACATCAGATAACTATCCATCGTGTGTTCATTTTTAGTTATCCAACGATCAAGGTTTATCTTTGTTATTAAATCACACATTTCTTTCCAATCTAGATTTCGCTCCATATCCGGAGAGAATTGTTCTCGATTCCATGGAGCCCAAGCGTGCCGGACCAAGTCGAGGCTTTTTTGATCTTTATTTAAAAAATCGGCGATAAGATTCTCACCAAATGCTGAAAAAAATTTATAAGGAATTTTTGCAAAATCAAGATAATCTTGCAGTAACAAGACGTCGTAGATCCAATTACGATAATTTAACCATTCGTTGAAATTATATTTCACCCAATTCTTATGCAAGATTTCAAGATATTCCTGATTGTTGCGATTGTCTGTTTTTTCGCCAAGGCAGCCGCCAAACGTGGCTCTCACGTAATCGCCATCAGTTGAAAAAATTTCATTGCGTTCGTTTCCGGTCCACCCGATCACTACCAAATCAATATTTTTATGATTGACCAGAGATTCTTGTGTGGTCCGTAAAATTCTTTGATTACTCGCCCCACCTAACGACAGATCCATCACTGTGGAATTTAATAAAGATCCAAGTTGTGCAGGCCAAGCGTCATTTTTGTTAGCAAGATAAAAACCTTCAGTAAAACTACAACCATTGGTTAAAATCATCAAGGACTCGTTGTCGGGTTATCATCGTTGCCAACGGGTGCGGCTTTTTTCTTGATTTCTTTTTCGTGCTCGGCTGCTACCACACGTTGGCGCAGACCGCTGGAACTGAAACTGTGATCTCTGCCATTGAATATGATATCTATTCCACGTTGCTCACATTCAGCCTGTCCGGAAAAATTCTTTCCTTGATATTCTACTCCTAAGATACGAACATCCACGGGCAGTATCAGCAAAAGATCTCGTAGATCTTGTTCGGTGGAATATATCACAATCTCATCCACATAACGGCAGGCCGCCAACTGTATCTGTCGTTCTACGATACTTTGCACAGGGCGGTTCTTGGTGTCAGGTCTATCTATGGTGGGATCAGTTTGTAAACCACAGATGAGATAGTCACAGTGATTTTTAGCTTCGCTCAGCATGGCAATATGGCCAGCATGCAACATGTCAAAGGTCGAGAATGTGATGCCAATCTTCTTGCCTTCGGCATGCAGTTGTTTGATGTGATTGAATATCATCCTATCTCTCTCCGACCATCTCCGAGATCTCTGCTCTGCATGTAACGGCTGTCGTTGTTCATGGCTTCATACTGTTCGTAGGTTTCTAGCACCACGTTGCGACACACATTCTGGAACCATTGATCCACTAGGTCAGCATCGGTTTTGCCTTGATATCCTGCTCGTATGAGATTGGCCACGAACTTGTCATTCCAATCAAACTCAAATGCGCCGGTGTTGATGTCATTGGGGTTGACGTCCATTCTCAGTATTTCGATGTAAGGTTCACCACGTTCTGTGGCTAATTCTTTCTCAGACTTTTTCTTACTTTTTGTTGGTTCTGCAGACTTTTTTATATCTTTGTCAACATTTTCGTTGGAAACCGCAGTTTCACTGACTTTTTCTTTTCTTTTGAACAGATCAAATATTCCCATTTTCTTTCCTCTTCAGCGCCAATAGCACTTGTAATTTATCGTAAGCATCCTTGAGTGTGGTATCTTCTTGTATCATGCGCCAATCTCGCAGCCAACTGCATTCACTAGCCCAACCCGTGTCGCCGCCGTTGCTTTCATATATGGCATGGGCTTCGGGCAGATAACTTTCTACCACATCAGAGTTGGTAAAGAATGCATTGCCATCCATCATGGCCAAGGTTTCGGCTATGGGCGACAGTTTGTTTTTTTCGGATTCGGTAAAGTTACGTTTCCACCCACCATCAGGACGTTCTATCTTATAACTGACTTCTTTGGGCCCGGCTTCTCGATCAATGTGTATCACGGTCATTCTATGACGTTTCCTTGATCATCAACTTCTGCCCAAGTGTAGTCACCTAGCCACTTCACTCGGCAGATATATTCATACCAGTCCGGGGCACCTGTGCTCCATTCTCCTGGTCCCATGTGCAACAATGCTATCCTACCTTGGTGCATGTGATCATGGGCTAACCAATAACATTGGCCATGATAGGTCTGGAACTGATAGTGCGCTTGATGCACCATGTCAGTGACATCCAACCGACGTTTAATTCCCGCGGCCTGTCGTTGTAGCACTTCTACCAGTTCTAGTATGCGATGATATTCTTGTTCAGCATGCATCCTGGCCACATTGACCATGATGTCTTTTTGCTTTTCGATGGGAATAAGATCAAACTTAGGTCCGCCAGCTTCAGTAGGATAAGGCGTTACGTTCCTGTTGAAGAACTCAACGACTACATTACCGGCTTGGGTATCATAGCTCGTGCGACCCTTGGCCTTGTTTGACAAATCATGTTCCCCAGGCGTTGCGCCAGATATCCACTTGCAGTCTGGGACTGTAACGCCATCCACGTTCCATGGCTAAACGTGCCACTTCTTGCGTGTTGAGATTGTATACCTGCGGAACACCACCCATGGGCATGAGATACACAGGCCCGCCAAATCCTGCCTCGCGGAATTCAGCCACTGCACGTTCGGCATCTTCCACGTCTTGGCGTGTAGCTACCACAAATTTCACGTAGGTATAACCAATCATCTCATAATTCTTGATGATCTTGGGATTGATAGCACGATCCCACGACTCTCCAGAACAGGGTAGTTTTGGACTGACACTGAATGTGAGCCTGTCATAATCTCGACCGTGCCTCGTGAATTCTTCAAACAAGTATTCATGCACTTCGGGGTAGAGATCTTGGGTTCCATTGGTTTCAAAGGTCAGACTTTTCAGTCCGTTGGCCCTACAGCGTTCTAACAGTTGCGGATACAGTTGCTGATACCCCAACAGTGGTTCTCCGCCAGTGACAACAAGATGGATGTCATTGTCGTTCCATCCGTCGGAGTTCCAACGATTGTTGGGAATCATAGCATGCATCTTGTCTACGATAGTGTCTGTGTCGTCGATGTGATTGAAACTCTTAAACTCAGGATAGATCGAAGCGTAGGTATCGCATCCTGTGGTCACAAGGGGCAGATCCTCAAACTTCTTATAACGTTCGGGTTCGGCCCGAACCATTTCGATGATGTCCGTGACTTCGGGGTTGTGTCCTTCAAGGATTTCATCGCGTGGACGGCCAAACTTTTTACAACGGAAGTTGCAACCATAGGTGCGGAAGAATACCGAAGGCACGCCGGCCCATCGGCCTTCGCCCTGGAGGCTATAAAATATTTCTGTGTAAGTGATTTTTTCCATGATTGTATTTAGATGATTTCAAAAATTTCTTCTTGTAAATAGCGTTTTAGTTCTTTGTCTGTGGGATCAACAGCATAGTTGTTCTTGAAAAAGATTTCATAACTGTCTGACCCATATTTGCCAATGCCATATAACATTGTAGCATCTTCGTGTTGCCAGGTCAAGAAATCTTGAGTCATGCCATGTAATCTTTTATATCTAACATTGACCATGCCCAAAGGACAGATTACATCCTTGACTTCTTTCTCAGTGGCTCGAAGGAATCGATCGGGCGTAGACCATCTATCCATAAAGATAGGGAAAACTGTTTTTACCGGTTTGCGTCCAGTTTGGTTCAGCATGATCACAGCCACCATGTGTTGCCAAGCACCATTCACTGTGCGCCCGGCAGGCAACTGTTGTTGCACCATTAGATCATCGCGCAATGGCTCTATCATTTGTCCCAATCCTTGTATATGGCCGCGGCGGTTTGTTTCCAAGTATAACTCAATCTATCACTGACAAAGTATTCTCGTTGATCATCTTCTACGGCTAGTTTGACGCCTGTGACACACAAATCTTTGTGGAGGCCTCCAAACATCACTATTTTTGGATTGAGTAGTTTTATGATATCTGCTGTTTGCCCATCAGATGTTGATATCCAATCGTTGTATCCATATCTTATGGCAGGATGGGGCACTTTGCCTTGATCCATTATCTTATCTGCAATATCTGGTTTATTGGCAGTCAAATTCAACCATGCTGTTTTATCTATGAAATCAAACTGCCATATTTTGGGCCAAGAAATCTTGTTGGCATCATCTACTATCAGTGCAGAGAATTCTTTCCAACGTATGTTTTCCAATTTGGGCATGTCTTGCCATACATGCACCATGACAACTACCACATCATACATGTTGTTCTTCGGGATTCCAATGACGCCACCACTCTTCCCACGGAAACACGATCCACTGTGGTGTTTCAAATTTGTTCACACGTTCGGCTGCGTAATCTACTATGAGTTCTGCTTCACTGGATTCGTTGTCATAGAGCACAGCAAGGCGTAGATTATTGCCCCAGACTTCGGCCCAGGCAGGATCGTTAGGCAAACAAGACCCTTGCCAATCTTTGCGAATCCAGTTTATAGTGGCGCCAGAGTCATTGATATCATCCACTATCAGGATGTTCTTACGCAAGGCGGAATTGCTAAATCCCGGCAAGTCGTCGGTTCTATGGTAACCAAAAGCGTCTTCTGGCATCCAAAGATTGCTTTCGCAATCACCATCGTTGCCGTCGCGCAATCGAACGCCTAGAGTATACATCGGACAATCCAGATACTGGCTGATCAGGTTGGCTGGAACCAGACCACCTCGGGTGATACCTACCACATAATCTGGTCGCCATTGATCCAACCACATCTGTCGCACTAATTCCTGCACCTGTCGTTGCACGTCAGACCAACTCACGTAGACTTTTTTCATAGGTATTCTCTGAGGCTGTGTTCTAGTCCGACCAAGGGCAAAGCATGTGCATGCAGTCGGCTGCCATCACCGGTATAACTCCTGCCCGGTTTGTCTGAGATCCTGATCAAATCTGGATCATAGTTGTGTAATCTACAGTAAATTTTCAATGTTTCACCCAATGTATGTTTTTTATTATACACTACATTCAAATCGTTGTCACGTATTTTACCATCCAAAACAGCCGAAACCACCCGAGCAAAATCTCCTGCTGAAACTGTATCAAAAGGCCTGTCCTCTATCAAAAAAGGCAATCCTTGTGAGACCAACCCTTGGCACCTTTTGATAGGTCTGGGATCGGATTCGCTGGGATCAAAACACCCAAACAAACGGAGATTGACGCAATTTGGTAACGCCGCCACTATCTTTGCTGTTAAATTTTTGCTCAGGCCATAACTGTGCTGTGGATTTCGGATCCAGATATCTTGTTCTTTGGCACGATCGATATCGGTGTCAAGATCAAATTCTGCTCCACTGGCTATATTGATCAATGATCCCCAACTGTCTCGTTTTGATAAAATATTGTTCAAGGCCCTGATGTTGTTGGAAACTATGGCAGGATCCGTGCTTAGAGTTTGATTGCGACCTGATACGGCACAGTGGATGATCCAATCATAGCCATTGCTCAAAACACGATCCACAGCGCCAGGATCGCATACATCCAATTGATCCCTTCCGGGTGCATAAACGTCGTGACTGTGAGCCAGATATTGGCCCAGGAAACGCCCAACGAATCCATGGCCTCCAGTGATCAGTATTTTCATTTACCGTAGTCCGGAAACTCAACCACGATGGTGCTCCGATCATCCTGCCTCTGATATGCATGTTGGTAGGCTGGCAATATGCTTTCCGGAGTATCGCACTCAATGATGTCTATGTGTTTGCACAACAATCTAAACGCTTCACTGAAATTACCTTTGTGTTGGTCTTGTGGATCCACGGGTATTTCACTGCCAACAGCCACACGGATGATGACCTTTGGGCGGCAGGCACCATCGCTGAGAGTGACCATTTTGTCGAGATGATTCACTATCTGATCCGTAGCACACAGTAGAAAATTCCATCGAGGAACCACGGACACAGGAATCAATCCTGCCATGGCCAAGCCAGTGCTGACACCAATTTGGAAATTTTCTGCTATGGGGAATTCTATTTTGCGTGTGTCGTCGACCACTGTAAGGCTTTCATAACATCCGGTTCCGCCATATCTCACAGCCTGGCCCAGAAACACAGTGCCAGGCTGTTGTGATAACCATGACATGGCATCTTTGAGGCATTGATTGTAATGTTGTGTGGTCATTAGAATTGCACCCTGACACCTGCTCCTGCATGTGGATATTTGTTGTTTTTATATCGATAGTAGATAAGATGCTGGCTTTCATACCAATCGGTCGGCTCTTGATCTGGGAGATACCATCTCGACTCTCCCCACACTTCCCTAGTGGGTGTCAGCACACTCAACTCATTGTCTTCTACTATGAAGGTTATGGGTAGATCATGTGCTTGAGAATATCTATAGGCTTCGGACCAGGCTCCGGTTTCGGCGCTCATATCTCCACACCAACACCATACACGAGAATCTTTTTGTTGTATTTTTGATGCCAGGGCCAGTCCCACTGCGATGCTGGGAATCCCGCCCACGATGCTGGAACAGATAAAACGATACTCGGGCAGATTCATCACCATGCTTTTTCCCGCCAGGATCTTTTCTTTCAGCAAAGTTTGTGGCACACCTTTGAGCAAGGCTTGATAGTGATTTCGCCATGTGCAACATACCCAATCGTTGTCAACATTGATTTTTTCAAACACCCGCATGATCTGATCTTCGGCACCATCGTAGAGATGGATGGGTGCCCGTATCTGTTTCGTATTGAAACAGTGTGCTATGTCTGATTCAAAGTCGATGAGTTCTTGCCGGGTGATCATAGGTAAAGACTCAGGAATCCGTCGACCTTTTCACCAATGTAGGCGACCTGTTCAGGAGTGATAACTGGACTACAGCCATGGAAGAATGTGTTCTTCATGGTAAATGTGGCCACTGGATAGTTGTCGCGTGCCGCCACAGGATCCATCAAATGACTATACGCAGGTTGCAACATGATGTTGCCAGCAAAATAAGGGCGTGTCTGTATGAGATTTTCTTCGAGATAGTCAACGATATCCATGCGAGAGAATGGAGCATCCGCACGGATGGTCAATGGAAACGCGAACCAGCTGACATCGGCTTTGTCTCTGGCACGTGGTAAGTGGAAGAATTCCTCATACTTTTCATAGATCTCAAACAACAGAGCGTAGTTGCGTTGCCGTAGAGCATGTATCTCGGGCAACTTCTTGATTTGTTCCAGTCCCATGGCCGCTTGTAGTTCGATGGGTTTTAGATTGTATCCAATTTCATCATACACATACTTGTGATCAAAGATCTGATCTGGCATCTCTGGGATCCACTCATTGAACCGTTTGCCGCAAGTGCCACATTTTAATTTGTTAGCCTCGGGTCCTACACAATAGCAACCACGACCCCATTCACGTAGACTGCGCACAATGATTTCTTGTTGTGGATCGTTCATGGCCACAAAGCCGCCTTCGCCCATGGTCATATGATGTGCTGGATAAAAACTGCACGATGCCATTAGACCAAAACTCCCCAATGGTCGGCCATCATAGGTTGTGCCCAAGCCATCACAGCAATCTTCCAACAAGATTAAATTGTGTCGATGCACCAGTTCCATCACTCGGTCCATGTTGGGCGGATTACCCAGCACATGAGCAAAAGTCATGATCCGGATGTCTGGATCGTTGGCCAATATCTGTTCTGCTTGATCCAAGTCAATGTTTAGTGTATCGATTTCGATGTCACAGAAAACTGGTGTGAATCCGTTTTGTAAGGTTGGATTCAGTGTAGTTGGGAATCCTGCGATAGGCATCAATACCTTGGTACCTGGCGGAAAGTTGTGTCCACGTTTGCTCTTCATTGCGGTCATCATCAAGAGATTTGCACTGCTACCACTGTTGGTGAGCACGCCACGATCTTTGCCAAACTCTTTGGGGAATTTTTGCTCGAATCTAAGACTCTTGTTGCCCATGACCAACCAGCCGTTTAGCAATGCTTCGGCGGCCGCCACATACTCGTCAGACGAAAAATATGGACCTGCATAGTTCACAAAGTCTTTGCCGGCCACCCAGGTCTTGTCAGATTGTTTTTGTTCGACGTGCTGGCGCACTAGATCCAATATTTCTTTCATTGTGCCACTCCTAATTGTGTTGCCAGTTCCTTCATGATTGAGATCACGCTGGCACTGCCTCTGCTGGCGCAGAAGTGCAAGATATGTGCTCTATCGAATTCGCAACGGTTCCATTGTTCATGCCATCTGATAATGGCAGGATCCAGAGTGCGCAGATTCATGCAGATAAAATTCAGATGAGGATGGCATCTGTCATCGTCGGCAATGTCTTGGCTCCAGAACATGGCATTGTGACGCAGTTGATCAAATCCCCATTCCCGGATGGCAGGATCTTCCATGCCCGTGTCCCAGAACTGCTTACCTACCTGCCAGGTGTCTTCGCTCATGGTGTGTGGATACAGTTGCACATCATCATTGAAGTGATGTGCAAAAGGCCCAAACGATTTTGGATCAGTGTAATTGAACAATCGATACTCGGGGTATCTACCGCTGAACAGCGATGTGGATTGGGTCATGAATGTGTCAGCGCCTGCCCACAAGATATTACAAGGTTCCTGATGCCAAAGATCGTGGATGAACTGCCAAGTCTCTAAATTGTTTTGGTAGTTATTGTCCACTGGAGATTCCAACAGCACAGCTTCAAATGGTTCTTCTACGAACTTGCGATAACTGGCCACGCTGAGGTCATACATCTCGCGATAATTCTTGTAGAGTTCTTGGTGTTTTTCTATGTGCCATCCTTCACGGATAGGGCGCACTGCTGAGACGATGTAGTTCTTAATCACGGAACCTGCCCAGTATGGCACCGCTGTTTTGCCGATAACCTTCACGGTGCAACAGTTTGAAACCATGCAATATCAACAACGGTATAGCCGCAGAACATTTGCCGCTGAATATACCTTCTTCGGGAATAAACCAAGTGTCATCGCAGATAACCAGGCTGTTGGGCATGAGCCGAGGAATCAGTCGCATGGTCTGTATCAAATGCGTTAGCTGGCTGTTGGTGTTGGTCATCTCGGTCTGTATGGTGTCTCGATAGCGTTGTTTCACTCCGGCCACAAAGGATTCTTCCTCTTGCCCTAACCAATAATCCCAATCAAAATTGTCCAGATAACACAAACTGATCTTTTCAGCGGGATCCATTTTACGCAAAAATTCTTCGCCTTTGTCTGCGATCAGTTCGATATGCGGATCTATATCACCGGGGATCATGGCGATAGATCCATCGGACTGTATGGTCGCTGTCCTGCTCTGAGCCAAGTTGACTCTGGCCCGTTCGATCTGATCAGGATCCATGTCCACACCGTAGAACTTGGTAGCTCTGGTTTTGGCCATGTCACTGAACCAGCGTGTGCTGCCTTCGCCTCGATCCACACCCAATTCTACCCAAGCCGCACGATCGATCTGATCCAACCAAGGTTCTGCGTTTTTATAATATGTTCCCATAGATCACCAAATAAAGTTTTTTTTGTAGTAGTCAACGATGGCTACCAACTCGCGATCAAAGTCCGCCTGCGGCAGCCAACCCAGTGCTTTTAGTTTGCTATCATCGATGCTGTATCTAACATCTTGACCTTCTCGCTGGCTGTCCATGATGTAATCTTGCCAGCAGTGATCTTTGTTTTCATTCCAGTAGATGGCCAGCAGTTTCTTGATCACTTCTCGGTTGGGCAGTTCTATGTTGCCCGATATGTTGAATATTTCGTTGACCTGACCAGACTCAATGATTGCCATCACGGCTCGAGCGGTATCCGAAGCATGCAACCATGTTCGTCGAGGCTCTCCACGATCGTGTAGATCGATCTTGCGCCCCAGTTCAAGATATTTCACTGATTTGGGGATGAGTTTCTCTACATACTGTCCTATGCCATAGTTGTTGGTGGGACGCACTATCACATGCTTGATACCATAGGTCCTGGCCCAGGCCATTATCAGCATGTCGCCTGCGGCCTTGGAAGCCGAATAAGGGTTGCTGGGTTTTAACAGATCCTGTTCAGTGTGACTACCTTGATCGATGTCGCCATAGACTTCATCTGTGGAAAAATGCAACAGGATGGGTTGCTTGTAGCGAGGGATTTGTCTTATCAATTCCAGGAGATGATGCACTCCGTTGACATTGGAATGTAAAAAAACACCACTGCTCATTATGGAATTGTCTACATGTGTTTCTGCGGCCATGTTGATGATGTAGTCACAGTCCACAAGTCTATCGAGATCATTGATGTCTCGGTGCAACCATGTGAAATTGTTGTGCTGAAGGAATTCGATCAAGGCCCAGTCGTTGCTGGCATAGGTCTTTTTATCCACACCTATGACTTTAAATCCAGCGTCTAAACAGGCCCGAGTCACATGCACGCCCATGAATCCCAAACAACCAGTGACGTAAACTATTTTTTTCACAACTTTTTGGCCTTGACCAAGAGATGCCAGCCTAGATATTCTTTCACTGCCAGCCTCATGACTTCGGGCATGGCTTCAAACCATGGCTCTAGTTGGAACTCGCCTTGTTTGTAAGCCGCAACATCATACATGAAACAATGATCTTGCCGGATGCGTTCCACATGATAGTGTGGGTCCAGCAATTTGGTTATGTCTTCTCGGGTGAATGCTTCAGCGTAGGGACAATCGGCCTGTGCTTCAAACTGATCCAGGCCTTTCTGGATCATAGCATACTTCCAAGAATTGCGGGCATAGACCATGAATCTGAGTTCACCACCCGAGGGCAGGATATTGGCGATGTTAGATAGATGTGATCCCATGCCAGGAAAATGGTGTAGCACACCATAACTATATACTAGATCGAATTTGCCCAGACTCTGCAAGAAATCAAGATCTGTCACAGATCCTTGCTGGAAATCTCCCTGGAGATCATACACATCAAACCGTTGCCGGCACAATCTCAGGCTTTCTTCGGAAATGTCTACCCCAACATATTCGGCACCATGTCGGGCAAACTGTTCAGCGTCAGATCCTATGCCGCATCCAATCTCTAGCACACGGCGACCACGCCAGAGATGAAATCCGGCAAAATCTAATATGTGCGGTTCAGCACGATAGCGTTTGGCAGTGACAGCATCAAAGAATTCCTGGCTGCCTACAGGTGCTTGGCTGTGGCGGATGTTGCAGGGTTGATGATTCCAGTAATCAACTATACGTCGTTCAATGTCTTTCACTGGATGATACTCACTTGACCATTGGGATCTTGTTCTTTGCTGGTCATCTTGGTCCAGGGATCTATTTCCCCGGTCATGACTCGATCAAACCAATCACTGTGCTGACCTATCCTATCTAGATACCATGCTATCCTATTGGCATCGTTGAGGCGTTTCTGCCTGAAATTGAGGTGATTAAAATCTGCTGGATGATTGTGGTTACCTTCTAGCATGGGACGATTTTTATAGATTTCATCATTGTTGTTGCCAGTGAGATCATGACGATCATGTAGCACATCTACTGGAATGTTGATCATGATATCCAAGGTATATGCGATCTGGCTGATGGTAGCATCTGTAAGTTGATGATTGCTGAGATGCCCCAATAGATAATACCAGTCTCGAGGTATGATGGGAAATATGGCATAGGGATGACAGTTGTGTGTGGGCATGCGCAACACAGCAAATGTGCCATCGTGCTTGATCAGTTCAAGATCCCAGGACGGTGTTTTCATTACAGCGTCATCGTTCCAGAACATCAACCATCGACCATTGGCCAGTTGGCCCAAGGCATTGACATACTGATGGAGATTGATATAGCCCATGGGAGTGAAAGTGACCAAGGTAGCATCCACTCCTCGTTGTTCGAGATCAGGTAGCACATTGTCTTTGACCCAATCTATGGTTTCCTGGTCATCGGTATCCATGGCCAACATCAACTCGATGTTTTCAGGGTGAGCTGCCAGATCATACAGGCTCTGCACACTGGCCTTCAATGATTCTCGGCGTTTCCTAGTGGGCAACAACACAGATATAGCGTGTGTAGCCGGATCCGTCCATAATTTTCTGAGACCCACTGGCTGTTCGTTTTGATTCAATCTATTCTCCTGTCTCAACACGGTATTGAGACAATATTTATATACGCCGTTAATTATTCACAAAAAACTAACCTTCGTATGTGGCAGAGTTTGCTCCGTGTTCAAATACTTCAACTGATTTAACTCTTACTGTTGGATTAATAGGGTAACGCATGTCACCGTTTGCAAGTAATTCTGCCATCTTGTCGTAAGCCATTTTGGCAAACATTTCGCATCCTACACCGGGCACAATGCGTAAATCGCATAAGGCACCGCGTTCGTATGGTAGTTTGCTTAGATGATTTTTACTTTCAATATCCACAATTTCGTTCATGTGTTTGAAAAAATCCAGCATTGGATCGTCTTGAGCTACTACCAAAGTGTGATCAAACATGTGGTCTGCCCATGCTTTGAATTCTTTAAGACCGCCAAAGTCCATGCACCAGTTTTTGTCATCCAATGTATCACATTCAAATATTAATTTGATACCAATTGAATATCCATGTAGCGTTGAGCAGTGGCTATGTGTGGCACGCCATTGTCTAAAACAGCATGACAGACCTCTGTCGTTACCGTATGTTTTTGTTGAGTAAAATTTTGCCATTGTCTATCTCCTATGTCAATTTTAGCATAGGCGGCAGAGTTTGTAAAGCGGGATGACGCCGAAAAGGCCGCTGTTGAGATTTCTATTTATCGGGCTGTTGATAACCATCTTTTTTGTAGTTGGCCTGCCCTGGGATTACCCCGCGCACTCCGCCCACTGGATCTTCACAGTCACCGGTTCTCCTCGGTATCATGTGTATGTGTGGATACATCACAGTCTGGCCTGCCTGAGATCCGCAGTTCATACCGATGTTGTAGGCATCCGATCGTCCACTGATCACATACCATTCTCCATGGCGGCGAGCCGCACGGAAGCAGGACATGATGGCATCATCGTTGTTGATTTTGGGAACGAATAGCAAGTGTCCTTCGGCCACCGGATATCGATCGCGGAAGATATAGTATTCTGGAGTTTCTCCATAGGTATCATCCCATGGGGCGATACCCTGTTGTTGTGCCTGTTTTAAAGTAGCAGTCATTTATCTAGACTCCAAACGATTTCATTCATGATCCGATATTGTCCGGCTGTGTTAGAAGCGACGTTGGTCCTCCAGCGGGTCTTGCGATCAATGTCTTTGGTCCAAATACCTCTGGCATAGTATGTTGCAGTTCTCATAATGTCCAACGAGTGCTTATTGTAAACTAATTGTCCGTTGTTGTCAAATGAACTTGGTAAATTTGCTTCTATCTTGCCTGTCAACACAGTGGGCGCAAGTCCTAGATATAGTCCCAGTGTGTTTTTATTGCTGTCCCATCGATAACCTGTTTCGGCCCAAGTGCCCACAGTCGGTGTGACTCTGGTGATCAATCCTGGATTGATTTCGGTGTTGACATACATGAGGCTACCACGAGCGGAAAATCCACCGTTTTGATAAGCCACAACATTGTCTAGCACACTGCTACTACGCACAGTTCCCCACACACCACTGAAACTAATCCAGGGGTTGAATGCCAACTTGGTATACTGCGCCCCATAGGTCCAGTTTTTCTTGAACCAGATGCGTGGAATTCCAATACTGTAAGCATCACCGGGTTGGCCGTTGATGTTTTGATCACTGGTCACACGCAGGCCATCCATCATCATACTGCGTCCACCTACCAAATACTCTGCATGACTGGTCATTTCATGATCCTGCACAGGGTTGGCAGTGCGTTGCCATGCATTGAGTCCTTGAGTGTTCATGGGCTTGGCATTGATGGCAAACGGTCTATGCAGAGCATCAGTGGCCAGCATCCTACCTGACCCGATGTCTACACCAGCGATATGGCCAGTGATAGGTTTGGAATTGATCCAAAGACCACCAATTGGATTCATTGCGGCCTCAATGTCAATAACTTTGCCATTCCAATAAGTGGCCGCTGTCTGTGCCAACACTGAATTGGCCGCGGCCGCACTCATGTAAGGCCATTTCTGTCTGATGAGATCCACTGCTGTCTGCGCTGTGAGTGTGACTTGTCCTCCCATCTGGCTCATGTAAACTGCCAGTTTGCGATCATTGTTTGCTTCATATGCGATGAAGGTCACTAGATAATATTTTCCATCTGGCGCTTTGAACAAGTTCACCGTGCTGTTGGCTTCGTTAGCACCGGTTCCTAACTCCTGGGTCATCTGCGCGGCTTGCTTGAGAAAATCCGTAAAAATCCTTTGATGAGCCGCCACATACTTGCCGTCTGAACTTTTCAACAGTATTTGAGTGCTGGATTGATTACCCGAAAAATCTGTGGCACTGACCAAAATATCAGTGCGACCGTCGCCGTTGATGTCTAGGAATTTGGGGTTGTAGGTAGAATAGGTATTGGTATCATAACCGACCAGTGTATCTGTGGTCACATCTTGGAACACAGCGGCGCCGTTGTTTTTCAGGAATTGGATGGCACTTTGTTTGGTATGGAAACCAAGACGGCTAAAAACAATGGCATCGGGTCGTCCATCTTCGTTGAAATCATGCGATACCACTCTCACATTGTGATCCAACAATGGTGCAGGAAGATCGGCTATGTATTGATAATTCAGTTGCCCTCCAACGATGGTGTAGCTATACATCTTGGTGGTGCGAGCATTACTGCATGCGGCGTTGGCAGTATTACAAGCATTGTCAGTTACTATGATCTGTTTCTGTCCATTGCCTAGAAAACTGTCAGCAACAATGCTGGATCCACCCCACCGCAGATCACCGGCCGTGCCTCTGCTATCGGTATATGCGGTAAAGTTATTGACTCGATTGTTGATTGCCAAGGTGGTGTTTGGTCCATAATCGACAAACAGCAAATCTTTAAAACCGTCTCCGTCCATGTCTGCGATGGCGCTGTCGTGGGCCCATACATTGTTGAGAGGAATTGATATGCGATTGAAATGTGTGCCTTGGTTGGCGAACACATAACCAGGGCCATAGTGTTGCATGTCCGTGCTGGGTGCAACCAACATGTCTTGGCGACCTGTGTTGAATAGATCAGCAAACTTCACGCTGGGTTCTGTGCCTAGTATTTCGTTGATACCACCCGGAAACCACTGTGCAGTGCGGTCGACTAAAGTTCCGTTTTGCCATGCGAACAAACTGATCCGGCTGTTACTCCAGGTTTCGGGTGTGGCATATTGTGTTTGTCTACCTGCCAATATGATATCGTTGCCACTACCAGTGACATTTGCTTCAAAGATATCAAATACAGGTGCCGCTCCATCGACTTTGACCAAAGGATCTATAGCCGACGATATGCGCACAGGAGTATGGAAAGGAACTTCTGATCGGACAAAACCACCGAGCGTTGAACTAGTGCCACCACCACCACCACCCCCACAGCCGGCCAAGGTAGACATTATGCCAGAGATTGATACAGCAATGATACTGCGTTTGAAATCCATTGGTCGTTCCAGATTTGTCTATAATATCAATATTATAGTTGATCTAGGATTATTGGTCAAATAGGTAAGTGCTCACTTACCTAGGCGCAAAGTCCTGTTGCAGTTTGATATTATCGATGAACTCTTTTTTCACAGCCGGGTCCGTCCGGAATGCACCGTTTAGAACGGTTGTCTGGGTAAGGCTAGAATGGGCCATGATGCCGCGATTTTCACAACACCCATGCGTGGCTTGCACATATACGCCTACATCAGAACTTTCGGTCACTTTCATGATCTCTCGGGCGATGTCGTTGCACAATTCTTCTTGTAGAGTTCCGCGACGGCTACACCATTGCGCGATGCGAGTGTATTTGCTGAGACCGATGAGTTTGTGTGCGGCCAAGATTCCAATATAGGCCACTCCAACCACTGGTTGATGGTGATGGCTACACATGCTCCGGATCTCACTGCGCACCACCAGCATGCCTTCGTATCGGTCTGCCGAGTCGTTGGGGAAAGCAGTGCAGTCGGGTGCAGATTCATATCTTCCGGCCATGATCTCATTGAAATACATCTTGGCCAAACGACGTGCGGTGCCCTTGGAGTTGGGATCCGTTTCTCTATCGATCAGCAAACGATCTAGCACTAACTCAAACGCTTCGGTGGCCTCATTGATCAGGATTTCTTTGGTGGCAGGATTCACATATTCCGATACATTGTCTCCAGCCCAGAATCTTTTGCCTTCACGCCGCATTTGGAATCGGATAGCATCGCCGAGATAGGCCGTTTGATAACCTCGATCATTGACCATGGCGTCCAGTCCTGTGTTGGTAAGATTCATGGCAGCATCTTCATAGCCAGGATGGAAAGGTGCTTCGCTTACCAACTTTGTGTTTTTTATCGCATCAAATAATTCTTGTTTTTTTTCTGTCATTTTTTTCTCCGAGTTAGAGCCGAGGATGGCTAGTCAATGATCTGGATCTGTCTTAGATCCGGGTATGAGACATATTTAGGTTTCTCATCTACTTTTGGTAGCAATTCGATACCTTTTTCTGCCTCTTCTATGGTTGGTTTATAATGATACCCCACCCTAAAAGTTTTTTGGTCTTGCCAGGGGATGATGGTCAAGTCTCTACCATCATATCTCTGTTCTAATAATACACGATACGCCCGAGCATCGTCAAGCAATATGGCACCGCCTCGCCCTATCTCCAACGGTTTACCTCGGCCAAAGCTCAAACATTGCATCATGCCAGGTCGATACATACCGCGTTCTAGCCGGCGTGCCGAATCCCAGATACGGGTATTGTGAAAACGATATTCGCCAATCCAATCTTCCTGCACCAATTTATATTCGATCCCAAGTTTATGCATCAGCATGGGCACAGAAAGATAGGTAAAAGCAGTGAATGATGTCCAGTTAGGTAGTTCATGCCGTAAACATAACTCTATAGCATGTGTGCAACAATCAGTCATCACAGCATAAGGTGCACCGGTGTATTCTGATAATTGTTTTTCAAATTGAAAAATTGGGTCAAAACTCATCGTGTATACCAGGCCCACGCATGCTGGATTATTTCTTCGATATTGTATCTAGGAACCCATGCACTCACTAAATTGAATTTGTCGCTGGCAGCCGTGAGCACAGCAGGATCACCTTCTCTCTGAGGACCTGCAGAAAATTTTAAAGATTTATCTGCGACTTTTTGTGCCAGATCCATGATCTCGCGATTGCTGTATCCTGATGACGATCCAAGATTATACACGCCAGCAGGAATTTCCGGCTCTATGGCCATCTCGTGCGCACGGGCAAGATCATCTACGTGAATGTAGTCTCTCACACAAGTTCCATCCTGGGTCGGATAATTTTCACCATTGAGCACAAACTCTTTTCCGTCTCTCATGCTTTCCAGAACTCTGGCAATGATGTGAGTAGCGGCATTGGCTTGACCGTGACGGGCACGGGGATCAGCCCCACAGGCGTTGAAGTAACGGAAACTCACATAGTCTAGTCCATAAGCACGGCTATAACTGTTTAACGCCATTTCTATCATGAGTTTGCTCTCACCATAGGGACTCACGGGCAGAGGCGGATCCAATTCAGAACACGGAGTCATCACAGGTTCTCCATACACAGCCGCGCTGGAACTGAATATCACTCTGGACTTGATTTCATGTTTGATCAGTCGGTCCAACATGCGTTTGGTCTTGACAAAATTGTTGTCATAGTAACGCTCAGGATTGGTCACGCTGGGGCCTACGAGGCTAGTGCCAGCACAGTGGATGATGGCCCGTGGTTCAAATTGGTCCAAAAGGCTCAATGCAAATTCGTTGGCAAAGTCTTCTTGATAGAACCTATTGCACGCACTTTTCAAATGATCTGGAGCAGGCCGTATATCAATACCAATGACATTATGTCCAGCATCTCCAAGTCGGAGAATAGTTTGTCCTCCTATATAACCACTAGCACCCGTTACTATTACACAGTTTGATTTCATAGTCATAATTTTTCCATTATTGTAACAATATAAATTTTATTTCTCCGCCAATTCATATCTTAATTGGTGTAATAGGTTCTTGACAGTTGTCCCATCGTTTGGTAAGAAAACTTACTGATTTACAATCGGTTATCGGTATAAATGTGTGTGGAGTTAGTCTAGGCACATATAAAGTTTGCCCAGCACCTATTACTATTTTCCTCACAGTTCCATCATCTAATAACTCAAGATATATGCCTTCTCCATCCACTAACATGAGGTATTCGTCGAACTCTTTGTGGTAATGATGACCTCGAGCATGTCCTGATTTGGTAGTAACATAACAGAATTCCACAATTTCATCATGTGGTATAAAGCTGTAAATTGCACCACGCGAATCTATTGCTTTGTCGTTGATATCGGGTAATATAAATTTTATCTTACCGTTCATGTGATTACCATTTCCTTTGTGTTACTTTTTATTCCTTGAAAAAGACGTTGCGCCACCGAATCCGCTGACATGAGTTTTCTATCACCATAAGTCTCCTCTACCTCCTGCCAGGACTTGGTGCCTTCAAAATTTCTATATCTGAAATTGGTTTTGGTAAGTCCAACTTTAGCAGATAATACGGTAATATGATCGGCTTCTTTGGCTAAAAGATCTAAACTGAACTTACTGGCCATTTTGGTACCTGCATATACACCCTGGTAGATAGTTGGTTGATCTATGCTGTCGGAACTGATCCAAACGTAAGTTCCTGAATCTCTCGATTTTGCATAATGTTTCATCAAAAAAAAGTTTGATGCATAGTTTACAATTATCATGCTGAGTTGATTTTCCCAGGTGTTTTGTAAATTACCTCGCCAAGTTCCACGATTGTGCCCGGCACAATTTACAAGAATGTCAAAATGAGAAAAATCACAATCAAAAATTCTTCCAGGATAATTTAGATCTAAATCCTGTGAAGACCAACCTGCAACATCATAATCATGGGTTGACATCAATCTCGATAATGATGATCCTATACCACCACTGGCACCAATGATTAAAACTTTTTGTTTCATGTTTAAATTTTGACCACATGATACTTGTTTTCGGGCACGTGATCTCTGTAGCGATTGCCTGAACGATTCCATTGCTCGCCTTGGCCTTGGATGATATCTACGATGCGATCCACTGTGCCATCAGTCCAGTCAGAGATCAATCCCATGTTGTGGTGTGGTTCTTTGAGCAACAACCCCAGTTTGGTGAAAGCATCATCTATCGACCAAGGAACATAAAGTCGGTTAGGATCGTTGGCAAAGGTTTCAGGGAAACTGCGATAAGCAGGATATAACACATTACAACCAAGAGTATCGGCTTCTGATACTGTGTTAGATACCCAATCTTGTAGAGCACAATTAAACAGCACACGAGTATTGTTGAGAAGATTATAGTAATCATTTTTCTTTAGATTCTCATAGATTTTCAAGCGGCCTTGGCGTTCCATGTCACGAGCACGTTCGATATAACGTGAGTTGTTTGAGCGCAATGGGCCTCCTTGGAACACAGCGAACTCAACCGGATATCTGCCTTGCTCATGCCACATGTCAATGAGATCCATGTAGAAGTCTGGTTGTTTCTCTTGATCAAATCGTGCGGCAAATCCCACACGATATGGTCTCACGTCAAAATCACAAACATGGTCTTTGCCACCTATGCGCTCGAGCACTTCCGCCTTGCCAAATGCCAAGCCTGAAATATTGTAGATGGGAGCAGTCCACCCTGCGATGCGCATGTGTGCTACCATCTCTTCGTTGGTGGCCAACACAGCGACATTGGGGATCTGATTTACCATCTTTTCATAAGTCGACATCCAGCCTGCCATGCCCCAGACATGCACGAAGTCATCGGGGTCAATGGCCTGTGCCAAACAGCGCACAAAGATACGCGGTCTGAGATTGTCAGGCACTTGATCAAGAATATAAGGTAAGCTCTCGATACCGGGTTGGAACATGTCTTCAAAATAGATCACATCTTGATCAGTGACATCACCGTTGCGCATCATCTGCACTAGGTTCATCATCTGGCTCATTGAAAAATAACTTCGACCGTGAGCGTCTAGCACCTGTCCTACACTGATTGATTTGGTATCATCAATGGTGGAGCCAGGCACATATACAACGTCAAGGCCGCGGCGGTCAAACACACGTTTGTTCCATTCCGTGAGTTGTAGAGTGTAGCGGGCTTCGTAACTTTCCAACCCCATGTAGAATATCTTACGCATCAGCGTGGTCTCCGATTGGCATCTTGTGCCCACATGTCTCGGGGCTCCTTGCCGGCTTCCAGTTTGCGGAACTGCTGGAAAGCATACACGCGGTTATTGTATAGATCCGCTTCGTTGAACTTGTAGCCATAATCGCAACAGAATTCAAGATAACGGTCTAGGTCTTCCCATACCTGGCGGCTACGGGGATTGGGTTTGAACGTGGGCTTGCCCATGTTGATTCCTCTTAGATTGTGATTGATTGATAGGGACGGTGAGTATTATACTTGATGAGGCAGCCGTTCTCACCATCTTCGGCCACTTCAATCCACACAGCACGGCCAGGATAACGGCCTGCTATTTGCAGATACAGATCGTCTGCGATCATCTCGCAAGACTTGTAATCCAGGCTCAATACTGAATTTTGATTATTGTGAACGGTCCGATCACGCAAGACATCGGCTGGCTGGGCACTGGAATACAACGACAAGAGCCACCGCTTGAATTGGATGAACTCGATGTCCCTGTCATTGTGGAACACATCGATCCACACCCTGAAATGAAAGATGTGACGGTGAGGATAACCAAGGAACGAAACATCATACTCATCTCCTGTGGCCAACATAGGATCTGTCAGCGCCGCTGGGTATTTATGGATACCTTCTTTCTGGAATGTGACCCAGATTTTGCGATCAGCGGCTTCACGGATACGTTCAATGGTTTCTCTTTCGCTGACAATCATTCTACATTCCTCATTTCTTCAATCCACTCGTCCACACGAACTTCGGCTTCGGCCTGTGTCATTGCAGGCACTGTGATACGATATGGTGTGCCAGGCCTGTGCCGAATGTCATAGCGTATGGTTCCGTTGAGCATCATGTCGTTTTCATCGCGCAATACCTCAAACTCTTGCAAGTGTTGAGCCCGATAGATCGCTTGTTCTGCTAGTTCTTTCACATTCATTATTTAGATTCCTCAGTTGGAAATGGCCAACCATTTGATGGGGTTAATTTTTCAAGTGCGACATTCTCTTCTATTACTTCATTATAAGCATCTTCATCCACTAGGTCAACCTTGTATGGTTCCAATATGGCCACGTGCTCGTCTTCGATTTCCCAATTATGATCACCGTCATAGATCCACCCGGTTCCGCAACGACCATCTTCATCTTCGGTTTCCCATCGCAACAGTGCTTCTATTTGGGCTTTTTCTTCTTCTGTGAATCCATCATCATAGACATTGCCATCCATGTCCCAGCAACCATAATTCACATGCACGGCTACCAAATCATCCAGTTCGCAACCCCACCCAACTTCAGGACGACAAAATACAGTGCCTTCGCTTTCATATACTGGTTCATCTTCTTCTCTGAAAGCCTGCCCCCATCGCCAAGTTTCGGTTACATCAAACCCTCTGATCCTTCCGTCTGGAAGTTTTTCATAAACATCCACGAAATATTCCACTGATTTTTTTTGCAATGGAGTGATTCTATAAAGTCGAGCCATGATTACCTCTTGGTAGGTGGTTTGGGTAGTTGTGGTAAGGTTTTATAAAAATCCAGCCATTTTTGCTGGTCTTCGAGTTGCCGCTGTTGTGCTTCATGCATCCTACGGATCTCATTGAGATGTTCTTTTTGATCGTGTTGCCCCTGTGCTACTTTGTCTATCTTTTGATCCATGTAGTTCAAACGCTGTTCCATGAGTCCCAAGCGAGTCTTGAAATAATCCACATCCTGTCCACGACTGGCGGCTATGGCATAAAGCACCAGCACAGTGGCAGCCAATACCAAACTCAGAGTCCACGCAACATGAGCGCGATCGCTTTCTGAAAGTTCGGTCCAGTATTTCAAAAATTTCTCCCCACATAAAAGGTCTCAAGCACGAGGCCTTGATTCGCACCATACTAGGAAAATACTGCCACTCTGTTCGGCGGCTCTATTGTATTGTTTCATTTTATCTACACATGCCTGCCTGGAGATAAAACTGTCCACTTCTATTATATAGCCGTGCATAAACATCATAAAAATCCAACTCATGATACTACAAGATCTTTATCGTATTTAGACCAATCAGTGAATTTTTCTCTATCTAGCACATCATGTAGATTATGGACCCATACTCCAGGATTGGTAGCCGCAAAATCCTTGTCATCGATCTTGATACAAGTGTTGTAGTTCCACAATTTTATATAAGGAATGGGAATCTTGATGATGGGGATGAATCTATCATGCTCACACAGCCCACCCTCGTGGAATTCTTCCACATACTGGAAAGGTATATCCAGGCTACACCAATATCCACGACCCAGGAAAGTTTGTATGACATTTTCCCAACCAACATAGTCAGGATTGGTCTTGGGACGATATGAATCATTGGCCCCAAAAAAGATGTGCTGGGTATCCTGTGTGGATTGGGCCAAGGCCTGTTCTATGGATTCCACTGACTGATAACCTATCACGAACAGCGTGTGCTGGTCCAAGGCCGGAGTATGTTCCACTTCTCGGCCGAAAAAGAATTCTGCGTTGTTGTGTCCGGGCCTATCCATCAATCATCTCCTTGGTCAACTTCTTGATCATGTTCATGCTGTTTCCTGCGCAATTCGGCCAACTGGTCTCTGACCTGCAATCGTTGTTTTTTGAGATCGTGTATGTTGTTGTCTTCGAACACACCGGTCCGTTCCATGACATCAATTTTTTTGTCCAGCATTTCGTGGACATGCTCTAGGTGCTTGATGCGATTCTCATACATTTAGGTTCTCCAGGGCGTCTAGTTTGGATTGATCAAATTCTTCTTCGGAACTGTCATCATCTTCCACATCAAAGAAAGCGTTGAATTGAGTATGCGCATTGGTAGTGCGTTTACCCGTGAACCCTCGTGTGCCGATGATCTGGTCCCAGAATTTAGAGTTTTCATCTATGATAGTCAAACTACGATTGCGATCACGTTGTTGGAAAATGGTATCTACTAAGTCTCTAAAGTATACACGATCAAAGGTTTCTCGCACAAGCATTCCGGGAACTTCTCCTGCATCATATCTCCGATTGGCTTCTTGTACCGCCCGGATATGATGCCACACATTGTGACCCATCATTAGTGCGTAAGAGAAAGAGTCCCACGATGTGCGACCTTCTTTGCCAATTTTGTTCAAATCGCCGGGTTTATAGATGCACACATCCTGGATCTTCATACGGGCAGATATAGGGCTATCTTCAAATGTGTCATGTATCCGGTCCTGTAGCACAGCATCTCGGAATGCACGAGTGTCCGTGGCATATTTTTTATCGTCTGCTGTGGGGCTCATCATGTAACTCCACTTGCCTCTGTTTTCAGTCCTGAGCTGTGTGTATATCTGTCCATTGGCAGTGGCCAGGAACGGGCTGGCACAGTCAAAACTTATGGTGAAATTGGCATTGTGATATTTTCTTATGGCACGTTGGACGTCTGTGAGCAGACAGGCATATTCCAACTTTGAAGTGCCCAAGAAGTGCATCCAGTCATGCACACCTTTTTCTAACAGTCCATCATGTATGAGATGTATCAAGCGGCGGAGTATGAGATGCACGTCACACATGTTCTGGCCACCCATGCCCCATCCATTGAAATGCCGATCTGGATAACGCTTGGGATCAGAATAGTGTTTCATGAGATCATACCAATGATCGGCCTCGGCATGGTTACCGCCTTGGAGCACGTTCAAGATCCGGGTATCGCCGTAGCGATTAGCGATCCAGAATTCGTTGTTGTATTGTGTGGCTGTGACAGCATCATCATAACTGTGAATACCCGATGCTTCAGCAGCCTTGGGGTCTCGGAATGTCCATGTGGGTATGTCCATGGTCATTCCGTATGTGGCTATGCCCATCTGCCATTTAAGAACTTTTTCTCGTTGTTGCTCTGACTTTTTATCTGTGGGATCTGCCCAGCGCCCGGGCCATACACCTTTGGCGATCTGGAATCCACCTGAGTCTGCCAGCATGATGGTGTTGGGATCTCTGTTGCGGATCATGTCCTCTTTGGCATCAAACTTATTCAAATCTAGATTGGCGTGTCCTGCGGAATACAAGCTCCAACGATAGGGAAACAAAGCCTTGGTAGGATTGAGCCAGTTCATGGCTTCCATGTCACCAATGGCCGAGGGCAACCGACCTGCATCCAGTCCTACACCATGGCGTTCGCGACCGATGTATCCAGCGTAGAAACTGGAGATGGCCGGGAGGAACACAGCATAGTCTTGCTGTTTAGATGTTAAGTCGTCTCTATCCATTTGTGATTTTGTGCTCTTGTTATCAGTCTATACCCATCATCTTCGATGGGTGCCCATACAAAATAATCGTCGTGTATCTGTTGCAGATCCGGTGCCTGCTGAGTTTCTGTCTGTATACTCCATTGAGGAAAGATATGGAATCTCCAATTTGGTAGATCTACCAATTTATCTATACCCAATGGTCCGTAGTGTAAACACTTGCCCCAGGCACTGCCAAGCACGATCCAATCCTTTATGTCAGGAAAGAACCGATCCACATGATAGTTAAATGTTTGCTTTTGGCTGATATGCACAGTGTTTTGGTCAAACAAAGCATCATGTATCAAGCGACTGGTCCTGTTTTGCCCACTGGCTTTGACGAGATCTAGTAGCATCATGTTGCGTATTTGTTCTTGGGTATCTGTTGATCGCCAGTGGTATCTATCAAGTGTATTATACACGCTCACATCCGCATAGTCAATCACCAGATCCAAGGTGCAGTTAACCACAGCACCCACTGGATATTTAGACAATCTCTGGAGGAACGTTTGGTAAAACTCGTCGGTGCGAGCATCTTGCCAGATGTCTATACACAACACTCCCCAGATATCAGGAGGCTGGTAACGGACTACATTTCTGATCACTTGCTCAAGGCCGGTAACATGTAATCGTAAGTGGCGATGCCTGAGTTCACAGTGATCTTGGCAATACCATCGTCGCTGAAACGCACAGTCTTGTCACCAGTGAGATTCATGATAGCGATGAACTGCTGGACTGGCCATAACCATGGACGGGTGAGTTTGCCGCTGACCGCAGGTTGGAACACGAAGTTGCCTGCGTGTGTGGAGTGATCACCAAAGAAAAACTTGAGATCAGTGCCTTCGGTTTTGGCCATGAATGAAGTTTCTTCGGCATTGGCCTGTGCCTGCATCTTGAGACGCTGGATAGCGGCCACTGTGGGCTCGAATTCCACATGCCAGGTCACTGGTTTCATCTTAAACTGTTTGAGTTTTTCGCTGACCACTTCTGCGACCATGAATCGATAGTCGTTCTTGAAGTCTCCTACTTTGTTCTCAAAATGCATGCCTACCGGCGAGTCCACACCATTACGGTCTTGGCGATTCACAGTGATGGTGGCGTGTTCGCGATACTCCTGCAAGTTAATCAGGATCTTTAATTTGCTGAGATTGGGCATGCCGAACGTGCCCATGAATTCAGCCACTGGCGTGGCGAATCGTGCATTCACGACCACGCTCTTGTCCTCAGCCAAGGCATCTATCACAGTTTCTTTGTCTGTGCCTGTGATCTTGATTAGGTCGATGCAACCGAGATCATGTGTGTGTTCTACTAAGTCTAATAAAAAGTCTCTCATTTGGTTCTCCGTTAAAGTGATTGTATTTTGCCTAAAGCCTGTCCGCCACGTATGCTACTCAGTCTTCCCGGTCTTTGTAGTTCGAGCCAACTCACATTGTTCTCTAGATCAAAACTGGCCGCTATCCTGAATCCTGCTTGTTTACAGATTTCAGCGATTTGATGTCCTGGTGTATAACAATAATACGAATTTTCAAAATTGTCAACACCTATTGGATAGTCACAGTTATTATAGGTAAAAATCAAGGATCCTCCAGGTTTCAACAGCGAGAACGATTCCTGCACGTATTTTTTGATCAAAGGAAGAGGACGGAAGTTAAAAAAATTCACTGCTACTATAATACCAAACTGTTGTCGGGGCAATTGGTTGAGAATGTGCTTGGCCGATTCGTCGATGGTGTAATATCTGATGCGTCGCTGGTATTCTGGAGTAAACATTTTTTTGACAGGTTGCAGGAGTGCATCATTGGTGTCAACTAGATACAAAGGATCGCAGGCCACAAGACATGGAGTGAGATCTCCAAATCCAGGACGAATCTCCAAGGCCGGCCATTTGAAGTTCGAATGCAATTTCAGTCGGCTTTGGAAAAATTCATTGGTGGCCGGTTCATACAGCAGTTTTTTGAACTGCAATTGATCCAGCGTGTATTCAGCAGAATCTTTGCGACTCTCTTGATAAAGGCTTTCGCTCCGGGCGTAATAAGGCTCTTCTATGCTGTCCACGAAGCCATGTAGATTTTTTTTAAATTGAGCCAGCAATGATTCAATGGCTGTCATGCTTTGCCGTATCATTTGGCTCTGCTTTTCGATTTCAGATTTGAGATTATCAAAATCTATATTTTGTATGGAAAGATCAGTGTGGATCTGTTTTAGTTCAGTTTCTATTTGGTCCTGGATGTGACTGATATGCAACCCGTCGACCATGTGTTTGTAGGTGATTAATCTGCTGAGTTTCATGCTAAGTCAAAAAATGATTGGAAAGTGTTGGTGGTATCGGTGGCCGATGAAAGATCCCAGTCCAGTACCGACAACAGATTGTCTATCTTTTGATCCACTACTGTGGCTTCCATTTCTGCATCATCAAATGGCAATTCTCGGAACCAAGCAGGCAAGTGCAATTCATCTGTGGGATATCCAATGGACGTCCAGCCCAGGGCATTAGATTTCAGTTTGCAAACGATGGTCTTCATGCCATCCACAATTTGCATGGAGTAGTTGTCTGAATTCATGCGTCGCATGGAGTTCCAGTTCATGGCTGCTCGCACATGACCTGGCATGTTAGCACGGCCTTCACGTTCTTCTTTCTTGGCATACTGTGTGAGATTGTTCACACGTTTGGGCGAACCTTTCTCCCAACCTGGGCGTTCTTTGAATTCATATTTGAATTCTTTGATGCGTTCTATGATTTCATCTCGTTGGGCACCGGCCAACACTCTTTCCAACAATGACCATAGGAAGTCCTGGATGATCTTGGGTGTGTCACTGCGCTTGAGATCTAGCCCCATGGCCTTGATCTGTCCTGTTTTGCCCTCAACATCTTTGCGTTTGCCTTCTTTGTCGTAGATGTTGACAGCATAACGCTTCTTGGTGATGAACAAACTGCGATCTGCCACCAGCTCTCGACCGCCTCGGATGATCTCGCCCATCTCTCTAGGGCAATGGAATGCCTGTTCCATGAATGCTGGAAAACTCTGGTTGACTTGTTCTGCGATCGAATCATAGAGTTGCACACAGATCTCTTTGGACCATGTCATGCGTCCTTGTTCCACTTCTTGTTTCAGCGCAGGCCAGGCAGAAAAATATACAGAATCTGTATCGCCATAGATGATAGCATCACCTGTGTGATCGTATTTTCCTGTGACACACTCGTTGACAAAGGCATCCATGTGATGTGCGATGGCCCGACCCGTGAGCGTGGTTGATTGACCGATGCGCTTGTCGAAAAATCTACAACCGGGGTTGAGGATGGCACCATACAGACTGTTCAAGTTGATCTTCTTGACCAACTGTCGTTTGTCCCAAAATTCCTGATCGGCTTTGCTAGTGGCTTGTTTGAGATGATTCTGGAGTTCCTTGCGCTCTCTATACCAGCGTGCCAACAGTCCCGGAATCACACCTTCGGTTTCAAAAGTGAATATAGTTCCATTGGCGCTGAGGATCCATGGCTGATTTGAGTCAAAAACCATCTTCCACACTTCTGCGGCACTATGCACGGTCTCTTCACCGTCCTGCCAGTCTATGGTGATCTCTGTGCCACGCTGTTGTTCCATCACGGCTGTATACTCAAGACTGCCGAACAGGCCTTCCCAGGCAGCCGCGAAGCTCGCACCGGAAGTCTGCTTGTCTCGGATATACCGGTCAGTCATTATGGGGCGCAGTTGCCCGACGATGGTTTCTGGCGCCATGTTGAGGGCTCTAATAGCCGAGGGATACAGTGAGTTGATGTCGATGGCACCGACCCATTCGTGGATGCCTTTTTTGGGATAAGCAACATAGGCACCTGCGGCTTGCGTGTCTTCATCTGTGAGTCTCTCTTTCCTGTTGGGAACTACCATACCACGTTCGTGGGCTTCGTTGATGATTGCTTGCTCTGTGACTGCCACAGCACCCATGGTGGTCTGTAGCAACACAGTGTTGGCGTGGGCTAGTTCGTTGGCTAGATCCAGGAACCGGAGTTTTTTGTCCATCTGGGCCAGACCGTTGACGTCCTGTCGGTTATACTGTATGAATGTTTTGAAGTTTTGGTTGTAGAGTTGGTCCAGGGTTCCTTCAAATTTAGTTTTTCCTTCAAGTCCTTCATATTCGAGGATGGCATCCAGACTATAGGAGTGTCTTTCTTCATAGGTATATTTCCTGTAGAGTTGCATGTAATCCATATGCACACGTCCAATGAGATCGAAAGTGAGATTTTCTGCGCCGAATCGTTCAAAGGTGCGTTGCTTGGGCAGTTGTCCCCACAAGCACATCTTTCGTGTGTCATCTTTGCTCAATACACGAGTGGTACGCATGATCACATAAGGAATATCAAAGCCTTCTGAGTTCCACCCTGACAGCACGTCTGCATCATCTATTAGATCCAGGAATGTTTTTAACATGTCCTCTTCACGTTCAAATACCAAGGTATTGTCAAACTCGCTGGCAATCTCTTGAGCAGTCTCCTGGCTCATGTGACGTGGCGGAACCACCAGTGTTACCAACTGATCTAACCAGTCAAGATAGACCGATATGGCAGTGATAGGATTGAATGGATCCTCGGGCTTGGAAAATCCGCGCTCAGCATCGAAGTCTACTTCGATGTCAAAGAATGCTGTCTGCAGTCGAGGAGCATCTTGTCCTTTGTAGTTTTCTTCGAAGCAACGGAACACAGGATTGATGTCGGACTCATAGATTTGCTTGCCCGACTGGATGCGCAGTTCTTTGCGGAACTCTTTGTTGTTGCGTGTAGAAAATCTCGAAACAGAGTTGCCGTAGATCGAACGGAACTTGCCTCGGGGATCGTCGTAATAAAAAATGTATGTGGCAGGATACTCTCGGTATTCTCTACGCCCATCCAGGCGTTCTACCACATGTATGCGATCGTGATCACGATCAAATAGTGCGTCTACGTAACTCATTGTTCTCCAGGCGACTTATGGCTCGCTCATACCTTGATTCATGCCCGTGACGTGGGCGATGCGCTGTTTCGATAACAGTAATTATAGAGTTTTGCCCACGGTGGTCAAAATCGTTTCCAACAGTTCTTGCTCCTGCTGGGTTTTACCAAACTCGGCCTTGTGCGCAACCTTGATGGCTTTTTTGAGAATGCTGGGTTTGATTTCCATTTCTTCGGCCACGGCCTTGACAGTGTCATTGAGTCCGCCAGTCAGCGTTTCGATCTCGTGCATGACCTGCATGCCTTCATTGATGATTTGGGTGAGTTTGGCTTTTTGTTCGGCGTTGAATGTTTTGGTATCCATAATATCTCCTTTGTTGTCGTATAATACACGATATCCCAGATTTAGTCAAGATTTAAAATATCTAATAACCTGATCAGATGTGCTTAGGTTTACCTTTTCGCACTCTATAGCAAAATCACCAGACTCGAGGTGAAACGAGATGACGTAACCATCGTATCCAAGTGGTAAATCATATTTTGGCCATGCTTGCCATAGAGCACAATAGAAATTAGACCCAAGTTCTTTTAACCATGCCATCTCACCCGTGCATTGATCGGCAGATCCTTGCCATGACGATGGTACAATGTTATACATCTAAATAATTATGCTCACTTTAGACCTAGGGGTAGCGAATCCGTCAGTCAGGCCAGCAGCCGGCCACGCACCATAGCGGTCCTAAGGTGTGTTCTTTGCCACAGGGCTGTAGGGATTACGACAACGATCCGAACCGTCATCTTCGGGATATACAGGATAGTCCATACCGTTACTTACCTGCGGCTGCCAAGGCAGCGCCCTTGTTGAAACTGGGGCTCCATGAGTTGGGAGTCTTGCGTTTGCGGAACCACCACTCGTATCCTGCCCTGTGACCCGAGCAGTCCACGGTGCAAGGTGATCCTTTAAACATGAGTATCTCATCCAGTTGTTCTTCGGTCAGTCTGGGATCGAGAGCATTGTCTATGGTCAATGGCACCATGTAGTCTCGGGCTTCGGGGTGATAGTCGTAGCCAAGCGCACGCAGTTCCTCGATCATGGGCAACATTTCTGATTGCAGTTGCTCTACATATGGACGACCTCGAGACCCTTGCAGACTAATGGTCTGTCCTATGTTCAGAACATAATCATGGATGTCCTGAGCGATGCTACGAGCGGTGTTGTAATTGGCACCTATGGCTTCGTCGGTCTTTCGACGACCAGCACAGTGCGCTTTCTGGCTGAAACCACGAGGCCGGGCACAGTTGATAGAGCGTTTGTATTTGCGGCTCCATTTCTCAGAAACGAATTCACTGGCTTTCATCTAGATTGTATTTCCTCATAAACGTGTCATAACGATCGGTTTGTTTGCGGATGATGTCATAGAGTCCGCCGACTATGCGAAGGTCAGTCCTGTCCAACTGTTCGCCGGTTTTGATGCGATTCAAGAAAGTTTCTAAAAACTCTTTGGCCGATTCCAGTGCGTCATGATCGGTCATGTCGCGCACCGCAGGAACAAAACGTTCTATGGCCTGGCGATCCTGTGGTGTGAAAATCTTGGCTCTAGCACTACCAGGTGGCAGCGTTACCATGGGAGATTGACCACTTAGGAAACTGGCAATATCTTTGGTCTCGCGCACGATGTCAGTCACTCTCATTTTGTTATGGGACCACCTTCCACCCAAGCGGTGCAGGTGCGTTTGGCAGCACATTTGAATTTGAGGAATTTGCAATAACCCAAGGTGCCTGCATCTATGGTGCTCATAGGGTCCGACCCAGGTTCTGCACCGATGCCTTTGGCTATGCAATCTTGCATGTCATCTGATATGTCAAAGGCCGCGCAGTTGCCACAGCGTGCCGACTTGGCTTGATCGACGTCGTCCATGTTCCACTCTGCGGCTATCCTTTCCCAATATTCTTCGTTGGGAGCGTTGGGATCCATGGGACCATAGTCATATTCATCTATGGCTTTCTTCCTGTTCTTGAGGTTGAGGTCAATGTTTTGTGTTGCAGGGGGACAACCTTGTTCTATGGCTTCCATGCGGTTGATTAGATTTCTCATTTGTTGCCTTTGCGTTTGATGTATTCGTCTGGAGTTATGTCATGTTTTTTCACGAAACGATCATGCAGTTCTTTTGCAGTGATTCCAGATTTTTTAGCAATGGTCTGCATCATGTGATCAATGGCATCATAACTGTGTGGATTTTTTAGATCTTTCACTAGATCTTGCACTGCATCCTCGCGAACCTTTGTGGACACATTCTTGGCAGCACCTCTGCGTTCTGGATTGGGATCTTCTCTACGCTTCTTGGCTGCTGCCGACGCACGACCTTTTTTGCCTAGGCTGTGTGCTTTTGACTGTGGCAGGCACTTTGGCTTGCCTTCTGAGTCGGAACCTCTGGCGCAGTCACCACGGATCTTACCGTCGGGCCCAAATCGCACCCACTTCTCTTTGAACCAGTCTCGGAGATTTTCTTCCATGTGCTGTTCGCTCACAGGCACACAGTTGGGAACCCAGCGATCACCCTTGCGCTTCATACCGGCTTTTCTATAACCAGTCCAGCATGCTTCAAGGATCTCTCGATATCTCATTTTTTCTTGTTGCCCCAGTTGTCAGCACCTTTCTTGCGGCACTGGACCAAGGCACCCGATGCATAAGCCGAAGGCCATACTTTGTAACGACTTTTTACCTTGCGGTAACAAGCATCTTGTTTTTCATCCAACTGTTTTTCAAATGGCAAGAACCAGAACCAGTTTTGGAAACCACCCGGGTTGGTATCATATTCCATGTGGGCACTGTTCCTGGCCGTGGCCATCATCCTTTTGAACTCGCCTTCGGCACCGTGTAGTTCAGCATAGTTTTCCAACTCATCATACAGTTGCCCGGCAAGGAAACTGTCTCGGTGGCGTTCTATTTTGGGAGCCAGGCGATGATATATTTCAGCCATGCCAGCCTTTACATCTGTAACTGCTTCCGCTACACCTGTTGACATATCTCTAGATAATTTTTGTTTGAGTGATTGAATCTTTTGCTGATACATTTTGCATTTTGCATCATCACCGGCACGATTTGCAGCCAAGGCCAGTGCTTCCAACTTGGACATTCGCTTTTTGACGTCGTCGGTGCCTTCCGCCACACCTTGTTGACTCAGTGCCTGACGTGCTTGTTTCAAGCGCACCAAGGCAGTGCTTTCGCCCAACATCGAATCTTCGTCTTCACGATACACTGCCTTCTTCATGGCCAAGAACTTTTGCAGTGCGGTTAAGTCTTTGGTGTATTTGTCTCGGAGATCTTGGAATTGGCGATCTGTTTCTGGCACAGGATACAGTTCTTCCATCTCAATGTCTGCTTGCAAGCCAGGATAGATACCGCCACGCACATTCTGTGCCTTGAGGAACAAGCGATCAATCTGTTCTTTCATCTGGATCAACTCGTCCAACAATGCTATGCGACGTCGGAGAGTCAAGAACTCTTCGTGGCGCTGTGCTCGTTGGGCATTGGTAGGACGACCACGTCGTGGACCAGCAGGTGTATTGAGATCAATTGCAGGTTCTGGTTGTTGTTGCTGTTGCTGTAGATTTTTCAACACAGCCATGGCCTTGTCAGGCAAGGCTTCTTGTATGCGGGCATCATCATACATGTTGTTGTCACGGGCGTATTGGACCTTGGCCACGCCGGATGGCAACATGGGTCTGTCAATATTGAAGCGATCCAGTCGGGTTTGCATCTCAAACACCAATTTGCTGACATGGAAAGCATGTGATCCAAATCCATCTACATCTACCAGGAAGAAGTCATCGGCGATGCGTTGTTTCACAGTGCCATCCTTGCCTTCAAACAACGGATTGCCTCTCACAGTGACTCTCACGCTTTCGTTTTGTCCCGCGGCACGTGGCAAATCACCAAGATCCAGGCCTTGCATGGCAGCGCCTACTTCATCTTTCTTGCCGCCAGGAAACTGCAATATCTGCGCTGAAGGTCGCTGATCGGGTATCTGCTGTGGTGGCATCTGGATGGTGGTATCCACGGGCGGCAATTCCCCGGGGGCCTTTTGTGGTTTGGCACGAGGTTTAGCCCTGGGCTTGCGAGCCTTGGCTGGAGCCGGTTGTGTCTGCGGTGCAGGTTCGGCCTTGGGTTCGGTCTTGGGTTCTTCTTTGTCCTTGGGCAGGGCCTCGGGCTCTGCTTTGGCAGTGGGTTCTTTTTCTGGTTTGGCAGGTGCCGTGGGTGCCCGTGCGGCAGGTGCTGATGGTGCAGGTGGCTTTGGTTCAGGTTCGGCCTTGGCTTGCTGGCTCACGGCCTTGGTCAGTTGTGCTATCTGCTGGCTCTGTTGTTCATTGTCTTGCTGTAACTGACCGACCTGTTGTGCTAGTTCTTCGCCACGTTCTATTTCATCTTTGACAAAGGCTTCGATGTCAGAGGCAGCGGCAGGTTGACGAGCCCTGGCCAGTTGGAACGCACGTTGGACCTTGGCCGAAACAGCCGTGTCTCTAGCTAATTCTTGCGGACTTTTTTTTTGAGCTTCTTTGATGCGAGGCATGTCTATGCCCGGAAGGCTCATCTGTCCCGGTGCAGGAGCCTCTGTGCCAGGCGCCACATAGGCAGGCACTTTTTTGGGCATCATGCCCTTGGCACGCAGTTTGTCAAGGTATTCCACGGTAGCCACTTTGTTGCCAAAGGTGTTGAGGATGATGTTGAGTTTCTGCTGTGGTTTCATGTTGCCAAATGCTTTGAGTATGGCATAGATCTGTGTGCGATACAGAGTGAGCGGACGATCCGTGCCAAATTCAAATTCAGTGTAGGGTTTGTTGCCCATGTAGTCCTGGATCATGCGAGTCCAGTTCAATTTGCCGGCATTTTGATCTGTGGGATTGTTGGGATCCTGCATGGCTATCTCTTCCAAGGCTTCCAGACCTTCCATCACACCAGCAGGAACATCGCCTGTGACACTACGTTGACCCGGAACTGATCCACGGAAGGATTTCTGTTTAGCGATGAGATCGCGCAGTTTCTTCATGTGCATGTCAAAGCGCCGTGCATCGCCCAGGTCCTGGATGAATTCTTCTTGGCGTCCGGCTTTCAAATATGCTCGATAGATACCGTTGAGGAAGTTAGCTTCCATGTAGTCCAGGGTGATGGGTTCACCACCTATGTTGAGATCGGCTGGCGAGCGGGTGCTCACGGCCTGTAACAGTGCGCGGAGATTGTCGTAGCCGCCTGTGGTATTTTCAATTAGATTAAACAGATTCATTATCGTTCTTCCAGATAGTCGTTGTTTGACGTTTGTTCTTGCATGTTGCGTCGGCGAGCACAATACATCTCGCAGGCCATCACAGCTTCGTCAAGATTGTCAAATTCGGATGACAAGGCCTTGTTCTTTATAGTGATGCGGAATCCGTCATCTTCGTTGCCGTGTATCTTGATTTCTTTGCCATCGTCTGTGGTGATGGTCTTGACCACAGGAGAGATCCGATCCATGTCCTGGGGCATTTTGTCTTTGAGATCAGGATCTGTCTTGATCTGCGTGGCTATGTCTTGTAGATAGTCGCCCAGTTTTTTCTTAACAGTGGAGATCACGTCTTCGGTAGTGGCGCTTTCAACTACTTCGTCACGGCTACCATAGTGATCACGCAAGAGATCTTCCACACGCTTGATATAGGCGCTGACATCACTGGATCCAATTTCGTACCAATCATCATCACCGTCTGTGACATCATCCACAGCGGACAGCACATGGTCCAGACCATATTTTTCTATGAGATCCAATCTGCCACGACGGATGCGCCCAAGCACTGCATCTCTCATGGGATTGTCTTCGGTGTTTTCTGTCAGCCCAGACATCTCGGCAGCTTTTTCTAATTGGGCCAATCGATCTTTGATGGCTTCTCTGGTTTGTGGATCTATGCCAGGAGTGAGCTGGCGGAACAAGATATCACGCTTGTCAAGATAATCTGTGCGATCTCGTAGTTTATTGTAACCACCGCGATTCACAGTGGGTTCCTCGCCCTCACCACCAAAATAGTAACCTTTGCTGGGCGCAGGGCGGTTGGGATCTCCGCCCAACACAGGACCCTGTGATTTCATTTTAAACAGTGCAGGCATCTGCTTCACGGCAGTCTGTTGTTGGTTCAACCCTTCGTTGAGTTGATCAAACTTGGTCAGTATGCGGGCTATGTCATTGCTCATGCTCGTTGATCCTTGAGGAATGAGCGTGTCTGCCAGGCATACTTGCCATGACTGTTTTGGCGTTCGGCCATGAAGTTAGCGATGTCTTCGCGACCTTCGGCCTGTGCAGATTCAAACACACGCATGACCATGGCTTTCATGGTTTCGGTATCTTGTAGCAATTCTTCCAGCATGAGCCGGGCTCGGGGAATCTTGGTCTGTCCAGGGATCTCGCTGAGTTCTGAAAAACGCTCTAGGCTTCCGGGAGCGTAGTCATCCAGGGTGCGGATGTATTCGGCTATCTGGTCCACAGCGCCGTAGGCATCAGCGTAGACTTCGCCGAAAAATTCGTGCAGTTGCCCGAAATCAGGGCCTTCCACGTTCCAATGGAACATCTGTGCCTTGAGATAATATGCAAAGTTACTTGCTAAAAGAGTTTTTAAATCGTCGGTTAACATCTGGTGCCGGCTTCCTAGAAGTAGTTTTATATTTATCAGCGGGTGCTTGTGCAGGTTCTCTTGCGAGCACGGCCATCATGGGCTGTGCAACCGTGGCTATGGCACCGCTGACCGTGGTTTCTGTGACGAATTCTCGGGCTCTCATTGGGTGATCTCCACGGTTTTAGAATCCAGCACCGTGGCTGATCCTGTTTCTACTGAGAGATTGCGCAGTTTGAATTTGCAGTCAGGATCGCCCAGATTGTCGATACGTAGGCTGTAGCGTCCAGGCGGTGCGCTGAGGCTGATGATTTCTTGGAGATACTGTGTGCCACCCCAGATGTAGGTGCGTTCAGTGAACAGTTCATCGTTGACATAGAGTCTATAGGGCGGCGGAGTCTTTTTCCAATCGCAGTGTAGATCTACGTTTAATTTTACGAATGTTGATTTCATGCGATATTTACCGGCGTGTGCGCCTGCTGGCGATCACTTTGCTGTGGCCACTAGCCTGATGTTGCGGGCCACGTCTTTGACATCGGGCCCGCCCTTGCGCACGATTTCAGCGGGCACATGTGTCATTTCTTCATCACGTGCAGTGACGTTCAGCAGTTCGTTGCGCTTGGTATCATAGCCATATACATTCACGTCACGAAATCTTTGCTGTAATTCACGCCACACTTTGTAGCCTCCGGGACTCTGCTTGATATCAGAAATGAGATCCAGTCCTAATTCCGTGATCAAGGCATGATAGAACTGGCTGGCACGCACAGGATTGCCGGGTGCGGCATACAGGCCTGCCACTATGAATGAGTTGGGATTTCTCTGATATCTGCTGCCAAAGGCATGGATTATGGCTCTGCGGCTTTGGGGATCTACCAGGATGTAACTGACCTGGCTACCCACATAGTCTCGCCAGATCTCATAGCGGCCCATGTTGCCGACTTTTTTCCCAAGGTATTTGATCTCTTCTTTGGGCAGTATGGGCCGTCCAAACTTGGGCAGATTGCTGGGCTCCTCGCCCTTGCCTTTGACCCGGGTCAGCAGTGCCACTTCCTGGAACTCCTGTGCTCTCATTATCGAACCTTTATGACGGGATTGCGCCCGTGGTAGTTTTCGTTGTGATACACTGTGTTCAACAACAGTTTATCTGGATCGAATCCTGATCGCATCATGCCAAGATGTATGTTGTGTTGGCTGTCATAGACATTGAACTGTGAGTTGGGCTCAAATCCACGGATGTGTCTGCGCACCCGATCCAATCTGTTGAGTATGCCCAAGATGGTGGCCATGGATATGCCGCGATTTTCTGCACGATTATCCAGGTGTGGACTAACATGGATACGGAAGCCAGCCGCTGACAGATCTTCTGCGATGAATTCTGCGACTCTCATGGCGCCTTCCTGATGGATCCGATGTGATGATCCTGGATGCGATACTGCGCTTTGAGCAGTTGTCGGGCCTGTGCTTGATTGTGGGCATACACTGACACATCAATCCGGCCGGTATAGTCAGGATTGCTTATGGTTATAGTGGTGATCCACTTGTGTCCTGTGAGTTCTCTTGCTCGCATGATATTACTTATTTCTTCCGACCTGACTTCATGTTGGCGCACCAATGATACATTTTGCCCCGTTCTCCACCATACTTCTTGGCACGGGCACGCAGATCTGTGACTGATCCACTACAACTAGCACCCGCACGTTTCACACGACCCGGGCGGCTCTTGCCCTTTACTCGACCATCAGCAAAGTTTTCCTCTACTTCCTTCACGCCTTGCTTTCTTGTCATGCTCCACACACGCATGGTTTCATCACCACGCAGAGCCGCGGCCACGAATCTGCCTGCTCCAAACAGGATCACCCCGTCGGCCATGACTGAAGGACTGGCTGTGCCGGGTGCCATCTGGGCATAGGCACGATATCGTGCGGGATTGGGATCATATTTCTTACCTGACGGGATCTTGAGACCCCATCGTTGGTTTACTGCTGTTACCACATCGTCGGGCGATCTACCAATGGTTCCTTGATTCTCTGGATGACGCAATAAGTCGGCCACACGCACTGATACAGGCTGCGGACTGACCAGACGCAAAGGAGTGAGAAAGTCTATATCGTCTTGATCGGGTCTTGGACGCTCATCCACAAACTCTCGGGCCAATTGTGGTGGCAACAAACTTATGAATTTTTTCCATACCGATGGTGTGTCGGCCAAGGATTGATCTAGATTAATGAGGCTCATTTTATCGCCTTTCGCCACACTTTGTTCCCAGACATTCTGTTCTGGACGATGTTTTCTCCAGAATCCAGAACCTGCGTCGGTCTGCTGGCCACTCCTGCGTATGCGATAACCCAGGCTTTTCACATAGTCATACATGGCCTGGGCGATACCTTGCCCACGGAATCGTTCATCTACTTCAAGATCCTGTGGCATGAGATAGCCATCGTATTCCACAAACAACACTGACCCTAACTGCTTGCCACCCGCCGACGCCTGGACCATGATTTCATCATCTTCCTTTTCCATGGAGATATCGATGCCTCGGAATGAATCTTCCACGATGCCTGTGCTTCGACGCAGTTGTAAATCAAAGTCTCGATCACTTTCGTAGTTCTGAATAAACTTTTCATAATAACGTTGGGCTTCCGCAGGGGTGTCAGATTCAAAACGATCTACAATCTGGCTGGAGCCAGCAGGACGGTCTGCATGGTATATTTCATAACTCTTGTTGAGTCGCTCACGGGCCTGGGCCATTCTTTCCTGTCTGCGATCAACCTGTTGTCCAGCGCGATTTAGATACTGTTGCAAGCGATCCGCACTGACTTCTGTGACACGGATATCAGTCCTATGATACTCGTCTGCCTTTCCTGATGGATCCACGTGCCAGGCATAGAACTTAGACCATGGATAATCTTGTTTGAGGCTAAGAAAAGCATTTAAATTGGGCACAGAATCATCATACATGATGATCTTGTCGTAGTGTTCTTTGCCCAAGAGATGTTGTAGTATGATCTTTTTCTTTTCTTCTGTGGCGGCTTTGATGTTCAAGTTACCAGCACGATACACATGCACTTTTGACATGTCAATGCCATACTGGCGGAATGTGTCCAGGAAAACTTCTCGGTCATTGAAGTCCGAGCGGGCAGTAAGCATGATCACTTTGTTGCCCGTGGCGATGTCTTGTTTGAGTTGGCGGATCATGCCGGGTATGGGCCGGGCCTGTGTGTAGAATTCGCGGGCATCACGGAAAGCACCAAAGTCAAACTCTTCACCGGGCTGTAAGTGATAGTGCGTGAAATCGTGACTGTTGAGTTGCTTCACGATCCGGCCATCTCGCACCACATTGACCTTGGTGTCTGTGTTGACCAGGGTATCGTCGATGTCAAAGATGACTAGTTTGGAATTAGCGAATTCTTGTGCTCTCATATCATCATCTCTGGTAATGTTTCCAAGTTGGCTTTAATCTTGGCAAAGTTCATCATATATCGGTTGACAAAGTTGGCATAGCCGGCAGGATCTCGGGCTTCCCAATCTGCCAATCTTTCTTTCATTGCTGTGTATTCTTCATTAAATGCCACAGCATTGTCGCTTTTACTTTTCCAAAGCCGTTTGACTGTTTCTTCTAGTTCTCGGGTGTTGGGGTTGTTGGGATAGTGTTTTTTACATATCACCCACAACATGGCAGCCGAGTTGATAATCTTGGTGATGTTCCGATCGGATTGAGCCTGTGCCGATCCCAATGCCGCAGAGCCAGCCACGGCACCTGCACCACGCAAGAAGTCTCTGCGAGTGATTTCGACTAATAATTCTTGTGCTCTCATAGGCTGTAGGGGTCCATTATCACTAGATGTCCATCACTGCGGCGGCGAAGGTTCTCTATCTGGCTGAGATCCAATGGTGCCTGGCCGCCCAAGGCTTGTTCTAATTTCAGCGTAGTATTTACTAAACCCACGATGTCATCACGATCCAGTTCTTTAGGAGCAGGATTGTTCTTCATGAACTCCTGCACACGATCACGTCCGCGTGCCACTGCTGACATGAGATTTTCTAGATAGTCCAGCGTGGCTTCTTCGTTGGCCACATAGTCTAGATATTCCATCTCATACACAAAATATGTTTCTCCATCTACTTCAAAATCACCCACGTTGTAAATCCTGGGAATATAAGGATCGTTCTGATTGTTGACGAAAAATTTCACGTAGTTTTTTACTATCTGTTCGCGCTCATCTTCACCTATGCCCAAGACTTTGAGTATGGTGTTTCTGGGACTCAACAAGGCTATCTGATCGCGTCCTTCGCCGGCCAACTGATAGCCGCGATCAAAAAAATAGTTTTGTATGCGGTCGCTCACTGATAACTCATCGGGAAAGTTTACTTCTGAGATAAATTCCTGAGATCGCATTATCTCAACTCTGGAACGACTTCTACAGGATCATCAAATCTAGTGCGTTGGACCCATTGTTGTGCCACACGATTGGCATCGCCTTGACTGTTGCCTATGCCACTGAATGTGTAAACCACTTCTCCGGTATTGGCATTACGAACTTGCCACTGTCCTGAGAATTCGCCCTGTGTTGATGTGGCAACAGGTTCTCGATTGCGCCGCCAGGCTGGTGGCTGTTGGGGGTGTGCAGATATCTGTATGACATCTCGACCTTGCATTTGCAACGCATCTAGCACATTCTGTCTGGCTGCTTCGGCACTGGCAGCATCAATGTTCAAAGAATCACTGGTTACTGTTCCATTCCTGCGCTCATCCCACATCACACGATAGTGTCCGGCGTCTGATACTGCGCCTGCGGGTTGAGGCTCACCTATGCGGGCCTGTATCTGTTCACGATCTCGCTCATTGTCTGCGGCCACTGCCGGTGTGACCTTGGGTTCTTTGAGGCGTTTGGCCACTTGAGCACGTGGACTCAGTTTCTTTTCTGGCTCAGGAGTGTCATCGGGCCTGCGATATATCTCCCAATCGTCGGAGAGTCGATCCCCATACTCTGCCTGGACCTTTTGTTTGGCGCTGTCAAAATCTCTGGCTCTCACAGTGAGTATGATGTCACCGTAGGAATCCTTGACATCATACCAGGGTTGTTTCTTACGGATGTCCAAATTGCGCCATTCGGGTGTGTTGCCATACTTGTCCTGGGCTTTCATATAGGCAGTGTCATATTCATCAGCATAGAAAGAGTCGATCACTCCATCCGGACCAGACTTGCGCTGATCATACACTTCCCACTCTTCTTGACCAGTGGTGGGTATCTCTTTCTGGAGCACAGCATTGGCCCACTGTTTCTTGAGTTCTTCTGGAGTTATGGTGCCAGCGGCAAATTGAGAAAATAACTTGAGACCGTCATCCTGTGCACCAGGTGAGATCAGTTTATAGAGTTTCTTGGCATACTCTCGACGTTCCAGGCTGGGGCTGCCTGCGATCTGCATGGCCCGAGCAAAACGCAACATGGTATTGCGGATGTCATCATATTCACCGCGACTCTCCATGCTCAAATAATCACCACCAGGGCTACGGAACTCGATGTAGCCGTCCTGGATGTGTGCGGAAGTATACTTGCTGTCTCCCACACCGTTCTGCACATAACGAGCAGCCAGTTCAATGAGATTTTTCTGCACCAGTTCTAGCGCACCCATGGGATCAAATCGGGCTTCAGTCAAGGTGCCACGGCGGCGTGCCACTCGCATGCTGTTGCGTAGTTTTTCCATGGCCGATGCCGCATAGGTGTTGGAAGCACGACCAAACTTGTCTAACACATATTCGTCGCCCATGAACAGCACCAATTTGACATAGTCTACGTCACCGCCCACATAGGGTATAGAGATGCCCATGTGCAAGCCGGTGGACGAGTTGGTGTAGGCATCGGCTTCTGAGTTACCCCACTCAATGACCTGTTTTAATTTTTCCAGGGTTTCTGGCAAGGGCAAGGGCGGAGACACGATCTCCAGGCCCATTTCATCATCACGATCATCGGGATCTAGGCTGCCGTCGGGTTCGATGATCCATAGACCGGGCCGGCGTGTGGTTGAGTGATAGCCTGAACTCACTCTCACTGGCATGTCAATGGCACGCTGTAAACTGTCACCAATATCGCTCCACTCACGGCTGCCAGTGCCAGAGGAACCGCCGCTCCAGTAGGGCCAGTCAAGGCTTTCTTCGTTGGCGATGTCAGTCATGTAACCATAGCGGTCACGGAGGAAGTCGCGCTCGTCAAACTCGCCGCCTTCTCGCGTCATGTCCCAATAATATTCGCGAGCCGCATCGTAATATTCGCCTTGGCTTTCAAACTCATTGGTTATTTCTTCTTCGAATGCTTCGTAGGCCGCATCGGATGCTTGCTTGAATTTTTGGTATAATTCGTTGGATTGTGCATATTCATCTTGATCTGAACTCCGGGTGAATCTTGGTGCGCTGTCGCCGGCTTTCATTATAGCGGGCACTGCCTCGTCACCAAACATTTCCTCGACCTTGTCTTGGATACGGCTTTCGCGTTCTGAGTCATCGTCCCAGACGTTGGTCTCCATGTAGTCACGCACTTGATCTTCGGCATTCTCGTCCCAACTCTCGCTGATCTGTTCATCCACCCATTCCGTATAGGCTTCCCACAGGCTTTCTCGTAGATTCCTGGCGCCTTGGCGACTCAAACCATAGCCATAGTCATCATTGGAGAAGAAGTCTATGACATGGTCGATGTCATCGGGCCGCTCATCGTAGTCGTAGTCAGGTTCTTGATCGTAGTCTTCATCTTCGTCACGGCGGGTATCACGGAAGATCATTTCTGCTTCAAAGCCAGCACGTATACCTTCGGCTTCAGGTGATCGTGCCCAGGCTTCCAAGGCCCCGGGCGACATCTTGACTTCCATGAGATCTTCGTCTTCTTTGACTTCGATATTGACGAATCTTGGATTGCCAGTGCTCGATGGTGTTTTTTTCTTTGGTCGGTCTTGTGGTCTTTGTCGTTTCTGGGCCTGCCCTTGATATGGATCTATTTTTTGTCGTGGGTCTGGCACGGCAGGAGTCACGGGATTGACTGCTTCAAACACTCCAGTCTCTTTGTATTCCTTCAAGGCATTGGCCAAGTTCTTGATCAACAGTGCAGGACGTCCTTGGCTGTCGGTCTGCAATCCCAACTTGTTGGCTTCCTTGCCTACCTGTCCAGGTCGGATGTCCACTGTGAGTGCTGTTTTGAAACGTGGATCTCGGGCCTGCTTCTTGGTGGGGATGTATCCTGCGGCATCTTCGGCCACTTTACCTTGTATTTTCTGTTGTAGACGATAGGTCTTGATGAATTCTTGTTCCGAGCGTGTCAAAGGACGACCTGTCGTGGCCTTGCCCATGACAAACTTGTAGTAATCTTCGCGATCCTTTTGGCTGCGACTCACAGGCGTCTGTATGGATTCTCTGCGCGGTGCAGGACCTTCTATGGCCACCATGGCACGGAATGTGTTGCCCATCTGGTCGGCTTCATAATCCACAACTTTCCAACCGCCGGGGCCCAGTGTGATAGGACCATGCTGTTGTTGTGCGCGGTTGATGGCATTTTCCAGGGCCTGTCGATAGGCTTCTTCTGCTGATGCAGCCGCGGCGTTTGACGCAACACGCTCACCTTGCGGTCTAGGGCCACCATAGATCAACTTGCCACCCACACGTATTTCTCTGCTGCCACGTGCCATGTCTCGGGCTATGCCCTTGAGTTCTTCTTCAGCACCTGCACGGGTGAATATGCCCGAGGGTTGATATATCTGCTTGCCTATCTGATAGGCCGTGCGCCCCACATCCTGTGCCTGTGCTGGCTGTCCCAGTGCGGCAGCGGCTGCCAAGGCACCAGTGGCCAGTGTTTTTCCTAGACCCTCGTCTACATTGTAGGTAGGATCGGTCTTGACTTTTCGCATGCCAGCGGGTTGCCGGGGATCCTTGGGATCGATGTCAGTGACATCTAGGCCCGTGGCTTCAAGATCTTTGATAAACTTATGTTCAGTTTCTTCATCGCCAAACGAGATTATGGAACTGGGCGGACCTGCACCAAAGTCATGCTTGCCCAAGCCTTTCATGTTGGAGATATGCTGTCCCAGTTTATACCAGTCATACACATCGCTCACATCTACCCTCACAGTGCCTGCGGGCATGGTAGGAGGGAATTCTGGTCCTGGTGGAGTCTGATCACCATAGTGTGCTTCGATGTCATCGTCTTCACCGGTAGCACCAGACTGTGCGGGTGAAAACTCCGTGAGTTGTTCTTCCACTGTTTCTGCGCCAAAGAATTCTGGATAACGATTTTGGAAATGGCGCATAATTATGCCGGCCTTGGCATTGGCTTCATTTTCGTAGGGACTGCCAGTGCGACCCGCTGTGTCAGGCATGTCTCGGCCCAAGCGTTCATGCTGTTTGTAATGTGTGAGTTCATGTGCCACGGTGCGCAGGATGTCCATGATGTGGCGACCGTGCGTGGCCACCTCGATCATTTTCTTGTCATCTACATAATGGCCCATTGAATGGATGTGCTTGGTAAATTTTTCACCTTGCAAGATGATGCGAGGCAGTTGATCTAGTTTGAGATAGTGCGCGGCAAAATGCACGAAGCGTCGCACCACTTTGTCTATGGGTATGCTCTTGGCTTGGACTTTGATCTCTGTGTCTTCGCGCACACTTTCTCCGCCCCCATCACCACCACCGTCTGCGGCTTCGGCGTCGCCGGTCTGACCATAATAACCATAGCCTGGATAATAGTATCCACCAAAAGAACCGTAACGGAATTTCTTTTTGGATTTTTTCTTTTTCTTTCGGCGCTCAGCCAGGCTCAGTTTTGAATCTTCTAGGCTGGCACGATGATCAAACAATCGCTTGACCAAGCCCTGTGTGCGCAGGATCTTGTAGGCCAGATTCTCAGGTCCGAACTCGCCATGTTCATCCAATCCGGCCTGCCGATATCGTTTTATCACGTCAGTGAGATTGGTGACTGTTTGGAGATCATCGCTGGTCAGTGCAAGCTCAATCAGGTCTCTGAGTTTTTCGTATTTTGCTTGGGTTGATTTTTCGTCGAGATTGCCTTGGCGTCGCACGGGAATACGAGTCCAGTCGTCACGCACGATGGAATACTCACCAAGGCTGCGAACAGGCTTGCCTGCGTCTTGCACATAGAGCTCGACGTCATAGCCTCTGATTTTTATATCGTGTTGATCGTTGTATTGATATTTCTTTGCGTTGAACAGCTCTTGATATACTTGGTCGGGATTGAGCTTGCTGAAATCTACTAAGAGATGCAGATCTATGTCGGAATGGGGAGTATAGGTGTATGCGGCATTGGATCCACTCACAGTGATATCTTCCACTGCGAGATCACTGATGCCCAGGAATTCGCGGAAATCATCGGCGATTTTGATCAGGGCCTCACGCACTTCGGGACGCATGCGATCGCCGTCCCAGAGTGCAGGGTTTAATTCAGTGTGAAACTTTACCGCGTCCGACAGGCGGTAACTGTCTAATTCATTGATGTCCATGGCACATCTATTTATTTAGATTGTGCTTTGGCCTTTTTTGCTTGAGGTTTGGTTTTGGCCACCACTTTGGCCTGCACAGGCACAGGTTGTGTGGGCACAGCGTCGGCGGCTGGCACAGCAAGTTTTTCATGCTGGCTGTAGTCGCTGGTCTGTGTGGTAGATACCGGTGTATTCACGGGTTGTGCCACTGGTAGCTGTCCGTTGCGTTCCATTTCTTCCTTGAGACTCTGATACAAGGCCGGTTGCACAGCATAGTCAAACACATAGGTTCCTGTGTGCTTGAGCAACACACGCTTGTCTACCCATACTTCGCCACCGAAATCGCGCCAGTTTTCACAGAACGTCCAGTCTTCAGAATAGTAGCGATTTTCACGCACTGCTGTGTCAAAGTAGGTCTTCATGTGTGGATCAAGTTCTTTGGGCAGGCCGATATCATTGGCGAAAGTTTTCACAGCAGGATGGCGAGCGAGCTTTTCAAACACATGTCGCTTGATCAACATAAAGCCTGTGCCTGTTTTTGATACTTCCTGTAAGGGTCCTTCTTCTTTGGCACCTTCGAAGCCATTGACCACCCACTTAACGGGCATGGTCTTCATTGGGTATAAGCCACCAATGACGTCTTTGTCTGCGTTTAGTAGCACCAGCAAATGCCACGGTTCCCAACCAATGTCAGCATCCACGAACATCAAGTGTGTGCTGCCAGGAGTGTTCAAGAACTTGGCAACTAGAGTATTTCTAGCACGTGAAATCAATGATTCATTGGTCATGGTTTCTATAGTCCAGTCCAAGCCCAACTGTCGGCATGTGTTTGACCATTTGATATAACTCATGAATGTAGACTCAGTGAGCTGGCCACCATAGCAGGGCATACAGAGATGCACACGCTGTTGGCGCAAGAAATCTACATTGACTTGGATCTGGGTCTGGCCCGGTTGTGGTTGCTGTTGTTCGCTCATGGAGTCCTCTAAAATAATGTGCGTATATTTAGTCTAGCGATTGTAGCACGATTATTTCATTGGGTCAATGATGGTGTTCCAATTTGAACGGGTATGGATCAAGCGCATTCCGCTGTTGTCCATCCTCATGCGCCAGCCCAGCATTTGCAGATCTCTGCGCAGTGGAGCCAACATAGGACCAGGATCCTGTATCTTTTCGTCTTTGGCTATGTCTACTATTTTGAAGGCCAATTGTTTGGCTTGCTCATAGCCCTCGGGCGGAGTGGCCGAGGGCGGAAACGGAACCACATCACCTTCTTCGATATAGTCGGGAGATTCTTCCACAGGCATCCTCATCCGGATTTTTTCTGCGAGATTGAGTTGGCTCATGTCAACTTCTCGGCCACGTGCTATGGGTCTGCGACCTTGTTTCTGCATGAAACGCTCGTATTCTGCCAAGGCGTCAACCAAGCTCTTGACCACGCCACCTTTGTAAAGTGCATATTGCAGTCCAGAGTAGTTTTTGCCTTTGACCATGTTGACCATGTCGGCAAACTTACGGGCGAGATTGTTGACCATGCTGGCCTCGTCCCAGGTGCCCATGCCACCGTCAGGTATGATCTGATGGCCAGCGTCTGGATCATTTACCAGCACTGCTTCAGTGGTTGGTGCAGGGTGGGTCTTGATCCATTGTGCTATCTGAGATTTCACGTTTGGTGGAATCAGACTAGAATCAAGAGTGAATACATTGTCCGAATCCATTTTGCGACTAACATCAGTCACACGATCATTGAGTTTAAGAGTCACAGCCTCTTGCGGTGGCACCCAGCGAATTTTGGAATTAGTGACCAGAGGGTTGCCTGGCTGACCAAATCTATCAGTCACACGATATCCTATGTCAATAAACTGATCATTGCCCATTTTGATATAGTCTGTGCGTTTATTGAAAAGATCTAGTTCATTGAGTTGTTCCTCATTGACGTCTTTCCCGACGCCCATCACTGTGTCTAGTATTTCCACGATCTTGGCTATCTTTGCTTGATTGTCGGCTGCCAAGGGATACAGCACACCAGCCAGAGCGGCTTTTTGTTTGGGATCCATGCCGGGCCATTTGGCACGGATTTCAGTGGCTGACGTCATGCCCGGACCAAACTGCACAGTGGGCAGATAAGTCATGTAAGCATGATCTTTCATGGGTTCGAGACCGTTGCGACGGTAGGGCTGTAAATAAGGGCTCAGTCCTTTACGAGGACCACGTGTGATTATCTGTCCAGGCTGGCCTGGCTGAGGATTCTGATCGCGATCTTTGTCTGAACGAACAAAAATCAACTGTGTTTCGTTGGGATCAAAATGTTGGGTTATTTCTTCTGCGCTGAAAGGTGATTTTACCTGGATGAATCTGTTGCTGGGGATGCCGGCTTGCTGTGCCAGGAACTTCTTGGTCTTGAATGGAAATGGACGACCAGTGGTATCGTCTGTGGCCGCCACATACACTTCGGCCGAAGGAAACGCTTCACGTGCGGCATCATACAAGGCTTTGTGCCCGGCATGATAAGGGTGGAATCCACCTGGTATGATCACTAATTTTTTCATACCAGTATTTATAGTATCACATGTTCTCTAGCAACCAGAGATAAACTGGCGCTGAAAATTTCATTTGCACATGCCCGTTACAGCCAAGGTCTCCAAAGAAATCATGCACAGCAATGGTTTTACTATTGTTGCCATCATGCACATAGTCGGCCAACGAATGCATCATGGTGTCAATGTTGATTTCATCCAAACAAACATTGCTGACATTGATTAGGGCATCGCTGACAATATTTCCGTGTTCGTCGATGTGCGTATTTTCATGAGTCTTGTTCTTGAGCACGATTTTCAACCAATGATCTCCATCCGCACACTCAAACTCATGTATGACATGATGACGACCAGGCGACACTGTGTTATCAAAAAATTTGTCACGGTCTATCCATAATTCTATACCCATATTATGATATTCAGAGGCATTGATTACATCCAGGCTAATTTTGATACGATCCATGATTTAGTATGTGAGCAATACGCTGTTGATAGTGCCGCCTAGGAAGCCAGTGACCGTGGCTCGCATCCAGGCGAAATTGCCCGTGATGGCCACGCTCACTGTGGCAGACGTGGCCGCTGAATCGTCGGGGAATGTATAGACGTCGAACCATTCGGCATTCTGCGTGGGATCTGCATCCAGCGAACCCTGGATCTTGATGTCACCTATGAAATCGTTAACATCAAACAGCACGCTCTGTGTGCCCGATGCCCTGCGATAATAGGCCACGGCTTTCTGTCGATCGCCTGCAAAGTCCGTGTCGGAACTGCCATCATAGTTGCCAGATGGTGTGCCATAGATAGTCAACGGAAGTAGCACTAGATCTTCGGTTTTCATTCGGTAGCGATTTCTACCAATACATTGGATCCAGCAAGCTCTTGGATTACCTGTTCGAGACTGGCCACGGTTTCAGCGCCCATTATGGGTTGTGCCTGTTCTGTGTCCTTGAGCAATTTGCTTACTTTGACTACGATGATTTCTTCGTGTAATTTTGCCATGGTTTTTTATTTATCGCGTATGAGTTTGACTGTTTTCCTTGTGATACGAGGTAACAACAGGCTCAGCATAGTAACTATGCCCATGCCATCATGATCAATGAAAAAGTTTTCACTGACATAATAGTGTTTTTGATCCTGTTCAATAAACTGCGCCAGACCCGGTCCCAATCGTATGCTTTCTTGCTTGATCAAGAAGTCCACTAGATTGTGGCGTTGAGGTTCATCCAGACGCTGTGCCCGGAAATAGGACCGGAACTCGTGCTGGCTGTTCTGGATCCTCAGCGTGTCTCTGGGGCGATCCAACACACTGCGTTTCACGCTCACTGCATGCACATAAGGCAACTGTTCTATGGTGCGGATCAGGCCCAGATCGCTGGTGTAAACATATCCCCAATCACCTGACACTGTGATTTTGTAATTCTGTTGTGCCTGCAGGAAATCCAACATGGCATGGCAATTGGCTCGCTGTTCTTCGGTGATCTGACCCCGGCGGCTGGCCCAAGATCCACCAAAGTTCGGACTGCGTTGCCGCCAGTCATTGCGATGGTTGATCATGCGATCGATGCGGTCATGCTCCATCTCTCGCACACAACTCATCTCGTCCATGCGGAAAGCCAAACAATACTCATAGAGATCGAAATAAGATCTATCTCTACGATGTATTTTAATGGTCAAAGGGCTAGTCGACTTGTATGATACCATCGGCGTCCACGGTTCCTGTGCTGGGTATTGGGTTGAGATCGCTGAAAGCCACTGTGCCATCGCGATAGTCTGCTGTGATTTCGCAGTCCTGCAAGCGATCAAACAGGATCTTGCGGCTCAATGGCACGCGGATCAGTTCGTCGATTTTGCGACCCAACGGCCTCGCACCCATCTTGGGATCATAGCCAACGTCTGCTAGATGCTCCACCATGGCTTCTGTCAGCGTGAGTCTGATGTTGCGATCCACTAGACTGCGTTTGAGTTCGTCTACGAACTTGATGACCACTTTCTTGATACTCAGCGGATCCAGTTTGTTGAATTTGCAGATGAGATCCAAGCGATTGCGCAGTTCCGGGCGGAAGTAATCTTTCACAGCGCGATCTTCTTCGCCGGTCTTCTCGAGGCTCTGGCCAAACCCGATTGTGTTATTTTCATTGTCTCGAGCACCTAGATTTGACGTCATGATGATGATGCAGTTCTTGACGTCCACGGTCTTGCCATTGCTTCCAGTGATGGTGCCTTCGTCCATCATCTGCAGGAAGATGTTGGCTATGTCTGGGTGGGCTTTTTCCACTTCATCGAACAACAGCACTGAGAATGGATGTTTAGAAAGATCATTGATCAGTTTGCCCCCGGCCAGTTGGCTGTCATCATAGCCCACATAGCCCGGAGGTGCTCCCAGCAGTGAACTCACGGTGTGTCGATCTTGATATTCGCTCATGTCGTATCTCAACAGTTTCATGTCGAGATTGTCGGCCAACAGCCGTGCCAGTTCTGTTTTACCTGTGCCAGTGGGGCCCAGGAAAAGGAAACTGCCCACTGGCCTGCGACCTGATGCGATACCAGCGAAGTTCACATAGATACGTTCCAACACTTGATCCACCACATGATCCTGACCGTAAAGTTTTTGCTTGATGTTGCTGTCTAGTTCGGTCACTCGGGTGTTTACATCATTCTTCACACGTTCGGGTGGAATATTGGCCACACGGCCCACTTGATCCTGGATCAAATCTGCGGTGATCACCACATCATCAAGATCTTTGATGCGTTCTCGGGCACAGGCCGCATCTACTAGATCTATGCTCTTGTCAGGATTTTTGCGATCAGTGATATAACGACTGGCCAGTTCCACTGCTTTGGTGATGGCATCTGCGTTGATTTTGACCCGATGGAATTCTTCCATGCGAGGTTGCAATCCTGTCAGTATGCGTATGGTAGTATCATGATCAGGTTCGTCGATGCTCACACGATAGAAACGGCGCATCAATGCGCGATCTTTTTCAAACGACTCATAGTATTCTTCCCAAGTGGTTGATGCTATGACTTTGAGCAAGCCCTTGGTTATGGCCGGCTTGATCATGTTGGCAAAGTCTAGACTGGATCCAGACCCTGCACCAGCACCGCGCATGGTGTGCGCTTCATCTATGAACAGTATGACATTTTTCTTATGTTCCAAGGCCATGAGCACGGCCTTGAGTTTTTCTTCGAACTCGCCGCGATATTTGCTTCCTGCCAGCAATGAGCCAATCTCCAGGCTCCAGACTTCATGATCCTTTAGGAATTCTGGCACTGTGCCGTTGTATATCAGCGTGGCCAGGCCCTCGGCGATGGCAGTCTTGCCCACTCCGGGATCTCCTACCATGAGCACGTTTGACTTAAACTTTTTGGCCAATACCGTGATGATTTCATTGAGTTCTGTGGATCGCCCGATCAAGGGCTCCAGTTTATCCTCTCTCGCCCGCTGGCTGAAATTGATACAGTGTTCGGTGAGGATTTCGTTGGCCTGATCATCACTGATCACTCCGTCCTTGGTAGTGTAGTTGGCTTGCCAAAATTCGATGAACTCTTTCTTTTCCAGCCCGTGCTTGAGGAAATAATAGTGTGCATGGCTGTTTGACTCGTTCATGATGGCCAACCATAGATCTATAGTGGTCACTTGCCTGCGGCCTGTGAACAACACCTGGGTGAGCGCACGATTGAACACACGTTCCAATCCATTGGTTTTCTTGGGATCTTCGTCGCGATTCATACGCAGGCTGACCATGCTGTCGATATAACTTTCAAGGTCTTGATCGAGATGATCCACAGGCGTGCCAAACTTGACGATGACCTGCGTGAAAGGCTGATGCCTTACCAAGGCCAAGGCCAGGTGTTCCAGCGTGACATATTCGTGTCGCTTTACGCGGGCCAGTTTTTGCGCCTGGGCTAATATTTGTTCAATTTCAGGATTCTGTTGCATTCTGTTCCTTGGCTCGATCATGCATGGTTATTCCTTGTAGATGATCCAACTCGTGTTGGAAACATCTGGCTTCAAGTCCCGAAAGATCTGCTTCGACCCAATCACCGAAATGATTTTGGTATCTCGCCCTGATCGCATCGGGTCTTTTAAGTATACATGAGTCTCCGGGAAAACTCAAGCATCCTTCCTCAAATTCGGCAAACACATCACTGCTAGACACT